GTTTCCCAGTCACGATCATATTCGCACAGTAGCGATAAAGAGATTACTCAAACCTCAGCACTTTCTGGATAGCAACGTTCAGAACTACAAAACTACAGTTCGCGACTGCGACAAATTAAAAGCCGTTTTGGTCGCTAGTATTGCAGTCAGCTTTATTGAGGCTGGGGAACTGAACTTTAGCCACAGAAAAGACTTTAAATGATCATTAATGCAAAAGACGCCCACTTGCTGATTGAGGGGTATCAGCCAGTTATCCCGAACAAAGCTCGAAACAAAGAACCTCATGAGAGAATGATAGACGCCTTGCGTGATTGCTGGTGCACGCCGCGTTGGGTCCTAGAGATTTACCGCGAGCTGATTGGGCCGATCGACACAGACCCGTTCTTTAATCCTTGGTCGCACACTGCGGAGTTCATGAACCAAGATGAAGGGTGCTTCGTTTATATGGGTGACACGCCCGAAGAAGACGGCACGAAAGCAGACTGGATCGGTAACACGTTCGTCAACGGAAACTACTCTCGCCCGCGGCCTTGGGTTGAGCGCTGCGCAAAAGACGGCAAGCACAAAAACGTTGGCGCCCTTGTCCCAGCTCATTTTGCTGGTTGGTGGGATAGCTTGTGGGAAGCTGATGGGATTGTCTGGCTTGGTCGTGTGCCCTTCGACGCTCCCCCAGGCATCAAGGCGAGCACGCCAAACGGAGGTTCAGCACTGGCGCTGTGGAAGCCTGCAGGCGATCCGCTCAGTCCTTTCCCGCGCCGCTGGGTGATTACTGACGAGCACGGGGAAAGCCACAAGGTTACGTACACGCCAACGCTTGGCGGGGTGGAAGAGATGGAAGAACTTATTCGAAAGGCGGAATGCGCATGAAAGTAGTTATTATTGGTGCAGGGATGCACGGCCTCGTAGCAAACTGGGTACTGTCCGGCCTTCCGTCCATTGATGCAACCGTTATTACCCGCAACCTAAATGCATATTCGCATCGAACACTAGAATTCAATGCAGGCCCGCTTCGTGCGCTTCGGCCAACTGAGCAAGTCTTAGCGATGCTTGATTACTTTGAACTTGAGCACTCAGAATACAAGCTTGCTAGTGGCATCATGGACAAGAATGGAGAGCTTCGCTCATTTAGCAAACTTATGAACGAACTTAACGCAGAAGATTCCGAAGCCCTTCACAGACATCAATTTCGCAGGACTCGTTTTCGCGACGCTGAGGACGACAGAGAAGCTTATCAAGCCTTTAGCGATGCGGAAAAAGATGGGGAAGAGTACACGAAAACCGATTTCGTTGAACTGGCTCGAAAACTGATCGACTTTGCGAGCCCTGTTCACGGAAATGTGACCTACGTAAACGAGCAAGAGTCCCTGTTATGCTATACAGACATGAATACAGGTCAAGAGCATGTAGAAGAATACGATCTTCTGGTTTATGCTTGTCCGTTCTGGGAAGCTGAGCGGACACTTCAGCATGGCGTTTCCGCCGCAGAAGTTACGAAAACTTCTGTTTATAACGTTACGACAATCAAGCCAGAATTTACGCTTTGCGATTCTTTTTATACGCCATATCTTAGCGCGATTCATCGTGTGACTATGGCTGGAGAGTTCTACTCATGCGAGGCCAATACAGAGTATTCGCCGGAGTGCGTAGCGGACGACATGGAGGATTTGTTTGGGGATGATTTCGAAATCAGTTCCGTAATTTTTGACCTGAAGGGATACGTGGGGAATACTCCCCAGATGGCTTGCTTTGCAAGCAACGTAATGCTCGTTGGCCCTTATGCTACTTGGAATCAGTCTTGTACGCTTGACGACACAATGGCTCGATGCGTTGTAGCACGAAAGGAATTGCTGTGCTAATTTCAATCGAAGGAATTGACGGATCTGGCAAAAGCACGTTGATTCGCAGGCTTAGAAATCGACTTGAGATCGAACGACCTGAAGCAGACGTCATAATGACGCGCGAGCCCTGGCATCGTGCGCTTGAAATAGAAATTCGCAAACAGTTTGAAGGTCGCTCGGAAGTCAAAGCACCGCCGGATTATATGGCGGTTCTTTTCTCTGCGGATCGCGCACTACACTGCTTGGATCTTATCGAACCAAAACTTCAGGACGATAAATCAATCTTGTTGACGGACCGCTATAAGCTCTCCACATATGTGTATCAAGTTGCATTCGGCGCAACGAAAAATATTTGCTGGGACCTGTGCCGAATATTCCCAGACCCTAACCTAACAATTTTACTTGACGCTGACCCTGAAAAACTTTCCGATCGCATTGAAGCCCGTGATGCAATGGAAAACATCGAACAACAAAAAGTGATTAGAGGTCTTTATATGGACACTGTCGAATCGTTCACGGATGATTTTTTAGTTGTCGACGCGCTTGCCTCTACAGATGAAGTTCTAGAACGTTCCCTAGCGAAGATTATGGAGAAACTAAGTTATGCTCAATAAAGTAAGAGACTTCCACAAGCGAATGGGTATGTTTCCATTTTCCTCCGTCGATATTTCTAAAGAGTTTGTCGATGACAAGCGTTGCGACATGATCGACGAAGAGGGTAGTGAGCTCAAAGAAGCGATACGAAACAAGGATTCCATCAACATCTTGCATGAAGCTTGCGACGACATCTACATTGCACTTGGGGCGATTCTTGAAGCGGGTTATAGCGAAGCTGAGTTTCAAGCGGCCTTTGCTGAAGTCCATCGCGCGAATATGGACAAGACGCCCCCGGAGCATCCCGTGCAAAAAGCAACCAAGGGTCTAGGTTGGATGCCTGCTGATGTTGCCAAGGCGATCGAGGTACCTTCTAGCTTCAAGGCATTCGTCTCCTACAGCTTTGCGGGCCCTGATGGAGTATCAGCGTCACAAGCACTCATCGATGCTCCAGGGACTGGTTTTAACCGCGAAACGCTTGCGTCAATTTGCGAGACACTCGCAGCAAACAACAACGTCGAAAAAGTTGTTCTGCTTCACTTCGCCAAACTAGAAGAATAAACGAATGTCCGACAAGTTCATCCATCTCTCAACTGTATCTGACTTTTCGCTGCTTACTGGCGCATCCAAGGTAGAGGATTACATTCTCAGAGCTAAAGTGCTGGGGATGGGTGCGGTCGGTTTCACAGAAATTGGCTCGCTCCGGGGTTTCTACGAAGCTCAGAAGCAAGCTAACGAGCACGGAATTAAGCCCATTTTTGGCGTGACTGTCTACGTTACGCGAGACATGAGCAAGAAAGGCCTGACGAAGGAACAAAAGGCTAAGGTTACAGAGGGCGTGATGGCCCATGAGCACGCGGAACGTATCGCTGAATACGAGCGGGAGCATGGCTACATGGGAAGCGAACGCGACCTTACAACGCTGACCCTTTGGGCCTTGAACGATAAGGGCCTCAGGAACCTCTATGAGCTGACCACGCGCTCGTGGCTCCAAGGGTTCTACTACAAGCCGCGCGTCGATCTGGACGCAATCTGCGAGCTCTCAGAGGGTGTTGCGGTAGGCACGGGTGGGCCTGGCAGCGCTGTGAACTCCCCAGCTCTTGCAGGGAAGCGCCGCGAAGCTTTGGACGTGGCACAGAAGCTCTATGACACGTTTGGCGAGCGAATGTATCTGGAGATTCGCCCGCATAAACTGCTTGAACAATCGAAAGCAAACAAGTTCGCGATCAAGTTGGCTGATAAGCTGCCTAACGCAAAACTCCTTGCAACGAATGCCTCTCACTACGTGAGTGAAGGAGACTTGAAGTATCAGAAGATGCTAGCGAACATCGGAAATCCCCGCTCCGAGCTTTCGATCGCAGGGCTCCCGATCGACTCTTATTTTTTCCGCTCGCATGCTCAGATGCTGAAAGCGTTTGAAGATTTAGGGGTCGATCGGGGCTTGGCGGACGAAGCATGCAGAGAAACGGTCAACTTTGCTGAGCGATGTACGGCTAAGATCGAGTTTGATCCGTTCGCGCTGATCATGCCCGATCTTGGTTTCGATGATGTCGATGAAGAGCTAGAAATGCTTGCGAACTCATGCCTCGATAACAGCGACCCGGCTTATCAAGAGCGCCTAGATCGAGAGCTGAAGACGCTGAAAGAGTTGAAGTTCTCTGGCTACATCCTCTACGTTGTGCAGATTCTGGATATGTGTCGCGAGATGGACATTCCAATTGGACCAGGACGTGGCTCGGCCGCTGGTTCGCTGGTGAATTATGTGCTTGGGATTACAGACGTTGATCCTATTGAGCACAAGCTATCGTTTGAGCGCTTCGTTGCGCCAGGCCGCGTCAATCCTCCGGACATCGACGTTGACATTGATGGCGAGCGCCGCGCCGACTTGGTCGCAGCGATGCAGGAGCGCTGGGGAAAAGAGTCCGTCGCTCAGATCAGCACGTTCGGTTTGCTTAGAGGGAAGGTCGCGATCAATGACGTTGGTCGATCTCTGAAGGTTCCCAGCTACCTTTGCAATGAAGTAACGATGCTCGTTGACGTCAAGCGCAAGAGCAGCGACCCGCGTTTCTTTATGACTGCGATTGATGCGTTCGCGAACGAAGGGCTAACGCGCTCCGACTCTGGTAAGCTCCTTAAGGAAGAGTATCCCGATCTTGAGATCTATGCGGCCAAAATTGAAGGGCTGACGCGCCAGGTTGGCGTGCACCCTGCGGGAATCGTTTGCTCGCCCGGCCCTCTGCATAACTTCATCCCGCTTGAGAAGCGCAAAGATTCGAAGAGCGGCGAAGACCTTGTAGTTACAGCCTGGGATATGGGCGGCGTGGAAGCTCTTGGCCTTCAGAAGGTCGATATGCTTGGTCTGAACACAGTCAACACGCTCGATAAGGCTGACAGAGAGATTCGCAAAAGCAACCCGAACTTTCATCTCGCTGACGTGCCTTTGGATGATGCTAAGACACTTGCGGCCTTTACAGCGCAGGACTTTGGCGGCGTCTTCCAATACGACAGCGTGAGCGCCAAGAACCTTTGCAAAGGCGTCACGTTCGATAGCTTCGGAGCTGTTTCAGATATGACCGCCCTGAATCGTCCTGGCCCGTTGGACTCAGGCATGGCAACAGAGTACGTCAAGCGCAAGGCGGACCCATCACTGATCGAAATGGATTACCACGAGATCGTTTCGCGGATCACGAAAGACACGCTCGGCGTGATGATCTATCAGGAGCAGATCATGTATATTGCAGCTGAGCTTGCAGGCTATGAGAACCCTGATGCTTTGCGCAAGAAGATCGCCAAGTCCAAGGGGCTCGCTGCGCTGCAAGAAGAGTGGCCTAAGTTTTGGGAAGGTTGTCAAGCCAAAGACATGACCGAAGAGGCTGCGCAAAAACTCTTCAACGACATCTGCACTTTCGGGCGGTACGGTTTCAATAAGAGCCACAGCGTATCCTACGCGAAGATCGGCTACTTCTGCCAGTACCTGAAGGTGCACCACACGCTTGAGTTCTATTGGGCGCTGATCCTGACGGAGAGCAAGAAATCTAAGATGAGCAGCTTTGCTCGCGACGCAAAGGCGCACGGGATCAAGCTGCTTCCCCCAGATGTTTCTAAGTCTAGCGACGTACTTAGCATCGACCGCGAAGAGAATGCAATTCGTGGGGCTATTATCGACATCAACGGAGTTGGCCCAGCTGCGGCCAAAGCGATCGTTGCTAACCAGCCATACGAGTCGTTTGACGATTTCTACAACCGAACCCCTCGTCGGGGCGTGAACTCTGGCGCGATTAAAGCGCTTGCGCAAGCTGGTGCGTTGGGAGACCTGATCCCCAACACGAAATGGTTTGTTGAGAATGCAGACGAATTCTTTCACAAAGCCAAGCTTAAGAAATGGACAAGCTGGGCAGACGCGTTCGAAGAGGCTGCCGACATGGGCGTTGATTGGACGGACGAAGAGCGCCTTGTCATGCAGACGATTGTAAACCCGATGAGCCTTGAGAACCCATATACTCAACTGCTCGGGCGCCTTTCGATCCAACCAGCGGATTTTACAGATGAGCATTTCTTCGCGGAGTATAACGGCCGGGCTTGCTGGGTTACTGGCACGCTAGGAGAGCTGCGGCACGCTGAGAACGTCGAATACAAAGACGAGACGTTTTCTGAAGCCAAGAAGAAGCACTATAGCTACGGAAAGCAGCTTGTGAACGCTCAGCTTCAAAGTGACTCAGGCGGTTCAGTAGGCATCAAGATCGGTTGGAATGTCTTTGAGCACTGCAAAGAGGCTGCAGAGGACGGAACGCCGATCCTTGCTTACGTTGTGCCGCTTGGCCGCTGGTCAAAACTTTACGCAGAAGTTGTTATTCCGCTTGAAAACCTGCGCACAGGAGAGCACAAAAGCGTTTGGTCGGATATCGCATATGGTAAACATCCCGCTATCATGCGCGAGTACACATCACAGCGAGAGCGACAGATCGCCGTTGCTGACCTAGAAGCTATGAAGCAACGCGGTTTCGCTGGGGAGTTTGATGTCATGCCCGTTCTTGGAGTCATCTGCAGCGTGCAACCCAAAGTTACCAAGAAGGGCGACGAGATGGCGATCGTTGGTTTCATGGGGCATGACGGATTCGTTAAAGCTAGTTTCTTCCCTAGAAGTTGGCAAAACCTAAAGGAACGCTTGAAAGTTGGCAAATTTGTGCGCGTTGATCTTGAGGTCAACAGTTGGAACGGCGGCAAGTCGTTCATCTATGGCGATGGGGAGTTCAGGGTTTTAGGATGAGGCGCATTCACCTTGGCGAAAAGTTTGAGGTTCGTTTTAGTTGGGAATTCTTCGGCGCGGTACGTGATGAAGCGTTTTACTACATGGAGCTTCAGGGATTCGCGATCGATTACGGGTCGAAGCGAACTGAAATATTTACGCAAGTTACTTCCTACGTGATTCTCAAGGAACGGGAGCCGTCTACTGAGATGGCCTTCAAAGCTAAAGAGCATCTTGAAGTTCTGCCTAGCGGCAACATAAGCACATCCGGCTTGGAGATTGCAACGATCCGCATATCGTCACAGTTCGGATTGCCTGATCCACACAACCCATTCGGCAACAAAGAAGAAGAAGTTTCTTGCCCGGTATGCCGTGGTGCTGGGGATTTGCCGGGCTTTGGGGTCAACTCAAATCAGAGACACCCTTGCTGGAAATGCAAGGGCAAGAAGAAGATCAAAGAAAGCGAGGTTGCCGACGATGAATGAAACTATACCTATGTGGGCTGCCTGGATTATTTGCATTGGCGGGTTGACGCTAGGTGTTGGCGTTGGTCTGAAGGCGTCAGAAAAGATTAGAGAGTGGAGTTCAACCCATGGCGAAGACATATAAAGTACTATCAATTGATGGCGGCGGGGTTCGCGGAATCATCCCTGCACGTTGGCTTTTTCATCTGGAACAAAAACTTGGAAAGCCTCTTTACAAAGAATTCGATATGATCTGCGGGACCAGCACAGGGGCTATTCTAGGCGGCTTGATTGCGTCAGGTCGTCCGGCCAAAGAGCTTATAGGTCTGTACACCGAACACGGCGATCAAATTTTCGAAAGCGGAGCTAGGTGGTTTTTTAAACGGATCGGTCGGGCGTTTCGATCAGGCATTTCAGCACCAAAGTATTCAGACAAGGGGCTGGAAAATGCTTTGAAAAAAGAGCTCGGCGATTTGAGGCTAGGTGAACTGAAAGCTAATCTAGTTGTTCCGGCGTATGACGTGACCAACACGAAAGCCGTTTTTTTCAAGAGCCACAAAAAGGATCACGAGAATTACCGGCTGCGCGACGTTATCAAAGCTAGCTCTTCGGCACCTATCTACTTCCCAGCCCACGAAATGAAAGTTCGGGGTGAACGAGTTTCGCTGGTTGACGGAAGCATTGTTGTCAACAACCCTGCACTTTGCGGTGTAGCTGAGCTTGTAGCAATGCACATCCCGCTTGAATGCATTGAAGTTTTCTCGCTTGGGACGGGGGACGCAGTTTACCCCGTCTCGCGCCGTTTCGCCAGGAACGCCGGAGCAGCTCAGTGGGCGTTGCCTTTAGTGGCGATGCTGTTTGATGGTAATGTTGAGTCAGTCTCTCATATTGGCCGTGTGCTGCTTCCTGGCCGCTTTCATCGTGCTAACGTTCGATTGCCTAAAGCGTTGCGCGCTCTTGACAACGCTCGCAATATTGGTCGTCTAGATCATATTGCTAGGCAGGCATGGAAGCATAAAGGCATTGAGAGAATTCTCACGTCAAAATAGTTGACGAGGGGGGTCATTTGTGATCCTGTTTGGTGTTTAACTATATGAGGGTTCGATCGTTTGCCGTCACGAAAAATAAAGCGTCCTTCTCGTGCGTTAACCGAGATCCTTAAAGAGAAGCATCTTTATGCCGTGGAATGCCCACACTGCGCACATCGCTTCAGCATCCATCGCGAATTTAACGCCCTGTTCAGGACAATCGTTGATCAGATTGCGCTGGGAAAAGATGTGAAGGTCCACGGCTTTGGGCGCTTCGGAGTAAAAAAGCTCGCGGCTATGAAATTTACAAGCCCGTTTGGTGAAGTCGACGTTCCCGAGCGGTTTCAGCTTGCCTTTACTGCCGCAAGAGCAAATATTGCCAAGATTAACCCTTGGCTGAAAAAAGAAGAACAACAGAATAATCCATCAAACGATCATTTGAATATTAACTCATCTACACAAAATAACGAAGAAACGAAGAAGTAAAATGACACTTGATTACGCAGCAATGGCCAAAACGGCCGTACAATCGCAAGAGAAGAACAACCACATTTTCGACGAGGGCGAGACACTTTGCGTTCTTGTTCCCTTTCAGCGTGACGGGGATGACCATCCTTCAACACGTGGTCGTGCATGGGTTTCTGTCGCGATGCATGGCGGAAAGATCGGGAAAAAGGAAGACGGCGTAGGTCGCAGCGCAATGAGCTACGATCCTAACGTTAACCCTCTGATCGACAACCCTCACATGCGCGCGGCACTTCCCTTCGACCCTCCTACTCCGTGCCCCATTGCGAAGTACATTCGAGAAAACCTTAGTTCGAAAGACGCTAAGGGAGCTCAAGCTAAGGATCAGTTTGCTTGGGTTATCGTTCCTCTCTGGCACCGACGCCGACCAGGCAAGGGTGAATTTGAGAACATCTACACGAAGCCAAAGTATATCATCGCGAAAGAAGGCAACCGCAAGAACCCGCACATTCAGGCGGGAATTTATAAGTTGTTGGGCGATGGCGAAGGCCCGAAGTTGTTCGATCCAGAGAACCCCGCGCTTGTCTCGTTTGAACGAGAGGGTCGCGAGTTCAACGATACCACATATAAGCTGAAAATGGCTGACGGTGACAACGCTACAGCTGTTCTTACTGACGAGCTAAAAGCAGATATCGCAGACGCAACTCGACCGGGCGGCTACTGTGATCTGTTTACTGTTCTTGCGGAAAAGTTTGCTCCGTCTCCATCGGAGATTAACGAAAAGCTTTATGGCATTCCAGCCGAATCGCCTGAAGGCATGGAAGAATAGTAAGTCATTTGCTGGGGAGCTGAAAATGCTCCTTGGCTTTTGGGGGGTAGCATAACTGGAAATGCAGCTCACTGTTAATGAGTGGCGAGTACGCCCATGCCGGTTCGAACCCGGCCCCCTCAGCCAAAAGCCCTTGAGTCTTCCCCGATTGTTCCGGTGAATCAGGGTGGTGTCTAAATCCGGCGGGCAGGGGTTCGAATCCCCAACTCAAGGCACCCTAGCCGCGTTAGCTTAGTGGCAAAGCTTCTGTTTTGTAATCAGATGATGGGGGTTCGATTCCCTCACGCGGCTCCACATGGAAAACGAAGAAACACAAGAAGCGTTTAGTGAGATTTCTGAGTTTGCGGTCGAGATTATAGAGCACTGCGAAAAAATCGACGTAGATCCTATTCTCTTTGCCAACGCACTCACAAGCATTATTTACCTCATGTCCAAAGCTGCCGATTCTGAATGACCTACAAGATTACGAAACGCGACGGAACAGTCGCACCGTTTGATGCTGAGAAAATTCAAGGCGCTCTTTTTGCCTGTTTCGCAGCTATTCAGGCTGGAGAAGTTAAGGAGTTAGTTTACACTCTAACGCATGATGTCGTTCAAGCCCTCGGCCTCACGGGCGCACTTACCGTTGAAGACGTGCAAGACGAAGTAGAACGTCAGCTCCTCCAGCACGCTCAATTTGATGCAGCGAAAGCATACATCCTCTATCGCGACGCTCAAGCGAAAGAGCGCGGCCGTGCCGTTCCCCCTGAGGTTGCGAAGGCGTTTCAGGAATCGAAGAGATTCTTCCCAACGGCGATCCAAGAATTTCAGTTCTACGACAAGTATGCTCGGTTCAATCACGAATTGAATCGTCGCGAAACATGGGTCGAGACAGTTGATCGCACGCTCGATTTCTTGCGCGAGCTAAGCGACGGCAAAATCTCAGAAGAGGATTTTGCGCTTATTCGCAAAGCAATGCTACAGCACCGGGCTATGCCTTCTATGCGAATGCTTGCAATGGCAGGTGCCCCAGCAAGACGAAACAATGCATGTATTTACAACTGTTCTTACAATGGCGTTAATTCTCTTAAGGTATTCGTTGAGGCCCTTAGCAATTCCATGTGTGGCTGTGGCGTTGGCTTTTCGGTTGAACGCCGTTTTGTCGATGACCTCCCGAGAGTTGAAAAGCAAAGAACTGGGCAAGCCGACGTCTACACCATAGATGATTCTTCAGAAGGCTGGGAAGATGCTTTAGATGCAGGCCTAAAAGCTTGGTTTGCCGGCACCGACGTTGAGTTTGACTATTCTCGCATTCGCCCAGCCGGGAGCATCCTGAAAGTCAAAGGCGGCACGTCCAGCGGCCCAGAGCCTTTGCGCAAAATGCTGAACTTCGTTCGCGACAAGATCCTTTCTCGCCAAGACGAACAGCTTCGGGCACTAGACGTTCATGACATCATGTGCGTAATTGGCGATTGCGTTGTTCAAGGCGGCGTGCGGCGCACAGCTATGATTTCTCTGTTTGACTGGGACGACCGCGAGATGCGCCGTGCCAAGCACGGGAACTGGTATGAGACCGCGAAGTGGCGCACGAACGCAAACAACTCGATGGTTTGGCCAGATCGTGAACTGACAGCGCAAGAGATCGCTGAACTTGTCTTAGAGATGAATGAATCTAAAGCGGGCGAGCCAGGGATTTTCAGCCGCAAGAACGCGATGGAGATGTCTCCTAATCGCCGCGATTTTACTGGAGTTGGCTGGGGCCTTGGGACTAATCCCTGCTGTGAGATTGTCTTGCGTAGCGGGCAGTTCTGCAACCTAACGATCGCTGTCTCGCGCCCTGAGCAGACGTACGAGGAGCTTGCAGAGGCTGTGCGCATCGCTGCCATCATCGGAACGATTCAGAGCAGCGCCACATACTTCCCGCGGCTTGGCGAGGATTGGAAGCGCAACTGCGAAGAAGAGGCTTTGCTTGGTGTCGACATCACGGGGCAGATGGATCAGCCACTATCTGCTGATGAGCTTCTGAGCTTGCGAGCGTTAGCCGTACAGACGAACGTAGAGTATGCCGCGAAGCTAGGTATCAACCGCGCCGCTGCCGTGACGTGCGTCAAGCCAGGCGGAAATAGTGCTGTTTTGCTTGGATGCTCATCAGGCATTTCGCCGCGTTGGTCTAAATACCAGATCCGCAACGTGCAAGTTGGTAAGGGAGGCGCGATGCACAAAACACTTGAGAGCGCCGGGGTTCCCATTGAGCCGCTTGTTGGCAAAGAGGACACGACGATCGTTGCTTCATTCCCTTTGAAGGCACCAGCGGGCGCACGATGCCGCAAGGACGTCTCGGCCATTGAGCAGTGCGAAGAGTGGAAGAAAAATAAGCTGTGTTGGACAGAGCACAACCCTTCTTGCACGATCTACTATTACCCACATGAACTCATCGACTTGATGCAATGGCTTTACCAGAACCAAAAGATTGTGGGCGGTATGGCCTTTCTCCCAGCGGACGATACGATTTATCAGCAGACCCCGAATGTCGAGATTACTGAAGAGCAGTACAACGACATGGTTGAGATTTTCCCAGACATCGACTTCGCGCAACTTTACGCGTTCGAAATCGAAGACCAAACAACCGCAGCGCAAGAGCTTGCCTGTATGGCTGGAGCATGTGATCTCTAGTGAAGAGCACTTCCCCTGTTATTGTTATTGGTGCAGTAATCGCGCTAGCGATCGTAGCGCTTCTGCTTTTCGATCTTCCAGATCCTGATTGGCTTTACATGTTAGTCGTCTCGGCCGCTACGTTGCTCGGCGCTTGGATCGAGGTTCGAAGAAACCGCGAAGTAAACCATAGCGATATCGTTGAGATCCAAGGATCGCTAACGTTGCTAGAAAAGCTGAAGCTTGATCGTGAAGAGCTTATGGAACACGAAGTTCGCATAAGGCTGCTTGAGCAAAACGTTTACGGGAACGCAGGTGAAGATCCTGAGCCAGGGGAGCCGGGAGATGAAACGCATGAAATTTGAGGGTTGGGATCTAGCGCTGAACCACAGTGGTTTCGTCGTCATCAACAAGCAAGGTAAGCTCGACAGCTTCAGCTTCACGACCACGATTAAGAAGGTTGCTGAGGCGTGGGGAGGCGACTTGATGCCAGAGGGTGCGTGCAAAAGCAAAGAGCACTTCAACGCAAGGCGGCTAGGTTTCCTTAGCGGAGTATTTGATCCGCGCTCCGATTGCCCAGCTGATACATACGTCGCGATCGAAGATTATGCTTATGGCGCGAAGACGAATAGCGCTTATCAAATTGGTGAAGTCGGCGGCGCTGCGCGAGTTCAACTCATGTCATGGTCCGTGCCTTTCAAAGCTTGGAAACCAACGGAGGTCAAGAAGTTCGCTACAGGGCGCGGGCGGTGCGTTAGCAAGGCCGATATGATCGACGTATGCCGCGAAGAATTCGGGAAAGACTGGGCCAAATACGACTGCGGACTAAAGAGCAGCGAGACAGCTGGGGACTTGGCAGACGCGCATATCCTGGCCCACATGGCGCGATGCCAATACTTTGTTGCGAACGAACTTAAGCACAACTACAGCGCAGACAGAGTCAAAATTGTTGAAGGATCGGAGTTCATACCATGATGCCATTTGAGATTAGCGACACACCTTGTGCAGACGTCGATGTTGTTGTAGTCGACGCGAACAACCTGCTTTACCGCATGGGTCACATGGCAGGCGGGGAGACTTGCATGCCAACAATCGTTGAGTTCGTCAAGAAACTTCTCATGATCCGCTCATGGTATGAGGCAGAACCGCATGTTTGCTGGGAGGGTTTGGCGAACGGCGCCGATAACTGGCGGTTCGAAATTCACCCACAGTACAAGGGGCAGCGCGAGCCAAGCGAACTTTCACGCAAAGTCAAGCGCGCGCAGCAAATCCTCAAGAAGCTTTTGTGTCACACAAACATTGCCCAGTGGGACGGCATCAAAGGAGAAGGCGACGACATTATGGCGACCGTTGCCAAGAAGTTAGAGCGCGAAGGGAAGTCGGTAGGGATTTACTCGACAGATCGCGATTTGCTGCAACTCGCTAGCGAAAAAATCACGCTCATCGTTCCGCAGCGCAACGCATCTGACATGGCCCTTGGGCCCCGCGAGGTTGTAGAGGTAACCGGCTTGCTCCCTCGCTTTGTGCCGCATGTGAAGGCACTCGTAGGCGACGTAGGCGACAACATCCCAGGCGTGTCCGGCATCGGCAAGAAGCTTGCCACAGAGCTTATCAGGCACCACGGCTCAGTTCATGCTGTCATCGAAGCGGCTAAAGCTGAGGATTTGGATCGCCAAGAGTGCGAAACAAAGAAGGCCTACAAAGAACGACTCAAAGAAGAGTGGGGTTCTACAGAATCAAAGCGCGAACTCGTGAAGCAATATGAAGCTCAAGCGCTAATGAGCTTTGAAGTTGGAGGCATCCGTGACGATCTGGAAGTTTTCTGCGTACCTGATTCGCCAACGTCCAAAATTGAACTGCAAACCATACTAGAAGATCTTGGGGCCTATGAGTTATTTTCCCCAGTCCGCCTAAACAACATTACACAGGTAGCTATTTAAAATGAACACACTTGAAACAAGCAAAGCAATCGCGAAAATTTTCGATCTGGTAGGGACAAATGTTCGCATCACCCTTCGCTCTGGTTCTCAACAGCTAGGGAAGCTAACTGCGTTTACGTGCAGGAAGCTAGAGGTTGATGCAGGCACCGGGGTCGTCTCTTGTGAATGGCCTGATACAGTGGTCCTTGACGATGAAGACGCCTTTACGCATGAGCTGAAAGACATCGTCTCTATCGAAGCTCTGTAGCATGCTCTTTGGTGTCCGCCACAACACAAAGGACACGCACACGATGCCTGGGGAGTGCGCTTGCATGACCTGGGCACGTATGTTTTGGCCTGGCGATCTTGATTCGGAGCTAGGAAAGCATCACCCGCATTGTTGCAAGCGTCTGCTTGGCGTTAGGAAGCACAAAAACGAAGCAATCCTTTACGCGAACGAGACGTATGAAACCGATTAAGTGGGGTCCCACCTACTGTAGCACTCTTGAACCGATCAGGATCAAGAAGCTCAAATGCAAACATGCTGATTTGCAACCAATCGCAAGCGTTTCTATTCGCCGATACCGTTGCGGCGATTGTGGCACCGTTCTCTATCACAAAGGACCGGGCAAGCCTCGGCCATATAAGTGCTGCTATGTCAAGATCGTTAAAGTCAAAACAGGCCGAGGCAAGTTTGTCAAGCGCCGAAAGCGTGTTTGCGAAAATGCGTGTGTCTTTTGGGATGGCGACGAGTCCTGGTGCCCCAGCCATGTCCCTAGAAACGAATCCTTCTTGGCTGAAGAAGAACGGATCCAAGCTGCTCGAAAGCTCGAAAAACATGAAGCTAAGCATCTGAGAAGATTCAAGAAAATCTCAAAGCAGGTCAGAAAAGAGGCTGCGGAAAAAAAAGGCTTGACAGCGTTTCCTAGCGTTGATAGCGTCCATGACGACACAGCCGATTGGCGAAAGATCAAATTCTAATGAAAGAACTAGGAAATAAAGCCCCTTTGTGGTTGATTCCAGCCAGGCCTTTGCGGGCGATCGCTGGAGGGTTTCTTTGTGGTGCATTCAAATATGCACCTTGGGATTGGACGCAAGACAATGGCGACAGAGAAGCACGGGTCAACGAGCACAAGTCCGCTCTCCGTCGCCACGGTGAGAAGTTCACAGATCCTACAGAGCCGGACATCGATGAAGAGACCGGCCAGCACCACCTAATTCTTTTAGCTACGAATGCGATCATGCTAATCTGGCATCTAGGAATCGATTACGTCAAACCCAAAAACAAACCCAAGAAGAAAAAATGAGCCTCAATTATCCAGATGAATTCGGTTACGGGTTGCACACCAGCATTGGTGTTGTTATGCTCGCATTCTTTATGCTGACGCTAGTTGGTAGCGTTGGTGCTTACGGTGGAATTGTTCCTGCAGTGATCATGAGCGTTCCGCTTGTCCCGATCATGTGCGCAGCAGTCCTTACCATTACGAAAAACTTCAAGGCCCTAAAATGAAAAACATTAAACACATTTACATCGCAATTTTCCTGCTTCTCTCTGGCGCCGCCTCGTGTGCGCTTCTGAAAAAACCTAGCACCGCTTTTGCTCCCACGCAAAAGGCGCTAGACACAATGCACTTGGCGGCAAAAGTTGCTTGCGATGTTGCGGAGCTCCCAGCAGATAAACGCCGCGCATGCGCTCAGCTAAAGAGCGCGATTACTCATGCCTCAGACAGCCTAGATAAGCTTGAGAAGGTCTATAAGGTCGCTGCCCCTGCGTTGGGCTTGACTGAAGAGGGAGGCACAGCAGGAGGCACAGCGGCAACCCCTGTTCCGCCTAGCGGAACTTCCCCCGCTGCGATCCTGTTCTCTTCGGATACTGAAAGCCAAGCGACAGGAAGCTAAAGGCTCATTCTCGTCATGAGCTTCATTCATTTAGAGAAGGTCAAGCGAGAAATGCCCCGAGGCTTTGCGGTTATTAACCGTGAGGCTAAGGGGCAACCTGACGTTCAGGTTGTTGGGTTTCAGCTTCCATGGAGTCAGTTTGAAGAATTTGAACGAGACATCCGCCTGAAGAAAATCGCCTTCTCTGTTGCGGTCGATCTGACAGAGCTTGTAGAGAACGGCGACGTTGACGACAACGATTCATTTTTGGCGATGCGTGATGGTCGGCGCCGCGGAAACAAGAAGCCGATCGAATTGATCGACTCTGTGACAGACAAGATCGGCGGCTTCTACGACGAAGACGGCAATCATACAAGAACGCTGGTTGGAAAGGTTTGGTTTCGGTAAATAAGCGATAACGCGCGCATGCCGTATCCTGCTTCGGATGGACGGATCAGGAGGAATAACGCTAATCCAACTAGCGTTGCAGCTGGAGAGTTTTTTCGAGAGCAAAGCCTGCCTAATGCTTTTAGCAGCTTGGCTGCTAGAGCTATCGAGCAGGGACAAGACCCGCTCTAACTAGGAAAGCCCCTTACATCAAAAGCCCGCCAGGTTTTTCGCTTGGCGGGCTTTTTCTTTTGGTTGACATGAGTTCCCGATCATGTTACGTTCTAGCATCATGAACCAAGAAAATATGAAACGGCTGTTTCTTGTAAGGGGGCTGCCGGGTTCTGGAAAGTCGACATTGGCACACGAGCTTGCACCAAACGCAAACGTAGCGGCAGACGATTACATGATCGATGACGATGGCAACTATGATTTTAGGATCGAGCAGCTGGCATACTGTCACGCTGAGTGTTTCAAGTACGTAGAAGCCTGTATGCGTGAGCGCGTGGATACGATCGCTGTGCATAACACCTTCTCCCGAAAATCTGAGGCGCAGAAATATTTTGAGCTCGCTGAGCGCCTAGGCTATAAGGTGTTTGTCGTTGAGTGCCAAAACCAATTTGGTAATGTTCACGGCGTTCCGCAAGATGTGATCGAAAAAATGAATGCTCGCTGGGAGGAAGACATTACGTGCTAACTACGACACTTCTGACTATGGTTTTGCTTATTGGCGTCCTTTCACTTCTGCTTGTAGCAGGTACCTTTCGTTTGCAAGAGGCCCACAACAAAGCCCTTGAAAAGAATTCCTCGAACACAAACAAAAACTTTGATGTGCTAGTGAACATGTTGGCTGAAACCGAAGCCAGACAAGAGCCTCAGCGCCCTTACGACGGGCCTTTGCTGTCTTACATTCGCTTGCCATCAGGTGACATTGTACGCACAGATCAAATCGCTGCCATTTCATCAGATGATCGTAACGTATTGATCCAAGGAGACTGCGTCTCAGTCTCATATCCGTGTGATTCAAAAGTCGCTGCGAGCGAGACACGCGATCGCATCATCAACCTTTTAGCTGAAAGTATGGGAAATTAACATGAACAAGAAAATTATAGCCTCAGTTCTTTTGATGGCAGCGTGCAAATCAACAGCAACTAAACTTCCCAGCGAAGAGGCTTCGAGCGTTGCTTTGGCTAGCTCTGCAAAACAAGCTGAAACGCAAGAAATCAAGAAGATTCGTGGCTTTGATTGTGTGCAAGGCAAACCCCACGAAGTAGAGACGAAAACTGAAAAAAGCATAGAGACAAAATGCGACAAGAATGATTGCTTTGAAGTCCAACGACAGCAGATCTTCAAGCACATGACTTGTGTTGCGCCAAAACGACAACTAGAAAAGTTGCGGCGCTAAAAGAGGAACCATGATCAAATATCTATTTCTTATCTTGTTTATGAGCGTTTCCGCTCTAAGCTGTACGAAAGAGCGAGCGAAAGCGCACAAAGCCGCTGAGCCTTCTCAGGAGGCCTCAGAATCGTTTGTTATCCCTTGGAAGGCTGGTCCCTCCACGAAGCTGGTAGAGCCGCTTACGGACGTGCCTGAAGAGCCTCAGGCGCCTTCGCCTATACCTGATGGATTTCCGGAGACGGATAGATATAGTCGCCCTTATGAAGCGTGCAGGGCGGAGATTTTTAATTTTGCCAGCGAAAAGCAGCTCTACAAGAACGCCAAGGGGAAAAGTGTGCGTGTACGCACAAAAGCTTTGGTTGACTATTGCATGCATCGCGTTTATCACTCAAGCCGGGGAAATAAGATCGTATCACGAATCGACGGCAGCCAAATCCACGATCGCGATCGGCCAACTGCGTGGCGATTTTGGTTGAATGGCAAATTTGCTGGCTATATCAAGCCCGAGACGTGCCTTTACCATGTAGTAGACACGAAGAAGCTTCAGCCGCAAGCAACGTGGGAGCTCGCTAGAGAGTGGCCGTTCAAGACGAAGCTAACGAACAAGATGAAGCGTGCTTGGCTTTCATCTTCGCCAGACTACGAGCAGTTTGGGGCACGTGGGCCGATCGACAACAACGCAATCGCATTCAAGTATCTGAAAGACAAAGACGGGTGCTGGGATCCAGCGCAACTCGACAGGAACGATGTCTCAATCGCTGCGCACTACTTTCGCTCGCTCGCTAAATGCATTCAGGCTGGAGGGTGCCGGACAAAGAACGACGTCCGGAAGGCTTGGAGAAAGTGACAAATTTAGTTACACGAGCGACATACTTTGCAATTCAGGCTCATAAGGGCATGAAGTACGGAGAGCTTCCATACGAATTCCACTTGTCCTCAGTTGCAGAGAACTTGCTACCTAACGCAACGCCTGAGATGATCGCCGGGGCATGGTTGCATGACGTGGTAGAGGATACGGACGTAACGTTGACAGAGATTCGCGAAACGTTTGGCGGCGCCGTCGCGCGCATTGTCGATGGCTGCACGGACGAACCAGGCGAAACCCGCGCGATACGAAAATGGAAGACGTATGAAAAGCTAGCTTGGCATGATTGGCGAACCAAGCAGGTCAAGCTAGCCGATAGGTTGGCGAATATGAAGCAGAGCATTGAAAATGAAAAGATGCGAGCGAAGTATGCTGAGGAATTTCCGCAGTTTATGTCCGCTGTTGGGGCGGATCCTCAGAACGCAGAACTAGCACTAAAGCTATTTTGGTTGAACCTAAGAACATTGACATGAAAATCACAACGTATAAAGCAGAAAAAGACGTATTACCTGAAGTCCGCAGAGACTTAAGTTGTGAGAGGCGTTTCTCTCTGTAAACGCAAGAGGTAATCAAATATGATTAAACTTCAAATTGAATCTACTGGATCGAAAAATGTTGGACGTTGTTTGAATGAACATTACTATGAAATAACATCAGATCGTCCGTTGATGCATAAGGAAATCGCAGAGCTGTATAAACTTTCGTTCCATAGCGGACAAACATACAAGCTTATCAGCAGCGAAGTCATCGAGAGTACAGCCGAAAAATTCAAATTGCAACCGGATCAACGTTTACGTAAATGGATTGTCGACGAAAATAGCAAACGTCCAGCATCTCAGCGCAGCTTTCTTTATAAAGTCGCGGTAATGTGCGACTCATCGGGCTAGACACATGAATGAAAAAATCACTAACTTCCTTCGCTTCAGTTCCATCTTGCGAAACGATCCTAATTTCAACCACAACACAGAAGTTCGCCTTGCCGTATTTGAGGCGCTAGATAATGCAGCAAAATTCATTGAAGCTAACGACATCAAACTTTCCCCAGATGATCAGAAATTGGCCAACAACAAGTAGAATTTATGGGCCAAAGCACATCAGTTAGTATAGTTTATGGGTGTGAAGTGTTTCAGGAACCTTCGCAAGACAAGCAGGAAGAGCTTTACATAGATGGCATGCATCCCTGTGATGTAATTAAAAAGTTACTTGGTGAAGAGCTGTGTGGTTCTGGATCAGTTTTGAGTACGGATGTGAGTGGACATGTCGAGTGGGATCGATGTTTTCAGACAACAATGCTTGTAGTTAGGTCTTGTTCGCTGTATGCATTTGACATGCAACCGGTTTCGCTAAAAGAATTTTCGCCGGCAGGACCTGGAGAACTCAAAGCTCTGAAGCATGCCCGCAAAGTTCTTGAAGAGCTTGGCTTCGAACTCTCTGAACCTGGCGTTTTTGCTATCGCGCATACGGGCTGAATGGCAACACAGAACGTAGATCACTTGGTTCTAGCTATTATCCGCGGCTTTGACAAAGTCAAGGCAACGAAAGAGCGGAGGCGAAAGTTTTACTTCGAAATTCTCGGAGAACTCTTGCAATACGAATGGGATGTTGATAGCATCGAACACGACGACGAAGCTTGGTACCAAGCGCTAAAGGATCATGGCTGGGAGATTCCGAAAGATAAGCTAAGGGCAAGGAAGAGGAGAGCGGCAAAGCGATGAGCTGTCGAAGCGAATCAGAACAATCAGAGGGACCGGACAATGAGTCCATATAAACAATCATCTAAGGACATCAATTACAGCAAGCGTTGTAAGCCTTGTGAGCGTCGCAAGCGTGCACGCATCAGAGCAGCTAAAATGAAAAAGATTCGGAGCTCCATTCCTACGAAAATGCTTCCTTGGATAGCCGCCGGTTGCTTTCTCATGCAAATGCCACTTGGCTTTGCCATAACCAACAAAAACTTCCTATTCATGGGCTGTGGGCTTGCATGCGCGTGTTTATTTGCCTTTGCATTTCTTTCTGTAAGCTATAACGATCCACACAAAACCGACGTTAGGGGGCACCTCTGCGTTGCGTGGCTAATAATTCCATCATTTCTTTTTAGCTTGATTGCTATTTCGCTTGCTGCATGGGGAGTTGCTTAGATGAAGTCAAACATAAGAATTGAAGGTTCAACGCACGAGACCTCTACCTTTCCAGGCGGAGAGGTACACGTTAAATTTCAGCGTCTATCATTAAGAGTGAATGTCTATGCGAACCTGAAAAGCTCGCGTGACATCATGGAGCTTTTGCTTCTGAATGATGCGGTTCAACGGTCTGGGACTAAAATTACCAAACTGACGATCCCTTACTTTCCATATGCAAGACAAGACCGCGTGTGCAACGAAGGCGAGGCGCTCAGCGTAAAGGTAATGACTAACCTGATTAACGGCATGAATATTGAGAAGGTTGTGATCATCGATCCTCACTCAGACGTTACGCCAGCTTTGCTCAATAACGTAACTGTAATTGAACAACATTCATTGCTAAAAGGCGCTGCTTTCGCAGACAAATTGATCGTCTGCCCCGATGCTGGCGCAGAGAAGAAGATCCAGAAGCAGAAACGTCCTTACGTCATGGCAACGAAGGTCCGAGACTCGCGAACAGGAGAAATTATAGAAACAAAAATTCTTGATCCTGTTCGAGTATCAGGTAAAGAATGTCTGATCGTAGACGATATCTGCGATGGGGGCCGGACGTTCATTGAGCTGGGAAAGGCTCTCAGGAAGCACAATGCCAAAAACGTTAGCTTATTCGTAACTCACGGCATCTTTTCGAAGGGTCTCGATGTATTCGACGGCATCATCGACCAAATCTTTACAATCGACGACGAAGGAATTTTGACATGCGTATAAATCCACTCACCGCAATCGACTTTTACAAGGCTGACCATCGTAGCCAATACCCTGAGGGGACTGAGGTCGTTTATTCGAACTTCACGCCTCGAAGCAACCACATCGCGAAGCGCCTAGGCGTCAAGAGCGACACCGTTGTGTTCTTTGGCCTGCAACACTTCATCGAAAGCTTTCTAATCGAGACGTTTCAGCAAAATTTCTTTGACCTTCCGAAAGAGGAAGTCGTCGCGGATTATGCTCGGCGTATGCGCAACGCCCTTGGGCCTGACGCTATTACCGTTGAGCACATTGGCGAGCTCCACGACCTAGGTTATCTGCCGATTCAGATCAAGGCGCTGCCAGAAGGCTCACGCGTTGCTATGGGCGTACCTGTTCTAACCATTAAGAACACGCTGCCTAACTTCTTTTGGCTGACGAACTATCTAGAGAGCGTGATGTCGTGCATGATTTGGAAGCCATGCACGTCAGCAACAATCGCTAATGAGTACCGGCAGATTCTTGAGCGCTTTGCTGAGGATACCGGCGCAAGCAGAGAGGGTATTCAGTTTCAGGCACATGACTTCTCTTTCCGCGGCATGTCGAGCGTTGAGGATGCTGCTATCTCGGGAGCCGGCCACCTTCTCTCGTTCTCGGGAACGGACACGGTTGCCGCGATCGACTTTCTAGAAGGTTACTACGGCGCTGACTCAGACGAAGAGCTTGTAGGCGCTAGCGTCCCAGCTACTGAGCACAGCGTAATGTGTATGGGTGAGAAAGCTAATGAGCTGGGGACGTTCCGAAGGCTTGTGAATGATCTCTATCCGGCCGGCATTGTCTCGATCGTGTCGGATACGTGGGACTTCTGGCGTGTCGTTACAGAGTTCGTGTCGGAACTGAAGGAAGACATTTTGGCTCGGGACGGAAAGGTTGTGATTCGCCCAGACTCAGGAGACCCGGTGAAAATTATCTGTGGAGACCCTGAGGCTGAACCTGGCAGCCCCGCATATAAGGGGGCGGTCCAATGTCTTTGGGATGTGTTCGGCGGCACAGAGACGGTCCAGGGCTTCAAGCAGCTTGATTCGCATATTGGTCTTATTTATGGAGATTCTATTACTCTCCAGCGTGCAGAGGCCATTCTGACAGGCTTGAAAGAAAAGGGCTTCGCTTCGGACAATATCGTTTTTGGCGTAGGAAGCTTCACCTATCAATACAACACGCGAGACACGTTTGGTTTCGCTATGAAGGCAACGTACGGCGAAGTGAACGGAGAGGGCCGCGACATCTTCAAGGATCCTGTAACTGACTCAGGCGTCAAGAAGTCCGCACGTGGGCTGCTTCGCGTGGAAGGCGGCAAGCTCTATCAGCAACAAACAGTTGAGCAAGAACGCAAGGGAGACTTGCAGACGGTCTACAAGAATGGTATTCCTTATCGAAAGCAAACGCTCGCTCAGATCCGGAAGAGGTTGAACGGATAAATGCCTCTATGTGCACGCTGCAAGGTGGATCCACAACCTGCACACTTTGGAGACCCGCGCTCTTGTGCCTTCGAAACAGGAACCTTTAGCTCCGAGAATTGGAATTGCGGAACAATGACTGTGCTTAGAGGCATGGTCAACGAGGAAACAAGTTACTGGTCAGACGATCAATTCTGTCACGTGATTCCGGTTGATGGTGACTTTTTGATCTTAGGCGTCTACAAGCATAGAGGCAAGACAGAAGCCGCATATATTTTAAGCGAAACGACAATGAAAGCGTTGACGTTGGAAAAAGCTAATGATATAATTTCTGGCGGGGGCTATAGGTGTCTATGAAACCTAAATTCATCAAGTATCCACGCAGGAAAGACTCTAAGCTCATCTATCGTGGTAAGAAAGGTGGCCGTCGCGCACACCTGAAGAAGAAGCTTTGGCAGCTTCAGAAAAAATTAAGCCAGGATATCCCCGATATCAGGCGCATGAACTCACGAGACTTCCGGCATTTCGTGAGGTGTCACTCGATGATTCAGGAAGCTGAGCGGGTAATAGCTAGGTGGGAAATATCCCAAGCTTTGAGCAAAAATGTCGCTGATGACATGGATCAGATGGTCTTGGTGCGATGATAGAAATCGACAACGATTTCCGCAGTACAGAAAATCTCATTTTGCGTGCTTTCAAGGCGCAAGTTGGCTGCTTGGTTGCAATACGAAGCGCGTACGTTGCACAGGAAATGCCATGCGCAAAGCCCTAACCATGCGATGTAGCTATGACATACTTCAAGGATCTTGACGAGTACAGCTCCGAGCAGTTGCAAAACGAACTGAATCGGCGGTCTAATCTCTTGCAGCAAGGTTTATGTGACTATTGCGGACAGAAAGGAAGCGATCGGGCGTGTCGCTTTCCTAGCAGGCACAAAGAGGCCGCGCGAAAGTGGCACCGCAGCTGGAAAATTTCTTACGGGCCTTCTTGGATCGTAGCTGAATCGCCAGACACTCGGAAAGCCTTGAACATTAGCATTTCAATCAATTTTGCGTACTTGTTTGAAAGAGCTGGTCTTTTTCGTGATCAAACGCTCGGGTTTGACGTACCACCTGACGTGCCGCTGTATGAAAAGGCCGTCTACGCAATTGATAAGGTTGAAACAGTATGAAAATCAAAACGACAAAAGAACCATTTCAGTTCGAAGCCAAGCGCTTCAATTTTCCCTGCGTGATTACCTCCAAGTGTCCTGAATGTGGCGAGAAGAACGAGCAGGATCTGAATGACGATTACCTCAGCTATCCCATGATCAACGCTGAACAAGGCGTTGGCTTCTATTGCGACGAATGCGACGAAGAATGGGATGAGCTCATCGTGATCGGCATTACGGCGAAGAAGGCATGAGAGTATGGCAATTGAAGTAACAATTTTAGTTGAATCCCCGTGCGAAGGGCATGACGAACCTTGCTGTTCGGATAATTTCACATGCTTGCTAGAAGAGTTGCCTCAGCGCTATCTTCGCAGGCTTCGCGATGACCCAGACACATGGCTAGTTCGCATGCAAGTTCGCAAGCCTTGGGTCTCTCCAGAGGAACGAGAGAAGATGGGATGCGAACCGTACATTACCGAGCGTGATATGGAAGAAATGTGCAAAAGAGCCGCTGCTTATGAATTCTAATAAAAGGACAGCAACGAAGAAATGTTAGCATCAGAGATCAGAGGCATGTTAGGCAGCATGCAAGCTGCTATGGCAGACGCTCAGAAAGTTCAGAGCTTGCGTAAGGAGCTACAAGAGGCCGTGGTGAACCGCCCAAGCGATTCTTATAACATCCGCGTTGATCCTGGAGAGCACAACAATTATGTCGCAACGGCAACTTGCAATGGCCAGGAGCTAAAGGTTTTTAGAGCTAACCGCGAAGATGCATTGGAAGCGATTGCCGTTCTTATTGGCGTCGCTGCAGCTAAAGCACATTACCTAGAGACCTTGGAGGGATAAAGGAAGAAAAATGAACGATAAGCAAGAAGAGCTAGACCAGCAACAGCTAGAGGCCGTGCAAGAGCGTGCTAAGCTGTTCTACAAGCGCGAAGCCCAGAATCTAAACAACACACGCGCTAGAACAGTTCGACGTGCGTGGGAGCGGCTGAACAAGCGGCAGGTACGCGAGGACCGCAAGAACGCTGTCAATGCTCGGCAAGAGCTCTGGGACGTACACCTCAAGACCGGCGGGACTATCAAGAACGGCAAGCCGGTAACACGAGAGGACTATAACCCCCCAGCATGGGATCCATATCATGTCAAGGCAGAAGATTACGTTGTCTACTTTGACAAGAATGGAACGCGGAAGGCATCGATCAACAAGTCTCGCTTTAGCGCAGAGGAGCTAAGGGCGTTTGAAGAGCGAGCCGAACAAGAAGGCTGGAAAGCTGGGAAAACGATCGATTTGGCCTTGACAGAAGGCGCAGAGGGAGTTACAGTACAAGAGAACCAAGATGCTGAGGTGCGTTAGCTTCTGAAAAGAAAAAAACGCCGATGCGCTAAAAAAAGTTAGAATCGTTGTTCATAGGGCCCCCGGAATTATCCGGGGGCTTTTTTTTATTTGCTTTCTTGCTTGACACGATGAAAAAGATTCGTTAGCTTCTATGCATATGAACAAGACAATTGCAGCAAGGTTCCCCAATAAGCCGACTGAAGGCAACATGCGTTACTTGCGCATGTATATTGGAGGCGAAAATGGCGAACCAGGAATCACGTTGTACGAAATCGACAAACGTGGATGGACACATCGGCAAGTTCAGATTCATGCGGACGGACTGCGATTCTCCCCTGAAGATATTTTCATGAACCAGCCTACTAATGCTGATTACATGGCACTTCATCCCGCTTGCGAAGAAATCTCGCATGAAGATTTTGAACGGCTTTGGAGCGAGGTAGATGAAGGTCGCCCATTCCGAAGGGCAGTTCCTGATACTGAGCTAGCATGGCAAGGCACGCTAGGATCGCTTGTCTTGCGTTGGCTCCCTGACGCTACGCGGCTGCCTGGAAATGGATGGACGTTGGTCCCAGGCTTTACGAGACTTTATGTTTGCGGCGACACCTCTGCAAGCTGGCGTGCATATCGCACTGTATTTCTCGATCAAGACATCGATTGGGTTGAACTTCAGCTCGGAGCCTGCTAGGGTTAGGTATGGAACCACAAGACAAAATTGCTCTTAAAGAAGTCGTTGAGCTCGTCAGCAAGAAAATTCGCCAGGAAGAAGAGAATCAAATAGAGCTGGAGAGCTTAGCGGATGTGCTTGGAACCCTGAGAAAAGCTGCCGATAACTTGCTTAGGAGGCACGATAGGCAAGCGAGCGTGACGAAGGAAATTGAGCGAATTATCAAAAACTATGATTCTTGCATGACTCGCGCAAGGAACTTGACAGACTAAAGAACTTAGGGCAAGGTAGAGAATATGGATCAAGCACAACATCTCGCTGGACAAGTCGCTCAACAGCTTACGATCATGACGTCGAATGGCGCTCAGGTCGAGAGCTCCTGTGAACTTGTCTACGCCCAGCTTCGTAAGCAAGGGGCAACGCCTAAGGTCGCCCGCTCTATCGTCTCCTTGGGGCTTGTGGAGTTCTTTGACGCGAACGCAGGGAAGAGCCCGAAGAAGGCTAAGCAAGCACGTGTTGCTGTTCTGCGGTTCGCTGGGAAAGGGAAATTGAGGCGATGACAACTAGCCCTTACGCCATTATCTGCCCAACACATGGCAAAATTTTACTGACGCAGGAAAGCTACGACCGACAAATGCGAAACCCTAATGCGAAGTGGATGTGTGGGTGTGGCGAAGAGGCTTGGTGGGATGACCAACACTACAAAAGACACTATTTTGACCGAGAAAATCATGGCTGACGACGCATACAGAGAAGAAGCAGATGAGCAAGAGGAGCGCAAGCCGCACGACTGCAGAGAGTGTTATTACATCAGTTACGGAACGCGTTGCAGTAATAGAGAGTTTTATAGCGAGCTAGAGATCCTAGCTAATGATGTGGGGCACAAAACGCCGATCAGCATCAGAAAAAAGCAAGATAATCCGCGATTTTGTTCAGGGTACGATAACGCAGCTCAGCACGCTGCCCTGCGGCACCAGGAATGGAAGGTAAATGAACGGGCAAACTATGCGGCCATGCCGCGTTGGAAGAAGTTTTTCTATCTAATTTTCTTCGGAAGGCCGCTCTTGACATAGCCTCCCAGCTGCCCTAAGGTACTAAGCATGAACGACAGACCTGAAACGGGCTTCGACCGATACTTAAAGCATCGTTGCGAAGATCCTGAATTCGCGCAAAGATATGCGCAGGAGCGTGAAAAGATGAAATCGATTATCCAAGCAACAAAGCTTTATTTTGATGACGGGTCCTCAGTTGAGGCATCGGTGTCGCTCGACGTCGTTACCTTAACCGTTGATGGCATGGCCGAAGTACACCCGGTCCTCGAAGTTTCACTAGAGGAAGCTGAAGCGATAGGGAACATGTTGATTGAGTCTGTTAAAAAAGCACGCAAAGGTGCTTTGCAGCCGATTGAATAAATGAATGAAACTGTTGGAACGGCGGTCATGAAACGAATAAGCATCAAGAAAAACAGCGGCTCAATGGTTTGGGAGGGCCGCTCGGTGAAAGTCAAGATGGGCTCTGGCGGTATGCTCACCGTCTCGCACGCAAACGGTTCGATCGCAACGTGTGCGCCAACGATGATCAAAGACATGCGCGCGCTTGCAGATGAGCTGGAGAGCTTTGAAGAGATGCGCGAGGCAGAGGGCCTGCAGCAAGACTTCTTGAGCGCTAGATACGTTCCCCCGCTTGAGACTTTGCAAAAGGGTAAGGACCCTGTGCTGACAAAAGAGCAATCCGAGCTATTCTCTCTTTTCTATGAGCAAGAGTGGCATCGCAGCGAAGTCAAGCTCTTTAAGTACCAAGGCAACCTAGCGGCCCAGAATAAAGCGCAAGTCAAATTAGACAAGACGCGCGCAAAGATCGAAGCGTTCAAGGCAAAGCATGCTAAGGGGCAAGGATGAGCCGAACAATCATAGAGTGCGAGTGCGGCGAGAGCATGCCAGAAGAGGAATGGGATGAGCACGACTGCATTTTTATCAAAGAGCAGAGGGTTGAAAATATGCGACAGGAGCACAAGGCGAACCTGTGGGTTCAGGTTCGTGAATACATGGAGGCCGGTTATGATCAGGATCTGGAAGACACACACGCTATTGGGCTGCTGCACTTAATAGAAGATTTGATCAGAGAAGAGCGAGAGCTCTATCAGCGTGGTGAAAAGAACCTGGAAGCCTGGCGAGCAATGGCACAAAGGAAAAAGAGCTAACATGCCTATTGACTTCAATGACAGCTTTGTAGACGTGCCCTCTCGCCGTGAGGCTGGCGCGGCCCCTAAGTCCTTCATGCTTCCGGTCGTTGGGCTTGTGGAGTTGAGGGGCTTGCTTGCTGAGCATGTTGAGCGCTTGGAACTTTATGACGACATGGGCGCAAGCACGTTGGCGGTCTCTATCATGGTCCCCTGCGTAAGAAGCAGGAAGCGCATAGAGGTTTGTACCAGCGAAATGTTTAGCATACCTCACCGCCCTGAACACGCAAAGCAATTTGTAGAACGTCAACTCTTTGATGTGCTAAGGCGCGTGATGATCCATGAAGTAGAAGAAGGCCTCTTCGTTGAAGGCAAGCAACTTGTAGACCCTCACCCTGAAGAGGTTCGATGAAAGATAGAAAAGCTAGGAAAATGCTTGACATCGTTTTGCCGATGCATTAGAGTCTTATCCATGAGCAACACAACAACTCTTCCCGTCCTTGGCTTAAAGGTTAAGACAAGAGCTAAGCAAACATTCATCGTGGAGGGCGTCAAGTCCGTTGACGAAGAGTATACAAAAGCAACTGGATGCCTGGCGTTTCTGCGCCTTAGGCGCGACGGCGAGGGAGCGGAGCAAAGGCAGTATGCTCAGTACCAACGCAGCGGCTTCGCTATCCTTCTTTTCCCGATCTAAGGAGCTATAAGCATGAGTTACGCAGATCAAAATTGGCGAGCTGAGCGACGAGCCGAACAAGCAAGGCTAGACGCCCTTGAAGTTGGCGATGAAGCTATGATCGTGTTCAACGGCCATTATGGAGCAATCTATAAGCTAGTAAGGGTCTCAGGCCGACCCAAGCGTGGCGCAGACCGTAACATTAAGCTTGAAAGCGGGCAAGAGTTTAGGGTAGACGGTTCTAGAGCAGGGAATCACACCGCGCTTGGCGTACGCACTGGAATGTTGCGCTCCATTACCCCTAAGATACTTGCGGAGCAAGAGAAAGAGTCCGCTCGACGCGCGGTAGAGGCGGCCCTATGCAGCCTGGAGAAAGCCACGAAAGGCCGCCTGCGTTCGCTCTCGCTAGAAGAACTGCAGCAAGCAGAAGAAATGCTAGAAAAGGTGAAAGTAATGCTTGACCCTGAACCGAAAGCAATCTAGACTAGTCCTAGATGCTGAGCCTGGGCAGAGCGGAGCTATGGTTGCGCGCGGATTGCGCCGCTTTGAGCTAAAAAGCTGAAAAAACATGTTGACATCGGTGCTGGGGAGTTGTAGGTTAGCTTTATGAAGTGGACACGCCTAGCAGCCGGAATCTATCACTGCGAAAACTTTGTAGCTGAGCCGGACATCGCGCTACAGGAATGCAAAGAGTTGACTTTTGTTCAGCGGCGTGCGTGCGGGGCACGCGTGCCTAGGACAGAAGCTTGGTATGGCGATCGCTCTTACCGCTTCTCTGGTCACACGTTCCCAGCTACGCCCATGCCCGCGGTGCTCACGTCACTAGCTATCCGTGCAGAGTCCGTCATCCCTGAAAGCGCGCACTTCAGCACAGCGCTTGTAAATCGCTACGAAGACGGCTCAGATAGCGTCGCTTGGCACTCAGACGATGAGCCGGATATGGGCGACCCTATCATCGCTTCCGTGTCTCTCGGCGCAACCAGGCGCTTTCTGCTGCGCCGCAAGGTGCCTGTGGCAACGATGGTAAGCGCGATGCTGCCTAACAAACTAGCAGTTGAGCTTGCCCACGGATCGCTGCTGTTCATGGGGCGCGGCGTTCAAAGCGAATGGCTGCACAGCGTGCCAAAAACGCGCAAGCCAGTAGGCGAAAGGATCAACGTAACTTTTCGTGCTCCGGGGCTATAAAGTTCTTGACGTCCGCTCTAAGGTGCTCTAAGGTCTATTGATGAGCAACGCAACGAACTCTTGCAGCCGCCAAAGCTTCCAAGCAGCCATGCAAAGCATGCGCGAACAAATGAAAGCAGGAAAGCGCATCCTGACTGCTAAGATCGATGACGGCACGGAGATCACCATGTACCGCGATGGCACTTGCGTTTACTGTAATGAGCGTCCTGAAGCTCTCACGGACCTTGAGAGCGAAGCGCAGCGGCAAGGCAAGGCAACGGAGCGTTGGAGCTGCCTCGCACAAGAAGACGAAGATATGGACGCAGACGAGCACTACTTGCGCGTTCAGCTAGGCTAGAAAAAAGCTAAAAAGCTCTTGACTCTCTTCTAACAAACAAGCTAAGCTCAAAACATGGACAACGTAATCAAGTTCTCGACCAGCCCAGCTGCAATCCAAGCCCTTCGCAACCAAGGCTGGAAAGCTCAGGGGCGTTCTCGCTCGATCTTCAAGAAAGGCGCTGTTACCGCCTTTCTTAGCAAGCGCGGAGCTGAGTGCTTCGCCGTCTCTGTGACGGATAATAGCGCGCTTGAAGAGTTCTACGCTGGCTCGATCGGCCAGAGCGTAGAGAACAGCAAAGGGAGCTAAGGTGGTTCAAAATAGAGGTCCATGGCCAGATTCAGATCTACTTAGCAAGCTAGCAAAAGAACTTAATGCTGGATATGCACAAGGGCAGAGGGACAATGAACGCATAACAAGCGCTCTGGCTCTCACAGAGCCCGCTGAAGAGGTTTCGTTAGCTCCGGTGCACCCTATACGCCCACCGCTAGAAAGCTCAACCTGGACGCTCCTGAAGCACCTCACGCACGTCATGTCTTGGCGTTATAAGATGTGGAAGCATGGCAGGCGAAAATGCCTTAAAGCTGGAGAATATTAAGCATGAAAATTGAAAAACCATCCATTTCTGTAGTAGTTCAAGCGATCAAGTACGAAGTAGAAAGCGCGCTAGCGCACCTAGGAGACGTAGAGGATACGACGGGCCATGTTTTGGCCGCGCGAAGCCGCTTGATTAGCGCGATTGCGTACTTTAATGGACAGATCCCAAGCGAAAGCACGATCGCGCTTCTAGAAAAAGAAGGAAAAATCTAAAAAAAACTTGTTGACAAGTGGGTTGGGCGGCTGTAAGGTAATAAACATGAGCAACGCACAAAACCTCATCGACATCACAAACCTCCGCGATGCAGAGCTTGACTTGCTTTTGGGTTTGAAGGCAGACCCCGAGGGAGAGCACGATCTTGAGAACGTCCGCGCTTCCGCGCTTCCTCTGATTGTTGATGCCGCTGGGCTTGAGTGGAACGACAATTGGCGCAAAATCGCTGCGCGTGCCGCGCTCTCTGCATCGTGCGAAGAATGCCAGGGGCCTGATTACGAAGGGGCGATCTTGGCTCAGCAAGGATACTAAAGAAAAAAAGCAGGAAAGCTCAAAAAGAACTTGCATCTGTTGCCTAGAACCGTATACTCAAAACATGAGCAACACACAAAACTTCGTCAAAGCATCTCAAGTTATGCGCCCGCAATCTCGCCTTAAGTGGTCGAGCCATGATGATCGAAAGGTTTTCCGAGCTAAGAAGCTAAAAGCTGAGATTGTCGTCTTTTGGATCCAGCGCAACCAGTGGAAGCTTCAAATTGACGGAGTAGAAATGCACTACACGTTTGAAAGCGCGAATGCCGCGAAGTGCTATGCAGCTGGGGGAATGATGGTCTCTAACCGCGCGTAGAGCGCATGGAACTCTACAGCTCCCATGTTCGCGAGCTTCTAGCCCGCTTGCCCTGTTCGCATAGCGAACTAGAACGCATGACACGGGCTGAGGTTCTCTTAGCGTTCCATGAGGCCAGCTTAGTCGCTCCTTTGAATAGGCGCGGCTTCGCAGCGTATAGCGCCCTTATGCGAGAGCACTTCCCAGACTTTGATCAGGGAGCTGAACCAGCGCCAGAGCAATGGGCCGGTCAAATTGAAGAGGATATAGCAGGTGCTCAGAGGAAGCGCATAACGCGCCTGAAGACAGAAAAAAGCTAAGATAATTCGTCGAATTCGCTTGCATCTCTAGCATAGAGAACTTATAGTCTACTCATAGATCCGTATACTTATCTCATGAACGACGAAATCACAAAAGAATTCCTTGAATCTAAGAACGCTTGCGAAAGTGGAATCGAAGCATTTTCTAACGTTTTCCCAGAAGGGTGCAAGGTAAACGCTGAGAACGCTAAGAAGGCTATCGACGCTGGATTAGATTTCTTGTTTATCCTGCCTTGCTTGCCTGAGAAAGCACAGGAAGAGTACGAGCGCATTCAGAAACCAGCGCTAGAAAAGTACCAGCGCATCGAGCAACCAGCGCTAGAAAAGTACCAGCGCATTCAGCAACCAGCGCTAGAAAAGTACCAGCGCATTCAGCAACCAGCGCTAGAAAAGTACCAGCGCATCGAGCAACAAGCGCTAAAAGAGTACCAGCGCATCGAGCAACAAGCGCTAAAAGAGTACCAGCGCATCGAGCAACCAGCGCTAGAAAAGTACCAGCGCATTCAGCAACCAGCGCTAGAAAAGTACCAGCGCATTCAGCAACCAGCGTATGAAGAGTACGAGCGCATCAAGCAACCAGCGTATGAAGAGTACGAGCGCATCAAGCAACAAGCGTTCATCTCTGCGTGCGGCAAGTGCGCTTAAAAAGCGAAAAAAGTTCGAGAATTCGCTTGCATCTAAGCTCAAAGCCGGTATACTCAAAACATGAACGACGCAAAGAAGAAACTCCACGACGCGAAAGCCTACGATCTCGGAACTGTCGCTTTCGTGGCTGGCCGCATGTCGACTCCTTGCCACGATCCTGCTTTGATGAAGTACATCAAGAAAAGCACGACAAACGAGATCTGCTCCTCTCTCCCAGCGCTTGATAGCTGGGCCAGAGGTTGGCATGATGCTAATATCGCTCTCTGTGCTCCGTGTGAGGGGTAAGAAGGGCTGGGAAAGGTAGACCGATGAGAAAACCAGCTAATGAGCTCTTTAATCTTGCCCAGCAACTGCTCAATCATGCGATTTGTTCAGACTATGCAAGCGATCAGTTGCTAGACTTGCAATTTATTGATAAGCTTTTCGCTAATGAGCAAGGAGACGCAGATCGTGCCCAAAGACGCTGACAAAGACGCTATAGCGTGCCTGCCTGACCTCATTGAGCGCCTATGCTCAGCTGCTGAGAGCGGAGGGAGCTACGATCAGAAGATGTATGCCTTTGGCACCCTAGGGCAGATGTTAGGCGAGCTTAGGGCGCATGTTACATCAAAGCGCGCGGCTTTCGAGTTAGGTCTAACGGGTCATAGTCAGTCTGTTGAATTCCACAGCTCTCAAGCTAGGCGAGCTATTCTTGAGGCGGATGCAGATGCATCTATGTTTGTTCACATTCTAGAAGACAAGCAGTTTGAGGATTAGAGTCCAAAGTGAATGCAGTTCAGCTAGAAAAAGAGATTCAGCGCATCGTTTATGATGCTCAAAAGAGCTCTGATCCTTTACGCAAACTTGACAGTTTATTTGACATGCTAGGAGCGCTAGAAAAGCAAGTACACCTTTTGTGCTTCAATTGCAGGTATTTTGATGACGTTAAGCTTGTGAATCAAAGGAAAAGCATGATAGATGAATACAAAAAGCTAGCTGCAAGGCATGCAGCGGAAGCATTAGGCAAATCATGTACATAACAGAAGAGGTGCTGAGAGAGCATCACGCTTGCAAAAGTGGAATCGAAACATTTTCTAACGTTTTCCCAGAAGGATGCAAGGTCAACGCTGAAAACGCTAAGAAGGCTATCGACGCTGGATTAGATTTCTTGTTTATCCTGCCTTTCTTGCCTGAGAAAGCACAGAAAGAGTACAGGCGCATTCAGCAACCAGCGTATGAAGAATACGAGCGCATCAAGCAACCAGCGCAGGAAGAGTACCAGCGCATCGAGCAACCAGCGTGGGAAGAGTACCAGCGCATTCAGCAACAAGCGTTAGAAGAATACGAGCGCATTCAGCAACAAGCGCATGAAGAGTACAGGCGCATTCAGCAACAAGCGCATGAAGAGTACAGGCGCATTCAGCAACAAGCGCATGAAGAGTACCAGCGCATCAAGAAACCAGCGCTAGAAAAGTACCAGCGCATCAAGCAACCAGCGCTAAAAGAGTACAAGCGCATTGAGCAACAAGCGTTCGTTTCTGCTTGCAAAATTGTAGAGACTGAGCGTGCTAAGGGGAATTTGTGATGTTGAAAGAGCGAGTTGAAAGGGTTTCGGAAAAAATTCTAGAGCTAAGGAAGCAAGAGGATCATGAAGGGCTTCTAACGTTGAGCGAAAGTTTTGATTTAGAACGCAAAGCGCTACAAGCGTTGCAAAATGCAACTATCGATAGCGAGGATGCTGTCTATTGGATAAAGACAAGAGAGGAGAAGCCCGATAGCAGCTGGATCAAGCGCCTTGATAGGGATGCTCAGAAGAATTTAAAAGAGGCAAAAAAACTAGCGAAGGAGCTAGAGGAGCTGGGAGAATAGACCTGTGGACGAGCAAGAAAATGACATCAAAAAGTTCTCTAACGCATTAGAGGCGAATCTGCGGAGATACATGCTGCCTACGCACATGCCCTTTCCTGTGCTAGAAAGATTTGAAGATCAGCGTTCTAGCGAAAGTGCATATATAGCGTTGGTATGTCCATATGATGGTCTAAAAAGCGAGTATAATGTAGACTCTCATGCCCAGATAGCAGCAAACGATTTGCTTGATTTGATCGTTAATTCAGCTATGGAAAATGGCGATAAGATTGATGGCTTGAAAAAGCGTGTAGAATGGCCAGAACAGTTTTGCTATTATGTTAGCAAAGTTAATGAAACTGAGGATGAGGATGATGCTAGCAAAAGGCTATTCGACATGACGATCATGCTTCGTTTCGTTGAAGCTGGGGAAGAAGGCTAGGCCGGTGTCATACGATCCAGGAAACACGCTTAAAGCTAGATTTGCATCTAAGCTCCGAAGCGAATTATTCAATACCCTCGCAAGCGCTCATTTGCCTACTTGCTCGCCCTATGAGAATGACGAGACAGCAGAAGAACATGAATACGTTGAGATCTTCTGTCCTTGGTGGCGCGAAGACGGCAAGGGTTTTGAGCCTGAAGATTTTGCTTATTCATCCGCTAACGATATAGTAGAGCTGATCATGCATGGAGACACGTCAAGCAAAGATAAATACCTAGCGCTATTAGACGGTCTGAAAAAGCGAACTTCTTGGCCAAAAGAGGTTGATTTTTACGTCCACGCGCTAGAACGCAAGCAAGAATGGGACAGCAAAGGTATAGAGTATTATCTAGCGAACGTAAAAATTCGCTTTATCGAGCATGAAAGCAAAGAAGCTGGGGAAGGCAAGGCCGATGAGCGCTAAGGAAATGTCTGTGCAAGAGGCGCTAGATCAGCTTTTGAAAGCCCTTAAGCTAAGGGAGCGTTCAAGCAATGAGGCGGGAGACGCACGAACGTTATGCGCCTGTCTTGCAGATGCTGCTGAATGTGCTGAAGTGCTGACCAGGCAAGGAAACGAAGACGTTATCGCTTATCATGAGTCAGGCTTTGTCGAAGAATTGAAGCTAGCTCATTTTTTCGCTAAACTTCTAGATGGCGAAGAGGAAGCAATTCGTTGCGCTGGGGAAGATTAGGCCGATGAGCTTTGACGAGCATATAGAGCTGTTATTCATAGAAATTCGTGAGCTTCTCAAGCAAGACGATCGAGAAGGCTTGGAGAAGGTCATTGACGATCTAGAAGGACAAAGGGAGGCTTTACGCTGCATTCTTGTAGCTGCAGATCGCGCAGATCGCGCTGTCTGGGAGAAGTCGCAAGGCTACGATGCCGCCGATCAGCTCAAGAGAATGTCTGTCTATTTTGCTAAGGCCGCAAAGCTAGCGCGAAAGCATAAAAGCCCTAAGCATACAAGCGCTTTACGCTAAAAAAGCATAAAAAGTTAAAAACGCTCTTCTATGACACGAATTGTATCAGAAATGATGCTTTTCGTGTTTTTTGCGTTATATGCCTTGGAATTGCACCTTAGCTAAGGGAAATTGCTAGCTTATGCAACTTGTTTCTCGATAGCTAGGAAAGTTGGTTTGTTGGTGAGTTGTGACCGAGCGCGCCAAGCGCGATCCGCGCACTTTCTAATTCAATCAGCTTTTTAGCAAGCAAATTCAACGAGTTACACGGCATGTGAGCTAAGGGAGCTGGCATGCAACGTGCATCCTGCACGGGCTGTGCCAACCTAAGAGCATGTAATCATTAGCTTTCAAGCTGGCATGCATTATGCTAACGATTTTAAGTAGCTTCTGAGTTAGCTATGCTAGGCTGCCTTGGTACGGAAGCTGCATAAGCTAATCAAGCTCTCTAGCTTAACTGCTAGGGGGCTTTTTTCGTTCTATGTGCTGGGAGAATGCACAGGATGGAGGATAAGCCGCGGAGCGCTAGAGAGTGCTTACTAAAGCACCCCAACTTTTTCTGCAGCTAAGCTCAAAGCTCCTAGGCACCTTAGCTGATGAATTTAACCGTAGGTCACATTCCTATGCGCGATAATGAAATCAATAGGTATGCCAAACGCTTAGCGGCCTAGCTAGACCTGCTACAGAGCCAATTTGCCCCCTTGATATCATTCAACTTTCCCAGCATCAAAGCTTAGGAATATCAACGCTCTAAATTTGCACGCTAAGGTGCCTGGCTTCGTTTGGCACAGGGCATGCATAGAGAGCGCCCTTGGCGATACCGCACATAAGCTAAATCTGCATGATAAGCGCCCTAGCGGCCACGCTAAGAGAGTTTGCATGCATATAGCTGCTTTAGCACGTTCTAAGAGAACCAAGCGCTCTAGCGTGCCTGCTGATGCGCATAAGGCGCTATGAAGCTAAGGGATGACGTGTGGTTCTAGCGCTTAAAGCTAGGAAAGTTCTTGACGCCGGGCAAGCGTGTATGTACGATGTATGTATGGACAGCAAGGAGCAGAAGCTAACCAGCGCTACAGTGAGCGTGCGTAACAGCATCATCAGCGCAAATGCTGTCGTGCAACAAATCCTGACAGATGCTGAACCACAAGAGCGGATGAGCGTTCTTGCTCAGAACTTGCGAGCAGTTTTGCTTGATGCTGGGGAGTCTGTGTTTATTGCAGCGATGCCGGCGGCGAATGGAGAGAGCATGATCAGCTAATAAGCACAGTTGCATAGGGGCACAGGAGCAGGGAAAGCACAATAGCTTAGATGCTAGGGATGTGTGAGGCATAGCACCCCCCACTATACCCAAAATTGTGCGCGAAGCCCGCATCTAGGGCAATGTGCGACCTGCAAAAAATCCACCAACTTTTTTAGCGAAATAACGCTAATGTAAGCTAGGCTACAAAGCAACTTCTTGACCAACTTTTCTAGCAAATTAACTTGACCATAAGCTAGCACACAAAAGCAGAACAAAGCATGAATCCATTTCTAGATATCAAAAGCAAACCACATCAGCCAAGCTCTTGGCCGCCAGATCCTCCGCTAGAAACTTTGACAATTGATTATGCGGATTATTCTGATCATACAGGAGAATCCCTTGACGACTTGCTCAAATGCATCAAGGAGCTAGGCGGCACGGACGTCACGCTTGACAGAGACTTCGTTAGCCAAGAAGGTTGGCGGATCACGTTTGTGGTGCCCAATGAGCGATACGAAGAGGAGCTAAAGCAGCATGAACAGCGTGTCAAGCAACACGAAGAGGACCTAGATACCTACGAAGAGCGCTTGAAAGCTTGGATGCTTCAAGAGGGTCAGCGGCTGATCCATGAAGCCTCAAAGCCATAGGAACTTCCTTAGCTTTTTAGCAAGCAAATTCAACAACTTTTTTGCTAGATTAGCTCCAAGCGTTGATCGTCGGCTAAGCTCAAAGCTTGTCAAGCTCTCGTCGGCTAAGCATTCGTCGGAAGAGCCTAGAGAACTTCCCAGCTATGACCATCAATAATTTGATCAAGAAACTGATCATGAGCACAGACTCAGAGCATTTTCGCGTTCATGACGACGTTACCGTTTGGCTCTCGGTTGATGATTACTTGATATTCTCTGAATCTCCCTACGCAATGGAAAGATGCAGGGACGCTCCACTAAAGTTTCAATTCACACGCATCAATGTGCGGCCTTGCCCTTGGGTAAAAACGGGTAAGCCAAAAATTACAAACCCATCCACAGGCGAGCACCCAAAGCTAAGATCGGCAAGACTTCCCCAGCTATGAGCAAAGAACAAACATTCGAATTTGACAACGAGCTTCCAGTTTCGATCGATAGGAATTGGCAGGGGACTGGTTTGGTTCTATGCACGTATGAAGATAAAAAATTTTCGGACGCTCCGTCTTGTGCCTTGTGGCAAGGTGACGTGGTCGTTCTCGATTGGTGGGACGGCCTAGCATCTTCTTACGAGGGGTGCCCGGAGGATCTAACGTGGGATCGCACGATCGGCGGGATGATTCTAGATGCTGTAAACGCGGGCATCAAGATCGGCAAGGAAGCAAAGTGAGCAAACAAGAAATGAACGAACAGATCTGTGGCGAACTGCTTAGAGAGTTCGGCTTCAAGGGGCCTAACGATATTTGTGCTTTTGGGCGTGAACTTCTGTCGTGCGTGCATACGCTGTTCAGGGAAAACATTTGGGCGTTTACGCAGGAAAAGCGCAAAAACTTTAAGCTTATCATGCCTGCGAATCTTATGCTCGTCATGGATCTCAACTTCTATTACCGGTCAAGCGTATTCGGCTCCAGAGGCTTTTGGTCGCACGGGAACCCCAAGCTCTTTGGCGTTGCTGTTGAAAAAGGTTCAGATTTTGGCCCACATAAACTTTCTTTGTGCTACAAAGATAACGTAGTCGCAAGGGCAATTCCCCCAGAACTTCCAGAAGAAAAAGCAAAAGCAAAAGCAAAAGCATGAAGATCAAAGAAACAAACAGCAATGCCTCTACGCTATTCAGCGAACTTGCGGTAGGCGATACATTTCAATTCATCGACGGAGCTAAGTGCATGGTCACGAATGTAGGCGGCGGCTTCTTCAACTTCGACGCAAACAAAATCGATTGCCTAAGCTCTGATCCAGGGCGGATGTGCGTTATCCGCGTACCAGCGACTTTGCTTTGGGGAGAGGGTTAGCTGTGAAGATCGTAGGCAAAAAGAAGCAAGGAACCGTCCTATTTACCGACCTTCTTAGCGGAGATACTTTTGAGCGTGAAGGCAAGAAATGCTTGAAGGTTGGTTTGTTCAACTATATTGAACTTGACAGCTATAAACTTTTAGGCTTTACGTGCGAACTCTCGAAAATCAACACCACGGTCACACCTATCCCAGCTCTTTTGCTTTGGGGCGCTGAAGCGATTGAAGAGTTCGAAAGCAAGGCGCTTACGTGCGAGGTTACGGTGGGATGAAAATCACAAAGGAATTCCTTGAATCTAAGGGCGCTTGCGAAAGCGGAATCAAAGCATTTTCTAACGTTTTCCCAGAAGGATGCAAGGTCAACGCTGAAAACGCTAAGAAGGCTATCGACGCTGGATTAGACTTCTTGTTCATTCTGCCTTTCTTGCCTGAGAAAGCACAGAAAGAGTACCAGCGCATCAAGCAACCAGCGCTAGAAGAATACAGGCGCATTCAGCAATTAGCGCTAGAAGAATACAGGCGCATCGAGCAACCAGCGCTAGAAGAGTACCAGCGCATTCAGCAACCAGCGCTAGAAGAGTACCAGCGCATCAAGCAACCAGCGCTAGAAGAGTACCAGCGCATCAAGCAACCAGCGCTAGAAGAGTACCAGCGCATCAAGCAACCAGCGCTAGAAGAGTACCAGCGCATCGAGCAATTAGCGTATGAAGAGTACCAGCGCATCAAGCAACCAGCGCTAGAAAAGTTCCTGCGCATCAAGCAACCAGCGTATGAAGAGTACCAGCGCATCAAGCAACCAGCGCTAGAAGAATACAGGCGCATCAAGCAACCAGCATTCGTTTCTGCTTGCAAAATTGCAGAAAGTTCCAGTCCATAAAATGATCGTAGACCAAAAGCAGTTTAGCTTATTTGCTTCTATGCTTCCGGAGCTAGAGCGCGATGAGGTTTTCTTCCTGTCCCTCTCTACGCGGAACAAGTATCTCTCTGCGGGGGAGCGTGAAGAGTTCTCGCTTGGACGCACGGAGATGTTCTCGCGCATGATTGCCTATGACAAGGATGGACTTAGTTATGCAATGGAAAAGCTGCGGTCGAGCTTGCAGCATCGAAGGACAAGGAACGGTAAAGAGATTCCAGAGAAGTCCCTGGTCTGCTACGCGAACGTGAACCCTAGCTCCATGCTCCGTGCATACACAACCTTTAAGAAAGAGATGGATGAGGAATTTCTCCAGCTCTTTCAAGCACAGCAGCGTGGCATGTCCCCAGCGTACACCAAATTCCTTCGCATGGAAAAGCGGATCATGAACGCCGTGCAAAAAGCGAAGGGGCGCAGAGAGCTTGTTGACATCGACTTTGATGTTCCTGATGCTGAGCTGCCTAGAGAATTTGCGAGTTTTCTTGCCTGCAACAACGTCGATTTCTACTCTATTCAAACCCAAGGCGGCTATCATATCCTGCTCAAGAAATCAAGCATGGGCCAAGCGAATCAGATCATTTTCCCTAAGATCCAGGAAATGCATCAGATCGCAAAGAAAAGCCGCGGGGAGGTTTGTTTTAACAAGAATGGAATGATCCCAATTCCTGGAACGATGCAGGCTGGGAAGTTGGTTTCTTTTGTTGATCTTTTGGAGGAAGAGAGGTAGAGTTTCCCATGGAGAACGAGACACATAGCAAACTTAACGCTTCGAAATTGAACCCTGTGGGTCTAGAAATTCAAGAAGCCTATGCTGTTTATCAGCACGATGAAAATGACGGTCGAGTTACTTCAATAAAAGCTCTATTCTACAGCGAGAAACAAGCTACAAAGTTTGCTAAGAAATCCATTTGGTACACCGTAAAAGAAATTTTATACGTGGCTGATGAATTTGGTAATTTGGCAATCCTAAAGCAAGAAGAAACGCATATCGCGTTAGATGCCCTAGAGCACCAAACCTTTACGTTAGTCACGGAGAGCGCCTAGCAATGACCGGCAACACAGCAATCATAACCGGCTCAAGGCACGGACACATAAACGCAGAGAAGCAAAATAAGCTTGTCAAACTTTTTCGCGAGCACAACATCGGACTTGTTATACAAGGCGGCGCGACAGGCATTGACTCAGAAGCCAAAATGATTGCTGAGTGGTGCGGGATCAAAGTCAAAACTTTCCCAGCTGATTGGAGCTTAGGGCCTCGGGGCGGACGGCGCAGGAACTTTCAAATGGCTGAATTTGCTAGCAAGCAAGAAGGCAAGAGATTTTGCTTTGCTTTCCCTGGGGGAAGTGGTACAAACGACATGAAAGAGAAAGCCGAGCTTTTTAGCTTGAAGGTTATCGAAGTATGACAAACGAAGACAAAATCAAAGAAGCTTTGGGTATTGCTGCTGAGTGTGGTGGCTTCGATGGCGCTCATCACAAAATGTGGGTTATCGATCAGATGGTTCGCTGCTTGACAGGTGACAATTATATCCCTTGGGTTCGCGAGGTATGCTGTGGAGAAGACGGCCCAGACACTTACGCATGGGAGGAAGGTATCGCGCCATGAACGTAATCATCGAAAAGCAAAATGGACAAGTAAATTTTGTAGATTTGAAAGTTGGTCAAGCATTCATTCACGCGGACGAATACTACATCAAAACAAACCCAACCTATAAAGCAAGTAACGCCATTCGGTTTTTTGAAAACGGAAGCTGTGAATCTTGCTTGTTCGCTGCAACACGAGACGATGAGTTTGTGACCATGATCGACTCAACGATCGTCTTTGGTCGAGAGCTGAAAAAGAATGAAATCGTACAGCTCATGAAGGTCAAATGTCAGTAATGAAAGTATTGGAAGCATCATGGACAAAGACGTAGCATTTTCTTTCGCTATCATCATCGCTATCGTTGCTAGCGTGATCGGAATGAATACCTGTATCAACATGCAAAGCAGAGCGACAAGTATCGTTGATCATGGCATCAGATCCTATGAATGGTTCTTTGATGCTCACCAAACAACAGCAGCTAAGTCTGTTATCATTGCTGAGCAAAAGCGCGCCATCTCAGAAGAAACAAGCTCATCAGAACGCAGGCGGTTGAGCGTTGAGCTTAGAGGCATGAAAGCCTCTTGCCTTTCTCTTGTCTCGGAGTACAATGCCAACGCATCTAAAGCCCACGTAGACATCTTTCGATCTAACGAAGTACCTAAACACATTAACCCGAACATCTGCGAATAGACAAACATCATGAAAACGAAACTTCTCCCTATCATCCTCCTTTCAACCTTTACCGGCGCTTGTGATCGGCAGCCTAGCCAAAAAGAAATCGCTACGCAGCGTGGTGCAGAGATGGCTGCGTCGGTCGACGTCACGTCAAATAACGCTGAGCAAAAGAACATTCAACTTCGGCTTAAGCTGACGTCCCAGCCTGGTTTGCTTGGCTACATCGTGCTTCTGAATGAGTCTGGCGACCCTGTCCTTTACACAACGGTCAAGGGCAAGATCACAAGCTCAGGGAAGCGTTTGACGCAGCCTTGGCAGCGTACGTACGAAGGCCGGACTGCACCGGCGCCTTCTGATGAGGGAACGTGGGGAAGCTCAGATCCTTACATCTACTTTTGGGATCAGGGCGGCCGCTATCACCAGTGGTCGGGCGAGTACTTGTACTCAGATCAGCCTATCCGCTTGACACGCGATCCTTTGGTTGCTATGGATGACGTAGCGCAGGAAACTTCCCAGCCCTAACAGCAACAAAGCAGCAAGGCTCCCAAACATGAGTGAACTTCTAGAAGAAATGATCGAGCACATGGCGCTTACGTTCAATGTAGATCGCGAGCGTAAGGAGCTTGCTGATTTAAAGCAAGCAAACAAGCAAAAATTTGAAAAGAAAGCCGCGCTGTGGGATGCTATCAGCAGCAAGGTCAAGATGACAAAGCTTTCGGATGTTGGATATGAGTTTCAATTTGAAGACGGGCAAGCAGGGATCGTAGAAATGTACGGACCGCACGAAACAGAAGAAATGCGACAAGCAGATGCAGAAACTCTTGCTCGTGGCGTTTATGCTGATATGCTGATGAGCGAAGGGGATATGAGTGATGACAAGTAAGCGTACGGCACTGGACCGAGCGCTAGACGGTGCGGACGCGTGGGCCAAGCAGCTCCATGCAGGAGGGGAAGGTAGACACGCCCTTGTGGGAGCCGCACGCGAAGAACTTGCCGGCCTCCGGGCCGCGGCGGACGTCACAGACACCGTGCTGTCCGCGTATGCCTCTGTGAAACGGTCGCGCGCCACATCCTTGCACCGCGGCGAACAGCTCGACGCGGTCAAGGCCGAGCGGGACGAGCTGGCGAAGCGGGTGGCCCAGCTTGAGGGGATTGTCGGCCTGGACGAGGACGGGTTTGTGCTCGTACATCAGGACGTTGCCCGCAAGGCAATCGCCGACGCTGAGAAGTGGCGGGCGGTGGATGAGCTGGTTGACGGGTTCAACATGGACCAAGAGGACCCACACTACATTCTCGCGGGGGACCTGCTCGAACTTGTCGATCGACTGCGTGAGGAGGGGGCGTAGGATGGCGTACCGAGCGGCAGTGTCGGCAGCGATGGCCCAACGCTATGGTGTTGAGGCGAACCTGACACCCTGCATCGTCTGCGACGGTTGCGGAGAGCGGCATAGCGTTGGGTCGCGCACCCACCACGCGGCCCCATGGTTTCTCGCAGGGAAACCGCCACGTGGATGGCGCGGCCTAAGCATGGCCGACAGGTCGAAGCGATGGGACCTGTGTCCGTCGTGCTGGAAAGGCAAGGAGGCCCCCAATGGCTGAGCCCGGTCGACCAGAAGACTACGAAAGTGACCCCAGCTCATGATGACTAATCCCAAGCACGCCGAGGTCACCGACGAGCACCGGAAGACGGCTGCGGAAGCTGTGGAGCCGTGCCTTATATCGGGTCCCGATGATAAGCGGCATTGCGCCGCCCACCACTGCTACATTGCCGATGGCGATCGAAGCGGACCCGGGTTTTGCTGGGGCGCGTCATTCCTGCGAGAGGGCTACGCACAGGCCATCGCCGATGGCGAGGCTCGCACGGTTGCGAAGGTGGGCAAAATGCTCATGCGGATGGAGGGTGTTGAGGACAGACTTGCATCCCCGGGCGACGTGCAGCAGCACAAGGGGGCTTTCCACGAGGGTGGCGCGGCGTCCCTGAAGGTGGCCAGAGACAGGCTGCGCAACGGCGATTGGAGGAACTATGGCGAAAGTTGAACAACGGGACCGGGACGCGGCTAGTAGGTACCTCCAGAAAGGATTCATGGTGACTCAGAACATGGAGCGCCCCGACCACCCGCCTACTGCGAGGGACCTGGAACAAGCCATCGCCGACGCACGGGCCCAGGGGCGAACCGAGGAACGGGCGCGGGTCGTGGAGTGGATTGACAGCGAGCTTGAGCGACTGGGCGCGGTGCCACAGCCGACAGCGGATGTGCGGCTCATGAGTGCACGCCTGACGGTCACTAAGGACGCCATCGAGGCTGGGGAGCACGAGGAGTAATCGATGCGAATTAGCTATCAAGGCTCAGACATCGAGCATTGCAACGAAACAATTTGCTATATTTGCAAGCAATCGTCAACAAGGAGGAATGCAGATGTGGACGCGTATGGGGCGAATGTAGCCATCATGGCTTTCATTTATCTTTTCTTTGCCGCAATAAACTACTGTGCATTTCCATGACCAGCCCTAAAGAAGATCCTTCGCTAGCGTTGATGCTCGTTGTATTTGCATGCACATTTGCTGTTGCGCTTTACTTCATGATCCCTCTAGCATTTTGGATTTACGTAGGCGTTTCTCTGCTAAAAGCATCTGGTGCATGATAGCCAAAAGAAGGCAAGAAACGAAACTAACTCTAGGGTCGCACATATCCTCAAGCACGAAGTCAACGGCACACAACCTCATCGAATAGTTTCGCAAAGGAAATCATGGCATTTAAACTAACAGCAAAAGAGCCCAAATTTGTTTCGCTTGATACGCTAGCTGAAGGGCAATTCTTTTTAGACGACGGATACGTTTTGGTTCTGTTGCAGACCTGCAGGGAATTTTGCGAGCAAAGCAAACGTGAGGTTTGCAACCTGTCATTGAACGCTCACTCTACGCGACCTAGAACTCAGATGGTCCAACCGATCGGTTTCGAAGACATCGAGCAAATCGAAGACTAGCGCGCTTATGTCCAACGATCCATACAAAAGCACCGAAGATATCAAGTATGTCCAACCATGCAAGGTCTGCTCACGTAGAAGGGCACGCATTCTCAAGCTCAAGGCATGGCAACCTTCTTTGCTAGCTTTGCTGATCGCGCAATTTTTCTTGGGATTTTTCTTGACATTCAAAAACACAACTGTTCTACTTTGCGGAGGAATCACCCTATTTGCATTTAGCGCAACGGCGTTAACCATAGCCACAGACTTAAAAGACGAAGCAACTTTGTTCTTGCGTTCGTGCGCTGCGGTCGGTATGTTCTACATGTCTGTGATTGCATGGGGCTTGTTCTAACACAACAGGAAATGAAATGAACGAAAAACCAGAAGACAAATTTTACAACGCAGAAAAAGCTGTGCCTGTTCGGCGCTTGAAAGCTTCGGACATGACAGTAAAAAGTTATGGGTACACATCACATTGCGCGGTAGGTTGGTGGGTTTCATTTAATGGACTACAGCTAGATGAAGATTGGTCCATTGAATCCCTACTGAGACTACGCTTCAATGAAGCGTATGAGCAAGGTGAACCTTTGGCCGTTGAGCTGACGAATCAAACTTGCCCAGACGAATTTGCGGGCAACGCTCACGATACAGTAACTCTTCATAACGACTGCTTGAAGTCTCATTCCGAGCGTGCGCAGTTCGTAAACACGGCGCTTGAAAACTTAGGGTTGATCGGGCGAGAAAAAACCGCATGAGCGTTAAAGAAATCTCTAAGCTCCCCGTATGCTTGAGCTGCAAGCAAGAGATTATTGCAGGTCAGCTATTTCGCTGCAGCCTGAAGCACGGCAAGGTTAGCACAGCAACTCACATGGGCGGATGCCCTTCAAAGAAATAGACAAAGAACATGACAGTTAAAGGAATTGACGTATCACATTGGCAAGGAGACATCGACTTCAAGAAGGTCGCACAGGATCCGCAACGCATCAAGTTTGTAATCTGCAAAGCGACAGAGGGTGTTGGTTATGTTGATCCGCGGTTTGACGAGTATTTTCTTGACGCTAAACGTGCTGGTTTGCATGTAGGCGCATATCATTTTGCTCGTGTTTCTAAGGAGTTCGGTCTAGAGAAGGACGCTCAGGAAGAAGCTGAACACTTCCTTAAGACTATGAGTCAGCGAACGCTTGACATTTTGCCTACCTTAGACATCGAGTGGGACAAGCGTGCGAAGGGAATCAGCCCCCAGCAGATCGTAGATTGGGTTTCCGCGTTCTCCAAGACGATCGAAAAGGCACGCGGCCAAAAGCCCATGATCTACACAGGCAAGAACTTTTGGCGTTATAAGCTAGCGAAAACAGATGCGTTTCAAGACCATGTACTTTGGATCGCTCAGTACAAACGCAAGCTCTCTCAGATCCCAGGCTGGGACGCTACGCTATGGCAGAAGACAGCTAAGGCGCGTGTGCTTGGCATCAATGGCAACGTAGATATGAACGTCTTGCTTGGCGATGACCTCACGAAGATCATGAAAACTAAGCCTGAAGAAAGCGACCGCATGATCAGCGGCCCAGAACAAAAGCAAGCAATCGTTCAGCCTTCTTGGCTCCGGGACTTGCTTGCGTCCTTTGCGGACCACTTCGCCAGCATTCCTAGCTCGTCATGCGGGCACAATAGCTTGGAGCAGGGATGAAGTTCACGTTATCAGTTAACTCACGCGCAGACGGAACGTACGAGTGTACCGTCAAGCAGAATTTGACAATCAGCCATCAGCGTTCATACGGCTCACCAACAGAAGCTGTCGTCAAAGCGTTGAGCGTTGTTCAAGCGAAAGATGGCGGACTACCTCCATTTGCTTCAAAGATTCTAGAGCTTGATGCAAAGTTGGCTGAGACAGTATACGATGCGGAAGTCGCCAAGCGCCAAGCGGCACAGCGAAAACAAGAGGAAGCAAAAATGCGGGAAACTGTCATCAAGCAAATTGCGGACCTAGAATTTGAGCACTTGAAAGATGTGATGAAACTTCTTGGCGGAAAGCTAGATCGGTACTTAGAGGGAGGGAATCAAAACTTTTGAGCTACAGAGATCCAGCGAAAAAGGAAAAGCAAAGCAGCTTGCAAGATGGCTTGTCGTATTGGGAGCTGTTGAACAGAAAAGGCTTCAGCGAAAAAGTGAGCTTGCGACAAGAGCAAAATAAGCATAGGAGCAAAATTAAGGAAGCAGTACGTAAATACTCTGAGGCTCTAGGATCTCGTCCTGACATATGCAAATCAGCCGCCACAACAGTTGACTCTTTTGTAGAAAGTCTATCAGAAAACGCACGGCTGCTTATCTCCAAGAACGACATCGAAGCTTTGCAGCGGCTCTTGCAAAGAGAGATCAAGGCTGCTATTGTAGCTACAAAATTAGGTCTAGATAGATATGAGGAAAGATGAGCTATAGAAAAGATGCGGGTAGAACGCTTAGCGAGTCTTCCCAGCGCTCTAGGAAACTAATTAATGCACTTGCGTGGCTTTGGGTCAAGAAAGACGCGTTAGCGTGGCTCTTATTTTTTGTCTTGAGCTGCTGGGGCATTAGTAAATTAGTGGATAAAAATCACCGATACGAAGCTAAGCTTGAGAAGAGCGAACTTAGAGCACGCGAATATACGTTTGGCTCGCCTTGCGCCCATGAATGGCTTTCTGAATGCATGCAAGTTCAATCCGAGTATGCTTGCCAAAATGCAGCGATCAAGCTAAGGAACCGAGGCTTGTTGTGTAAGGATGTGAAGCAATGATTTCTAAGAATCAAAAAGCTTCGTTCAATGAGGAATTCTTTTTGAACAACCCTCGCGTTGTCCTTGATGCTGTATATAGCGGACAGGTCGCTATCGTAAATGAGAACGGCTATCAGATCGCGACGCTTAGTAAAGAGCGCGTCTTGACTCAGGAGCAAGCCGCGGAAATGCTCAAGGGCGTAGCTGTCTCCTACGGTGCTGACATGGATTGCACGGCATGTTTGACTGTCTTGGGCAAGGCCATGCGCGGACAGCCTGACTACCTCTGTCTTGGCCACATGGGAGCAAACCATGCTGAACTTGTTCAGCTGCGGAAAGAAGCTAAGAGTTGGCGAGATTTGCTAGAGGCCTTTGGCGATCGTTCTGATTTCATCTATGAAGAGGATTGGCGCGATCATGGAATCGAAGTAGTCAAGTATATTGAAAAGGTAAAGAAAAGCGGGTAAGTCTGTGGCTGATACTAAACGAAAATACTTCCCAGTTATGTTGCCTCGGGATCCATCGTTGAAGAAGATGTACGTAACGCTAGGTTGCCCGATGCGTTTGGAATGGAAGGTTGTAAAGCCGTATCAAAAGCGCGCACAGAAGAATCACAGCCAGACGCTAGAGACGCTCGCAAGGCGAGGTGGTTTGGATCCTGGCGAACTCCATTCCCTTTTTAACGACCTGCCACTGGACTTTACTGGCAAAGAAACAACTTACCAACAACGAGTCACAGCTATTAATCGAGCGATTCACCAAGCTTCTTTGAGTAATTAACGACATGAAAGAAAATCAATTCATCACATCTGATACGCACTTTTGGCACACGAACATTATCAAGTTCTGCAAGCGCCCGTTCTTCGACGCGAAGCGCATGAACGATTGTTTGGTCGAGCGTTGGAATCAGAAAGTTCCAAAGAACGCAACAGTTTGGCATCTAGGCGACTTTGCGTTTCATCACAAGGCAGATGTCTTGGAAAGAATCGTTCGCCAGCTGAATGGGCAGATTCGCATCATTCTGGGAAATCATGACGAGAAAAAAGAGTTCGAGAAGGTTGCACACCTGTTCGCTGAAATCATCCCCTCAGGCTTCGTAGAACACCGCGTGAACCGTCGCAAGATTGTTATGTGCCACTACCCCATGGCGTCTTGGAACGGCTCACACGACGGCTCTGTGATGCTACACGGGCACTGTCACGGGACGCTGGAAGAGCTTGACGGGCGCCTAGACGTTGGAGTAGACTGCCATGGAAACTATGAGCCGTTTAGCTATGATGAGGTCATGGAACGGATCGCGACATGAGCAACAAGAAGATCAAAGAGTTAGACGCAGAGATCGCCGGTTTAGAAATTCAGATCGGAAAGCTCAAGAAGCAAAAGGAAGCTCTCCAGGCACGTACGCAGTGGAAGTGCCCCAGCTGTAACGCTAGGAAGGCTATCAAGAGCTTGACGTTCAGGAACACGTACTACGATCAACCATTTCGAGATGACTGGACGCCAGATAGCAAGCAAGTCCTCTGTCAGTCTTGTGGGGAGTGGAAGCGAATGGGCGATAAGTTTGAGAAGATGATTTCTCTGTTCGGAGAGCAGGACCGCGGCGACTTGTATCGCGACAGAGACGGAAGAACATTTGTGAGCTAAGCATGGATGACAGCGACTTTAACCTTCCGTTTTTTGAGTATTTAAAGAAATACGCGAATGGGCCTAGATTTAAAGACATTTTCCGCGCCATGGAAAAAACAATCACACTAATCTTCGACAACGGAATGTGCTATGAAGACCACCATATCCACTTCGTAGAGGTACCTGCCGCTTTGTGGCGAAAAGCTCCCTTAACGGTTGAGGCATATTTGCGCTTGATGTACATGAGCAATGATTGCTCAGGCGTGGACGCAGTTGTGCTGGACATGCAGTGGATATCCGAAAAAGCATCATATTCTATTCGAAACCTTATTGCCAGCAACAATTTTTCTGATACACGTGATAATGCAGTCTATCAAAGCATTCGGAATTGGTTAAAATTATGATCCAAAACAACGCAAAAAATAGGGCCGCGCTTGTTGACGCAATACAAAAATTTTTAGAAGAGCGCTTGCCAAGGCGCGACCTTCAGGTCGAAATTACATCTACCTCCGAACAAGAAGAGATGGGGATCGTTGTAGCTACCTTTTCTCAGAAAGGCTCCTCTGTCCCTATCATTTGGGGCAATAGAGCCATAAAAGCACCTGAGGGCATCGAAGAGTCTCATGTGAAGAAATGGTTAAAGGAAACGCTCCAAGATGTTGTATTCGAAGCTCTTGAAGAAGAGGGGCTTGAATCAGCATTCACGATCAACGAACCCAACCCAGGAAGCACAGAAGCATATAAGCAAGGGTGCAAGTGCCCACGCATGGACAACCATAACGGCAAAGGGCGCGGCGGAATGGGTGAAGAGTTTGGGTGGATTACGTTTGGTGACTGTCCGCTGCACGGCTTTGACGACGAGCAAGAGCAAGAGCAAGAATAATGTTCGGCAGTAAAGAAAAGCCAAATGCTATAACATTCAAGCACCTAATCTCAGGCGATATTCTTGTCATCGAACCTGACAACAAACACACAAAGGGCTGGTCTAATTATCGCAGAGACTTGCAAGATCAGAAAAGGTTTGAAGGTTACGTTGAGGAGTCGTGCGACATGGAAGATGAAGCTTACAGATTCTATGAGCTTTATGTTCGGGAGCGGAACATGGTCCAAGACCTCATGAAGACGATGCGGCTCATCGACAAAGTCTTTGGAGTAAACGGTGAAAAGTTAGAGAAGGAAGCTGTGTGGGCCGCTCACCAAGCTATAAAGTCTGGCAAACTTACGATCGAGGAACCCGAGCGAGGATATTTTGCGTCAGTCTCAGACCTAGGAGCGCAATGTCACTCAGGGAATTATTTAGAGGTCATGACGGCTTGCGGAATGCAGATTTTAGATCAAGACGAATAGAAAGAAGATAATGATGCCGATTAAACAATCAGAGCTTCAGAAGCTAAGAGAATATATAGACGAGCAGCTAATCAAGATCGTGCAAGAAGGCAAGAGAGCCGAAAGGCGGCTGAGCGATGTTGAAGCTGAGCTAGAACAGCGTGTCTGCATCGAGCCAGAAGACGAACCAGATGAGGAGCAAGAGGAGCTAGAGCGCTTGAAAGCTAAGTTTGCCTTTACCCTAGAGGAAGGCTGCCTTGAGCATTGGGAAGATCTGCATGGTTATGCAGGAGTGGTTTGGAGAGATTCAGATTCCGTTATACTGAGGCTGAACGACGACCGGGCCTCTGCCGAACACGAACTCTCCCAGCTTGAAGCATTGCGCCTTGCTTGCCGAATCGCAACCGCAGCTTTTGAGGTTGACAGCTAACCCTTAGCTTTGGAAAACTTACTGTAGCTGGCTCACAAACGAGCCGGCTATTTTTTTTGCTTTTTCCCTTGACAGAAACGGACGTGGTCTGTATGATCCTAGAGAACCTATGGCGTGTAAAAGCATAGAACATCAACTAGAACTTTTCAGCAAGAAAATTGAGCATCTAGAAAATTCAGTTCGAACGCTGTCGCGAAACATTGATCGCTTAAGGGCTCAGATGCCAATTCCAAATCCAACTCTAGGTCCTCCTTGTGGCGAAAATATTCTAAATGCCGATGCGCTTGACAAGCTAAATGAGCTACTGAAGGAAGAGTATGATAGAAGTTAAGACGATCAAATGCAAAGACTGCGTAGGCGGGACGTACCTGAAAGGCTTCACGTCTGGCTATGTCAAATGTGACATATGCGAAGGCAAAGGGGTAGTTATCGATCAAAGCTCTCTGCCGCCAGGCATAACACCGTCGCTTGACGGCTCCTTGTCTGTGACCTATAAGACTAGGACAAAAGACGGCGGCGTCTGGCCCACGCTTTCTATTGAGATGAAAAGCAAGCTTAACGATTTTGCGGACCGCATCGGGAAGGCACGAGATCCAGGCGGCACAAAGAAAGCCTGCGAGCTCGCAAAAAGCAGGGCGATGCTCCAAGAAATTCGTTCGCATCTAGATCCAAAGATGCAAGCGTGCGTGGATTTCGCCCGTGCTGAGGATGCTAAACGCGGCCTGAAGCCAGCGAGCGACTTTAAAGGTCAGCACCTTGACGTTGTGATCGCTGACGATCTAGGCGCAGAAGCACCTAAATTTGATCGCGTTGATGCGCTATCGTGGTTTCATGAATCAATGAACCTAGCCAAAAGCTCAGAAGCACAAGAGCAACCTAGCTCGTTTAGTTGGGTGCCCAAAGGCTATCAAGCTTATCGAGAGGGTAAGTTTGTTTGTGTTGACTTCGCTGGGGAAAAGCGTAGTTCTATGGTTGTTGATACCGAGTACGCTGCGAAGACATTGATACTCACCCACGAAGGTTTTCGCGACATGAGCGTGGTGGATCAGCTGTGGAACTACGAACTTAAATTGAAGCTAGGCCACAACATCAAATATGATGGGTTGAGGCAGCAAGTTGCCTTGATCGACTCAGACAGCGTCATTGCAACTATTAATTTAAGCGACAGCTTGACCAGGATTAACGCTGAGGACCATTTGACCAACATGTCCGCTACCATGCGGAGAAAATCTAATGGCGTACAAAACCTATGAGGAAACCTTGCGAAAGCAGAACGCAAACCTGCAAAGGAAAGCTGAGCGCTGGGACAAAGTCAAGACCTATGCCTTGAAGCTTTGGGGCGAAAGTGCTGACACGCTTGATACTGATTCTAAGCTTGCCAAGTTCATCGAAGAAATGCTAGAATCCGAGAAAGAAGAGAACAAGTTTTGAGCGAGGTAAGCGAAAAGGAAAAGGCCAAAGCGTGGGACATCGTCTCTAAAAACGTTGAGTGGTCTGAGAATGGAGAAGTTGGCACGCATGATCGCTATACGCTGAGGATCCAAGCAGACGCAACGGATGGCAATTGGTATTGGTCGGTTGATGTCCCGATGACACATGGAGAATTAAGCGAGCACGGAGGGCCTTGCAGCTCTCCAAGCGAAGCTCGCTTTGAAGCTGAGCGAATTGCCAGGGCTAACGTGCTTACAGAAACAGCCCAAGCTTTGTGGTACTACGGAGAGTTACGATGACTAAGAAACCAACGAAGCCACGCAAGCCTACTGAGCCCAAGGAAGTGAACACCGTCACGAGAGAATATTACCCCGATCACGGTGAGCTGTTGAGCGAAATTTGCAAAAAGCTAGAGGGCAAACAAAACGTTCGATGGCAAGAGCATTGCGATTGTTCTTGGTTTTCCTATGAAATTGAAGCCGTGAATCAAATGTATGAAACTCAACTCGCAACATACCAGCGCGCGTTGAAGCGATACGCAGACAAGCTTAGTAAATACGAAGCGGACTTGCAAGCATGGAAGCTTGCTCGCAAAAAAGAACTGCAGAAAGAACTAGAAGAACTGTAAAAGGAACTGATGCCAAATTTCAAAACAAATAAGCTGACTGTAGAGCTAGTAAACCTGCGCGAAGGCGAAAGCGTTACGTTTCTTCCTGTTCCAACGAACAAAGACACGATGCAAATTCTTGTTCGATCGAAAGGAAAATCTGAGACCCGGAGTTTTACTAAGCTAGGAGTCAACAGACTGGGGAGTGAACACGGGAACGTAATCGGCGAGGCCGTCCAGCAAATCCTAGCAAAATTTAGAACGAAGGAAAAGAACCAAACTTAGATCTATCCTTGTTTGGTTCTTAGTAGCTTTAATGCTTAATAGCAATTATGCTTTTGATGCTAGGAGCGTTAAAGAGGACTTGACGTCCTCTGCTGTCCGGCTAAAGCCTCCCAGCAACTTGTAATTTTTCTTATTAATTAAGAGTGAATGAATCCACCGCTAGGTGGGCGAGCGGAGCGAGCTTGGTATAGGGTAGCACATGTTTCAACTTTTGTCAAGTCCCAAGAACTTAACGGCGTTTACTTGCCGAATTCGCACAGCTACAAGCATCATCATGGGCGATTCAATATATTTCCCAGCTCAAACTTATGTTATTCACCATGCCCAAAGCTAACATAAGACTATCATTCCTAACATAACTAACGCAGTATGTGAGAAAACTCCAGAAAAAGACCCTTGACCATATCATATCAACCATGTTATGGTTTTGCTTATAGCCCAAAAACCTTTATGAATACACTAAAACTCACAACAAAACGTTTTCGCGAATATGTAGAGCTACAGACTCAACTAGGAGTCACCCGCGATAAAGCTGAGATCACCTTTTTGCTAGAAGGCTTGTCCGATATTTTCGACGAGAACCAACGCCTGGCGCAAAAAGTAAAATCGCTTGAAGATTCGTTCCGCGCATTCACACAAAGTGCATCTGAGCTTGAGTCACGTGTCACTCGCCTTGAGCCACTTCAGAAATCTGAAGACAATACAATCCCAAGCGGATATGAAGTTTCGCTTGGAACGCCGGAGCCTGAATTTGAGATCAAACTTACGCAAAATGTCTTGGACGGCGAAAGCAAAGGGACAAGCTAGCATGGAAGCGGGTAAAGCATTTGAAGAACACTTGAAGCAGATCTTCGGCAAATTGTATCCCAGCGAGCAAACAACTGCCGTCCAAGTTATAACTGGTCTCGGCCTCGCTTCGTCCAGTTTTGCAAATCAGCCACCAGAGTCGCAAGCTAGACTACGGGAAGTTTTCGCGGAGGTTGTGGAGGCCTCTGTTGGAGTTTCTTCGAAAATCGATCGCATGACCAGTTTCCTGTTAAGCGCTCTCACCAGCTTTGACAGTACTGACCAGCTAATGAGCGAACTAGCTGGGAAAGAGGAATAATCTTAACCCTTGGCTTACTTAACGGCTCTCACGGCTTGATGTCGTGGGGGCCATTTTTATACATGTTGTAACTTGAGGTTAGACGACCGTGCAAAACAAAAGTTACCAAGAATGCACAAAGTGCAAACTGACTCGCCACGTGGATCAATTCAGGTCGCGAGCCAATATTTGCCGCGCCTGCGAAAATGAATTCAAACGCGGTCGGCGTAGGGAAGATCCTTTGCGGGCACACCTGCAAGACGCAAAGAAACGCTCCAAGAAGAAGGGCTTTGATTTTGATCTGACTCTAGAACACTTGAACGTTTTGCTTGAAAAGCAAAGCAATAGATGTTATTGGTTTTCTATTCCGCTTGTTATTGACGGAACGAAAGATCCTGCACATATGTCGCTCGACCGCTTAGATAACTTCAAAGGATACACTAAGGATAATGTCGTGATTGCGTCGAGGGCAGCAAATCTTGCACGAAACAACACAGACGTTCAGACTTTTACGAAATTTCTCGATTCAGTGTGGCGCTCAAATGAAACAAAAAATTGTAGCTAAAGCCACACCAGGAACAGAATCGCTAGAAGCTCTGGCGGGACAGATCGGGTTTGGTGTTCTGAACATCTACCACATTCCCAACAAGGGCTATTTTGCTGCACCCATAGACGACCGGCCTTATGTCTTGCTTGGCAAGAATGTAAAGCAAGCCAGCGAGTCTATGAATCTAGCGGCCGATGAGGTCATAACAGAAGACGACTTCGAATCGCGCGATCTTCAAGAACTTGAGTCCCCAGAGGAAGAACGTGCGCTTGTCTCACAGGCTCATAGAGAAGCGCAGAAGCGCGGCCGTATTTCAGAACTTGATCTGGACTGGGCAAACGAAGCAGTAAACTAGCATGGCAACAAAAAACAGCACATATGTCCAAGACAGGATCAAAGCGATCTTGAAAACTAACTCAAATGGGACCAAGCAATTTGGTGTTCGAGATCAAGCCAAAGCGCTGACGAAGTACGTAGGAGCCGAATCAGCACGCCTTTGGCTAGGTGAGCACATCCGCGTTACCAAGCTTTTCAGAGGTCTTCTACAGCGTGACGACTGGGCGGCAGCAGATACAGAAACAACTTCCCCAGGTCCTGAAGCTGAGATTATCGAGAAAGCTATCGTTCGCCACGACGGCTCAATCGCTTACGAATCTCTCTTTAAGCCCACAAAACACATCACTGAAGGCTCCATTGCCGTTCATGGAATTACGCCCAAGAAGGTTGAACTCGCGCCTACGTTTAAGCAGGAGCGCGATAAGATCCAGAGCGCTCTAGACGAGTTCAACCTGATCTTATTCTACAACAAAGACTTCGATCTGCGCTTGCTGGATCAAACAGCATTTGAGCATGGAGTCGCTGAGCTAGAATTTCCTGAGGTTATCGACCCCATGCCTGATTCAGCCGTGTGGGTGGGCGATTGGAACTCTCTGCGCAATGGCTTCAGATGGCCTAAGCTAGAAGGCGGTCACCGAGCGGCTGGCGACTGCACACAGCTGATTGAGGTCATTAAAAGCATGTCAACTTCAAACATCGAATACATCAGCGATCTGATGGAGGAACTCAAAAGCAAATGAGATACGAAACCTATAATTTTGACAGCGATTGGGATCCTGACGAACAAGAAGCATACGAATCTTCCCATGATACTGAGCTTGCTTACTGCCTGGGTTATGAGGCGTTTCTGGAAGACATCGCCACATCGATCAATTCCAACCCATATGCTCCAGGATCGCCGGCATTTGAGAAATGGGAACGTGGTTTCTTTGACGCTGAAGAAGATTTTAAAACCTCTAAAAACTAACTAATTTCGCTAGCTACAACTGTTTTAAAGCCCCCACGCACTCCGGCGTGGGGGCTTTTTTTGTGCATGCCCTATATTTGTGGCGATGCCAAAAAAGTCTAGTGAGTCCGCTAAGGGGCTTGCAAAACGAGAAATACTAGGGTTGCTCAAAGCGGGGCAGACTCCGATCCAGATTCAGGAACACTTGGGCCTGAATGCTGATTCGTTTGAAGTCATGCTGCGCGAAGCTATGGATGAGCTTGCGCAAGAGCTCTCCAGCCAACCCACAGAACATGTATTTGCACGGCACTTTATCGAAGCTGTTGCGATTATCAACAAGCTAGATAAATTCACAACAGATTCTGGCATACCGCGTGAGGCTATCAATGCTTTGAAAGCGCAGTATGAAATCAGAAAAGACCTGCTTCGCTTAGCTAAAGAATTCGGCATCGTTAATATTCAAGGCATGGGAGCTGAAGCGGGTCTTCCTATTTATATTGCGCAACACATTCAGGGAATGACCGCAACAGAGCTTCGCTCTGAACTTGCTCGTTCGCTTGATGAATTAGTTCGCATCCAAAGGGAAGTTGGAGATGACGATATCTTGGCTTTGCCCGAACAACGTCTTCATCATGGCGACAGCATTTATGACATTCAGGGTGCTGTGAAATCAGAGGAATAACTAATGAGCGCAAACGCATACGGTTACCGCCTATTACGCGAAGTTCAAGAGGGCTTCACAGCTGACGCAACAGATTACTTTGCGGATCAGGACACAGCTGGACTGGAAACAGTCTGTATCAAAGAAGCACCAACTGCACAGTTGGCTGGCGCCACCCGAAAAGTCTCACTTTTTTATTCGCTTCGAGATGCCAATGGAGACATCGCAGATGCAGGCACTGCTGTTGCGACAATTCAACTTCTTGAAGTTGTGTCGTTCCAGGATGAGGAAGGCGTTGCGGTTTTGGACCATGGCACTAGTGCAGCGCAAGTCGCGTATGCACAAGTAGTAACAGCTGATGTTGGCGGCGCCCCAAGGCTTGGTGTGCGGCTAACAGCAGTAGCAAACATTCCAGCTAGCGGGAAACTGCAAGTCTGGATCAAAGAACTCTAATCTAAACAGATTGCAATCTAGGAGATAAAAAATGGCATCAGGAACAGGTAGGAAAGAAGGATCGGTAACGGGTACCGGCACACTGCTTGAGGTTGAAGTAGGGTTCCGCCCTCGCATCGTCAAGCTTTTGAACACTGACGGGCTCGTGAGCGCTGAGTGGCAGATCGGAATGGGTCCTCGCGTACAGAACCCTAACAGCCCGGTCCCTGAGCTCTTCCCGGAGGAAGCAACTCAGCTAACCTATAAGCGCATTACAGACGGCACACTTAGCGCCACTGCGGCAGGTGAGGGCGTGCGCCCTACGGCCAGCGGCTTTGTCCTTGGCGTTGATACTGACATCAACGTCGCTGGCGAAGTAGTTCAGTATATCGCTGAAGAGTAAGACTTGCTTTATGCGGCGGGGTGTGATTGCCCCGCCGCTCTTTAGCTTTCATGCGAATCCTCGATCCAAAACTTGTACTGACCGGTGAGCGCTCTCAGCTTGAACAGCTGTATGGCACTCAGCGGGAAATGTATAATGAATGGCTCAGAAAACAGATCCTTGTAAATAACAGGGTCGATATTCTAGCAACTCATGTTCTTGGTTACGAGGTTCAACCATTTCACCTAAACATGCTGAAGTTTCAATTTCAGCATCTTGATAACCTTCAGCTTGCATTTCGAGGAGCTGGAAAATCTACTATTTGTACAGTAGCCAAAGCAATTTGGTACCTGTCCAAATGGCCGAACGCCCGCCTGGTGATCGCGAGCAAAACAGTCAAGCAGGCCCAAGCTAGGCTCAAAGAAATTAAGTCCCATTTTGAGGGCAACGAAAAATTAATCGAGCTCTTTGGAGAGTTCGTGTCCAGAGATGTCTGGAACCAGCGAGAGATCGAAGTTGCACAACGAACGTCAACGGACGCAACTCCCTCGATTGCTTGCGTCGGTGCTAAAGGCTCCATTGCTGGTGCGCACTTTGATGTTGAGTTTTCCGACGATCTTATTGACAAAACAAATTCCGATACGGAGATTACTCGTGAAGAAGTTAATGAGTGGTACAACGGCACTTTTACACCAATGCTCGATCCGCCTGATGCCGATCTTCCATATCGATTCAATAGGCATCGCGTTGGTACACGGTATCACTATCTTGACCAATATGGTCAGTGGATAAAAATTGCTGAAGACAACCTAAAGGCTGGCGTCCCAGCTATGGGAATAAACGTCATTCCTGCTGTTGATCCTGAGACGGGTTGTTCACCATGGCCAAAACGCTGGCGTGTTGAAGAGTTGTTGAAGCGAAAACGCAACATGGGCGAGATTGCTTTCGGCGCGCAGTATCTCTGTTCTACAGACGCTATGAAGGGCGAAATCTTCAAGTATGAACATTGCCAATCTATCCCTGAGGATGAGATGAACGCAATGATTTCTAAGATGAACGTCTATATGGGTGTTGATCTTGCTATCTCCGAAAAGCAAACGGCAGACGATTTTGCGATCGTTGTCATCGGAAAGCATGGGACTGGGGATGAAGCTCGCTACTTTGTTCTTGAATCCTACGCAGACAAGCTTAGGTTCAACGATCAAACTGCAAAGATCGTTGAGATGGATCAGAAGTGGAAACCTAAAAAAATTGGCTTAGAGGTTCAAGGGTATCAGCTCGCCCAATACCACAATCTTGAGAAGCACCACCCTGAGATCAAAAGCAAGATCAAGCGCATCCGCATTAAGCCCCACGATGGGAAAGTTTCACGCGCTTGGCGCCTGACGCCCGTCTTTGAAAACAAGCGAGTTTTCTTTCCCGTTCGTTCGATGAAGTTGAACGGCGAAACGATTCTCGAAACGCCCTCATGGAAATTGCGCGAGCAACTGGTCCTGTTTCCCAGCGCTGGCCACGATGATTTATTTGACGCATTTGATCATGCGATGACAGCGGCTCGCACTAGCGGCCGTCGCAAGATCGAACGAGAAACTGTAGGAGTCCTCTAAGTGGAAGACTTAACTAAACGAGAACAATGGGTTGTACATCTGGAAAAGCGCAAAGAAGAACTAAGCTCTGCGCGTGCTAGCTTGCGTCGCGTTCAGAGCCTGGAAGAGGTTGATGTTTCTAAGAGTCGAGAAGAAGGCGGAGAACAATCGGCGCTGATAGCAGATACTCCACGTATTGCATCTCAAGACATTATCAAGCCCATATACGATCCACAGTGGCTTACTACTTTTATTGAAGGCTCTTCGGAACTCAAGCAAGTCATTCATGCGATGGTTTCGAATACAGTTGGCTTTGGTCACCGTACGGTTCCACGCATTCGCAAGAAGGAACAAACCAATGTTGACGATGTTCTCGATGAAGCGATCAAGCTAGAGAACTTCTTTAGATATGTGAATGCCGAGCAGGATCTAACAGAGCTTCTAACTGAAGCCGTGTGGGACTACTACCTCACAGGCAACATGTACTTTGAGGTCTCCAGAAACGATACGACTGGGCAGCCAGATGGCTTGATTCGAGTTCCATCACACCAGATGGAAATTATGAAGCTTGAAGAAGAACCGTACGCTAACAAAATTAAGCGTATCGAGCGAACGCGAGATGGCTACAAAGTTAGCGAACGGGAAGAAGCTTTCAGACGCCGGCGCTATGTACAGACGTCCACTGGTTCTTCAAGAACTGGGTCGGCTTCAAACGATAGCACCCATCAAACATTTTACAAGGCGTTTCAGGACGATAGAGCATACGACCGAGACACTGGCAAGCTCGTTAAAGAGAAGTCCAAAATCAGCGAGCTGAAAAGCAAGAACAAGCTTGCTCGCGAAATCATTCACGTCGCGGAGCCGCGAACACGGGGCCCCTACGGCTTTGTCCGTCACATCGGAAATGTCATTTCCATTGTTGGCGACCAGAAGGCTGAGGAGATCAATTACGCAACCATCAAGAACAACAGCATTCCCAGCATGTTCGTGATGGTCTCTGGCGGCAATCTTACTCAAGATTCGATCGACAGGCTGAAGGATTTCATTCAAGTCAAGATCAACAATAGCGACAATCGCAGCAAGTTCGTTTTGCTTGAAAGCGAGCCAATGACCATGGATGACGTGGACATTGGCAACGCTAAGATTGAAGTTAAGTCGTTGCACGATACACGAATTAATGACGCGATGTTCACGGAGTATAGTACAGAGAACCGTCAAGCGCAGCGACGAGCATATCGCTTGCCTGAAGTTCTTGTTGGACGCGGAGACGCTAAAACACGTGCTGAGGTTGAAGCGAACGTTAAGTTTGCAGATGAGCAAATTTTCGCAATTGATCGTGACAAATTCGTCAAATTCATCAACAACAAGCTCTTTGCAGAAATGGGCATTGTTCATAATGTTATTGAGCTGAACACTCCAAACGTCACAGATACACAAGCGCTGGTACAAGCGATGCGTGATGCTGAGAAGACTGGGGCAATGACTCCTGAGATCGCTCGCATGATTATGGAGCGCTTGTTCGGGCAGGACTTACCTGAATTCCCCCAAGGGTTCGATTCTACATTGCCGTTCTCGCTACTTATGGCTGAGGCAATAAAGAATCAAGCAGACCCTACTGAGCCAACGCAACAAGTGACTTCGGAGCCACAAAACTAATTCAGCTATGCATGCTCTAGAGTTATGCGTATTAAGCGGTTAAAGGATAAGTAACATGGAAGAAAGACAATCTGAGTTACTTGGAGAAAAGACCATTATTAGAAAGTCGTTTTCTAACGACAAGCGCGAGGTTACTTGCGTAGCTATGGTAGCTGATGAAATCGACGCTCATGGTGATTTGTTCACTATCGAATGCGTCGAGAATGCCGCTTACGACTTTTTGTCTACATACAATATCAGCAAGGAAATTGGGTTGCAGCACAGCGGCGAGCGCCCAGACATTGATCTGATTGGATCATGGTTTACAGATGCTGGAGGTAGCTTCGATGGAGTGGACGCCCCAGTCAATTCGTGGATTGTGAAGTTTCGGATTAACGATGACGATGTTTGGCAGCGTGTCAAAGATGGCGAGCTGACCGGAGTTTCAATTGAAGGCCCAGCATCTGGGTACAGAGTAAACGAAGATGACCCAACCGAAACCTAAGCGAGTGTTCACCAAAGCGAACCCTACGAATGTAGATCTCGTAGACGAAGGTGCAAACTTGAAAGTCCTTGTTTACAAGCGCAAGGAAGGAAATTCAGAAATGAAAAACGAAAAGAATAAAGAGAGCGCCGAGCTTGTGGACATTGATGTGTCTAAGGCTAGCGGCGAAGAGCCGAAGACCGAAGCAATCGAGCAGTCCAACGAGATTGTCGAAACGCTTGAAAAGTCTGAGGAGAGCGAGAGCAATGACGAAGCTAGCGAAAATAAAGAGGCGTCCGCTGAGGAGAGCGCTGAGTTGGCTAAGAGCGAAGGCGAAGGCGATAAGGAAACGGAAGCCGCTGAGAAGGCTGTTGATGTGGATGCCATTGCCAAGACGCTTGAAGAGAAAGTTCTAGATGCGATTGCGGGCAAGCTTGTCAAGGGCAAACGAATGACCGCAAAGCGTGAAGAGAAACTTCGTAACTTGCTTAGCGAATTCGCAACTCTTGCTGATGACCTTGCCCCAGCTGATGAAGAAGTTGTTGAGGAAGTTACTAAGTCTGCAGATTCGAATGAGGATGACTCTAAGTCCGATCCTGTGGTCTCTTTGCTTGAGAAGCTTCAGAAAAGTGTTGATGAGTTGAGCGCGAAGAATGCTTCGCAGGCTGAGCGCATTGAAACAATTGAAAAGAGCCGTGGCGCGAGCGCTGCAGCTCCTGATGAAACAACTGTTGAAGAGGAAGTTAAGAAGTCCCGCGAGGACAGCCCCTTCGGCGGTGAATTTGACGGATTCTTTAATTCGCTGAAGTAAGTTCAGACGAGAAATTTAAAAGGAAATACACATGACTACACAATCTGAATTCTTGCAGAAGGCGGTCCAGACCACTGATTCGATCGCCCAAAGCGGTAAGCTTAATCCGAAGCAGGCTGACCGGTTCCTGGACTTCGTGTTTGATGAGAGCGTGCTTAAAGGCAACGTTCGCATGGAGCGATTCCGCAATGAGCAATTCGATATTGATACCATGGGTGTCGGTAAGCGCGTTGCCTTGTCGCACAAGGAAGCTCAGGACCCTCAGCGACGGCGATCAGCCAAGTTCTCTCAGCGTAAAATGATTCCTGCTGAGGTTGTCGTGCCGCTTGAGTTCTCTGAGCGGTTTCTGGCACACAACCTTGAGGGAATGAGCGCCGAAGACCATGTGCTTAGCATGATGGCTCGCGCGTTCTCGAATGACCTTGAGGAGTTGTACATTCTTGGTAATCCGTTGGGTCGCGCTGCGACTCCAGAAGAGCTCGACTTTGGTACATCGACCACGACTTACGTGAAGGACGAGTACCTTGCTCTGCAGACCGGCTGGAGCGAGCTCGCTGAGGCTGGCAATATTCTTGACGCGAACGGGGCGAATATTTCGCCTAACTTGTTCTCGCAAGGTATGCAGGCCCTGCCAACAAAGTTTCAGCGTCAGTTGAACAGCATGCGTTGGCTGTTGCCCCAGAATCTCGATCATAAGTACAACGAAAAGGTGTCTGCTCGCGCAACAGCGGCAGGTGACTCTGCGTTGGCTGGCGGTTCTGGCGATAGCTTTGGTATTCGGCGCGTGCCCGTACCATTGTGGCCTCTTGAGCCTCAGGTAGTTGAGCATGTCACGCTTAGTGGCACAACTGCAGTTGCGCTGAAGAACAAAAACATCAAGAGCGTTATCGTTCTTCCAGAAGATCTTGATGATACTGCGTTGACGCCGTTTATCAATACAACGGACTACATCGTTGATGCGGCCGCTGGCACTATTGCTCGTACAGGCGGCGGTGCCATTGGTGATGGTGATGTTGTGAAGGTCACCTATCAGGCAGGTGCACAGATGTTGCTTACGGATCTTCGGAACCTCATCGTTGGTGTTTCGATGAATATTACGATCCTTCAGGCTCCAGACATCTATAAGAATACTCGACAGTGGGCTATGCACGCTCGTGTTGGTGTTCAGATTGAAGAGCCCGATGCGATCGTAAAGGTCAAAAATATCGGTCTTGGCTGATCAAATAATTTGATAGCGCTTGGCGGGGCCGCTTCGTAGCCCACGCTAACTTTTTTGTCACGCCCAATTTTTAACACGCCTACGAAAGATTTTAGAAATGTCAGATAAACCCCAAGTCGCTTACGCTTTGATCAAACTTACTTCCTGTGCGTCTCTCACGGTACCTGGGAAAATGAAATTTGAACGGCGCCTTAAAGACCAGCGCGTAACTGACAAAGACATCATCAAATACTGCGAAACAAATTCAGCTTTTATTGTTCGCAAATTTGATGGTCAAAACAAGCCTATTGAGTCCGCTCCGTATGTTAAGCCGCAAGTTGTCAAGCCGCGCTCTGTTACTGTTCTTTCTCCTTCTAAAGACGATGAAAGCGCAAAGGCAAGCGAACAGGATGCGAAAGAAGAAAAGAAAAATGAAGCTCCTCAAGCTTGGCCAGACGCGAGAACGCTAGCAGACGCCTCTGATTGGGAGAACGATAGCGAAGCGGTAAGCGACTCAGAACAATGGGATGGCAAAATGAACCGCACAAAGCTTGCGAACATTTTGTCCGATCGTCTAGGCAAAGACGTTGATCCTAAAGAGCACAGCAAGCCTACCCTAATCAGCATGCTTGAAGCAACTGAAGAGGGTTAATCCGAAGGAAGAATTGATATGTTGTACGTTTACAAATTGCCTCACGGCTTTATGCCCTTTCAGCTTGAAAACTTTCCTGCTGGTTGTGCGCGCTCGTGCGAAGGTGCGCTACATTTGCGCCCTAACTCTTTGGCTAAAATGACCAAGGCTGAGGCTGATTGTCTGAAAGCTGAGCGTCCTGATGTGGCGCGGCTTATGACACTGATCAAGAAAGTCAAGCCCGAGAAGCCTCAGAAGAACGCTGACCTTGCCAAAGCAAAGGAAGCGCCTAAGGCTACAGCTGAAGAGCTAAAGGTTGAACAGCCTAAAATTGACGTTGCTAAGGCTGATAAGCGTAAAAGCAAGAAGTAGGTTCTGTGATGACACCTATTAAAGTCCTGGTACACAAGGCGTCTTTACGCTTGATGCCAGATGAAAGTTTGGTTGAGTTTACTGAGGCGCTGCTTGCAGCGTACAGAGACTCCCGCTCGCTGGGCGAAACAGATTGGGCGTGGCCCAGCGAGATTTTTAGCGACCATGCGGTTTTCTTTGTCGATCAAGGGGGAGACTCAGACGGCTTTGGAAAACACTTCATGGTCAACTTCGAACGCGATAGCGACGGCACCTTTCGTTTTGAGAACGAACGAGAGGTTCGCGCAGTCGTGACACGTCGCTTCGTTCCCGTAACCGAGTCAGACTAAGAAATCATGGCTTATACAACCATTGCCGCAGTTCGCGCTGAAGGTATCACAGATGATATCGCTGATGATAACGCTGTCACTGCAGCCATCACGCTTTGTTGCGCGCTGATCGACAGATACTGTCGGCAATGGTTTGAAGCAAGAACAGTTTCGTCTATGCTACTTGACGGTAGCGGAACGCCTGTATTGTTCCTGCCACTGCCTGTCATCACGATTACTGACCTGAAGACCAACAACGCAAGTCAGACGTTGGATCCCATTCACTATCGAGTTTATAACAATCGAACATTTTTGCGAGACGACCGTAAGAACCCAAAGCTTGTCTTGGATTTTAATTCGGGGCAATCACCTGATTTGTTTACTTCGTTTCCCATGGACTCACGAGTGTTCATGCTTGGAGCACAAAATCAGGAAGTTTCTGGTGACTTTGGCTTTGTAGAATCGGATCTGACTACACCGCTTCCAATCCAACAAGCGGCTTTGATGTGGGTCTTGGAAAAGATTCTATGCCCCCCAGCTAGCGACGCTGCATTTCAAGCAGCGGCAGCCGGGGTCTCTCTAGCTGAAGCTGACTTACAAGTTGTTGAAGAGCGCACAGACGATCACACGATCAAGTATGACGCACTGACAACAGGCACAACAAAACCACGCCGACCAATCGGCCTTTCTGCGCTGGTCAAGAACCCAGCGATTATGGAAATTCTAAACCTATATCGGTCGCCGATTCCAATTTCTTCGCCTGATCATTGGACTGACTGGGTATTCCGAGATTCTAATCACAACGAACCGTTCGCCTAAGGGTCATTGTTGTGGCACGTCGTTACCCAAATTTGATCCATCCTGTCCGCATCAGGATGTTGCCTGTAAACCGCAAGGATACGCCACAAGATCCTAATGCGCGAGAGCCTATTCAGCTTATCAAACGTGATCAAGCTGTTGAAATTTCTGCGCAGATGGAATTTCGTGAATCACTAGTTGACGGCGTTGCTCAAGCTAGATTCACTAAAACAGGTTTGCTTGAAGATGAAACTGGCTATGCGTTGATCCGTACAATCGACTTCAAAGCTTTAAATTATGAGCCGCAACTTGGTGACAACATCGTCAAGGTCAGCATCGGAACCCTAGGAGAGAAAGATATTAACGCCTACTTTCGTAGGCTCAAGCCAGTAGGTCATTTGCCAGAATACGGTTCTACTTTACTGAAGTGTTTCTTTGGCGATCGAAAACCATCGCACAACAAGCTAGGGGGCATCTAACCATGGCTGCTAGGTTTAGCCTAAAGCTCGATAAGGGCTGGGACAAGTATGCAAGGGGAATCGATGCCAAGAGATTTCGTAGGAATCTTCAGAAAGCTAAGCGTCGTGCGTTGCGAGCTATTGCTAAGAAAATCGTTAGCGAAGTAATCGATGCGGGAGTTCCTCCAGAAAACGCGCCTTTGACGGTTTCAATCAAGGGTAAGAACAGTCCACTTGATGATCGCGGAGCGATGAAGAGGGCGATTACCACCAAGATTGTCAACAAAGATACGCTCAAGATTTTCATTCCAACTACAGCCAAGAACTACAAAGGCTATCTATCCGCTCACGATGGCGCAACGATCAAAGTTACCGCCGCTATGCGCCAAATGTTTTTTGCTCTGTGGCTTGTCAGCATTGGAGCAAACGATCCGCAAGCCTTGACGGGTAGGGCGAAAGAGCTTTTTAAGCGCAAGCCAGATGGTTGGAAGCCACTGCGCGAAGCAACGAAAGCGATCAAGATCCCTAGGCGACCATACTTTGAAGTTGCTTTTGGCTCAGCAGCTGTTCGAGCAAAGGCAATTCAAGAATTCGAAAAAGCTGTTACCGATGCGCTTCGAAAGTCGATCAAATAGATGGCGAACAAGCTAATCAAAACGTTCGATTTCGTGGAGGCAAATCGCTGCAAGCTAGACTTGACAGGAGGGCTGCGCCTAAACCCAAACACGGATGCGTTAGAAATACCTCACGCTGGAACCGCTTGGGATACTCGACAACCTTTCGATACGTCGACGACTCTAACGGCTACCACATGGATTGCTAATCCCCTTTCAGCTACGTCGTGGGATAGTTTCTCTGTCGAGTACACAACACGCCCAAAAGATTTCGACAATGTTGATTTGTTTACCATTCAATTTCGTCTGACAGATGGCGTTGATGAATTTTGGTGGGATGGTGCGGCCTGGGTCGTAAATACAACGGACTGGAATACGTCCGGTGAAGTAGCAACAAACCTCCCCAGCTTTCCAATTCTCTCGCAAAAAATTGGCATCGTAATCAACATGATTACGCTTGATCAGACTGTAACTCCACAGATCAAATCTGTGAAGGTGCTGTACTCTACGCGCATTGATCACTTCTTCGATTACATTTATGAATCTTTGCTTGTAGAGCTAAAGAGCTCTCTACGACCAAAAGCTAGAGTTCAGTTTGAAGCTGACCAAGCAACAGACACATTCGATTTAGATTCGTTCCCTTGGGATACGGAGTATGCCGTAGATACCGTGACCGCCGCATACGATCTTGGTACTGATCCTAATCGTCTAACAAACATTCTCTCAAGCTATGACAGCGTTGAGAACAGAATCACACTCACGTCACCTGCTGTAATTGGTGATGTGTTTTGGCTTGACTTCACATGGAAACCGGATGCGGTTGTCATGACCAGCCAAGACTATTCACAGCTAGCAAAAATCCCTGCATACACAGTTACTAACATTAACCAAAGTGATTCAGTTGAACACATTGGCACAGATGACTTCGTGTTTAACGAAGATACTGGGGATGGCTATATTCTTCCGGGCCCAAGAATGGGCGACATCAGCTTTGATATTGACATTGAAGCTGACAAACAATTTGACTCACATGCCATGCAAGAGGCTTTGCGAAATTGGGTAAACCAGAATCGTTGCCTTAGATCTAGAGGCATGGATGAAGAATTTGATATTGAATCACTAGGCGGCCTAGCCGTTACGAGCACAACTAATGATGCGGACATACAGACAGCTAGGCTGAGGCTTAGCTTAGTGCATGCCGTATTCTTTGAGCGTGACGCTAAGGCAGCCAAACAGGTACAAAGGATCGTTTTCACTGGCGATCTAGACTTTTCCGTAACGAGGTAAAAAGATAATGGCACGAGTATTTGGACCCATTCAGGGCGCGGGAACCCAAGTTACAGAACGAGACGTCGAGCGTCAAATCCAAGCAGCTGCGCTTGGTTGGACCGCTTACGCTTCGATTCTTGAGCGGGGCACTCCCAACGAACTTATTCAGACTTTCAGTCGTACAGATATGATCAACAAAACAGGCGGCCTCATCGCTGACTCCGTTGGTCCTGATTCGGCACGGCACTTTTTCGAGGGAGCAAACGGCGCAGGCGGGTTGCTGCTTATGCGCGTCACAGACGGCAACGAACTCCCCAGCAAAGTTAATTTGTATGCGCGACGTAGCAAGCTTACCAAGATGGGAGAGCTTGAAGCGCACGATGGCGGTCGATGGGGCGGCTACGACGACAAGCATACCGCTGAAGTTACGGTTGTAGGCGACATCAATGAGATCACGATCGAAACAGGCATCACGACTTGGACCACTGACCAGTGGAAAGGCGGAACGGTTGAGCTTGAAGGCGTTCCAAACACAACTTACCCGATTGTTGGCAATACGGATACCGGGACAATCACCGTTGCTTCCGATCAGACCATGGCTGCTGACCTTGCTGCGGGATCTGACCCGACGAACAAGCGCTATTTCCTTGAGCTAAACACGCCCACTGGCGTTGGCTTGCGTTATGAGCTTGTTGATGGTGCAGAGAACCCATCCACAGAATTTGGCCTCAATATTTATCTTGATGGCATTCTTGTTGCGAGTTGGCTTAATCTTTCGACAGATCCGACATCTGCAATTTACTGGGTTGACCTGATCAACGACCAGGACTCTAACTATTACGTTAAAGCTATTGACACGTGGACAGGCGCACACGTTGCTAGTGTTCGTCCAGCGAATGTATATGGTGCGTTCACCGCTCTTTCTGAGCGAGTGCTTACGGCGACTATTGCTGATTTTGAGCTGACCTCAACAACAGGTGACCCAACGTTTGCGCTTGGCACAACGAACGATACAATGGTTGCGCAGAACATCACGCTTACGATGACTGCTGCGACAACGTTTGATGCTGTCTCAGATAAGTTCGGTGCGCTTGGTTCTGGTACGTTTGGTGTTGAATTTGATGCAGGTATCAAATGGGTTCCGCCATTTACGGTTACAGCAGGAGGCACACCCGCTACGTCAGGGGACACCCTAACTGTGCTTTACAAGCCGCTTGCCCCTGGCAAGCTAGCAGGCGGGCGCGTGTTCCCTGATAAGGACACACAATCTTCCCTGAACTACATCATCGAAAGCAACACCCACGACAAAATCACCGCAGCACTTGGCTCTACGATGCTAACTGATGTTGCCCCAGTCTTCACGGCTGTTGCAGCGACTGGCTCTATCCAATTCGTCGCGAAAGCTAGCTTGTCTGATGACGAGACGTTTACGCTCGTTGATTCTGACGGAACTTCTCTTGTGTTCTACTTCAATGTAACTGGCGGCGCGAGCGGCCCTGGTGTTGAGGTTGACATTCAAGCAGATACGACTGCAGATCAGGTTGCTGCAACGGCCAAAGCCGCAATCGATGCGGAAGGAACGTTGGATATCACGACAGGAACGGTTGCGAGCGGCTTGCTTCCTGTGACACAGGGCACCGCTGGTGCGGCTGGCAACACAGCAATTACGGAAGCCGTTTCGGATGTTGGCTTTGAAGTTACTGGATTCGCTGGCGGACTCGATGTTACGGTAAACGAATACCAAGTCGAAAATCTGGCTTGCATGCAGGGCGGCCGCGATGGTGTTGCTGATATTACTGATGCTGATTATCTGAAGGCGTGGGATGTAATTACTTCCCCATTCCTTCAGGTTCGAGGCCAACGCCTTGGCTTGCTTAAATGCGCAACTCCTGGCGTAACGTCAACAGCGGTTCAGAAGGCCGGCAAAGACTTTGCGTTCACGTTCTCGCATGCTTATCGCTATGAGGTGCCTGCAAATATCACCACAGAGGCTGGCATCTTTGATTATATCACAGATGCCCTTGGACGCTCTAATTATATAGCGGCTGCTGCGCAAGGCGTTGGGTACATTCAGGATCCTCAGGCCGCAAGCAACAAGCTAAAGCAAATTTCTCTAACTGGGAAAATTCATGGTCGCGAGGCGCGAATTGCTGCGGATAATCTCGGTTATCACAAGGCAGCTGCGGGCGACAGCGCAATTCTTCCAGGTGTTTTGAAAGTATCGACGGGCGATGTGCTTCTAAACGAAGAGTTCTTGAACCCTCGCGGCATTCAGGTCATCAAAAAGAAGAATGGCGAGTTTGTTATTTGGGGTGACCGTGCTCCATCTGTGGATCCTGCTTGGACATTCAAGCACATCCGCGAAACGATGTCTCATTACATCCACACGTTGCTTGAGTCCTTCGATTTCGCAATCTTTGAAATCAACGATCCTGCGACATTCGCGATCATTCGCACGGCTCTCCAGTCGTTCTTCTTCACGGAGTATGCAAACCGGGCGCTTGATAATTCGTTGCCTCGTGATGAAGCGCTTAAGTTAAAAATCGACACAGAGAACAATACAAAACTTACGCAGTCCCTTGGGGATGTACATGCGGATATTACAGTAGCTATTGTTAATACCGTTGAGCGGCTGAGATTCAGCCTCGGCAGAAACGGCGTTTTGGATTCTGCTGCCTAATTCACAAACTGATCTTTTAAGGAGATAAGAAAAATGCCAGCTAAAGGTGTAATCAATAAAGACGTTATCGCCGGAAATAAGTTTCAGTTTCTGGTTGCCGGCGTCCAACTTACTGTAACCGCGGTCGAAGGTCTTGAGGAAGTTCTTAAAACTATAGATCTACCAGATGGTACGCGAGCCAGCGGCGGTCGCACAGAGGCCTCTGAGTTTACGGTTCGAATCCCCAAACACCACACGGTAGAATTTGCGTTTTTCGAAGCGTGGTACCGAGAGGGCAAGGATCCTGTTCTTGCAACAGCGTACAAACCCGTAACTGTGCTGTCTTTGTCTAATAGTAATGCCATTACTCGAACAAGTTCTTTGTTTGGATGTTTCATTACTGGACGAACAGAGCCGGATAAATCTCTAGAAGATGGTTCCGAAGAAATGGCTGAAGTTGAATACACGATTTCAGTAGACGACCAAGATCACGTGTAATCGTTGCGTCGCATGCGGTAGGGGCTTCCGCTTATAACAATAGAGCCCCACCTATTTTCCTAACGCCCAATATTAACGCCCAACCAAATTAGGATAGCCCACATGTCCACAGAACAAGAAACAGAAGAACAAACCAAGCCCTGGGGAACACTTGCCCAGCACGGTCAACTAATTTTTTCCCAAGACCCTACGCTAATTTTTAAGCCGTGGCGAGGCAAGGAAGAGCGCGAGCTTTCTGAGTACCTCCAACAAAACGCAGAAAAGTTAGAAGGAGGGCGAGCTTGCAAGCGTGTCTCGCTAATCCTGCAATACATGTGCGTTCAGTTTGGTGAGCATATCTTCTGGCAAGCTGATGGAGCTGGGGGATTTGTCGAGAAGATGAGTGAAGCTGAACGTGATTTGACAATCTCTCAAGCGTACGAAGCAGATGTGCTTTGTGCTTACTTGCTTCTTAGGATTCGTGCGATTGGCCCTGAAGCCGTTTTAGACGTTCCCAGCCCATTTGCAAAAGATCGCATCATCAAATGGCACGGTAATCTTGGCACGATTGAACTTGTTGGCGGCCAGAGCGTGGACGATGCCACTTGGACACACAAAGGCGAGACGCCTACGTTGATCCGCGGTAAAGAAATTACTGAATTTGTGATGGCTCCAGCGCGCTGGTCTGTCTCTGAAGCGCTGCGGCTCGATGGGAACATGGGTTCCCTGACAATGAAAACGATCGCCGGCTCTGTGCATATGCTGCCTGAGTTCAACGCAGATCATCCTATCCAACTTGTAGAGCAAGACTTGGACGACATGACCAAGCGCAACATTTCTTTGTTTGAGAATGCTCTGAACCGTGAGCAAAGCGGTCCAGATCTTTCGATCGAAGTTTACGACCCTGACGCGAAGAAGACTTTTGTTGCGTCTCTTCCATGGCTGAATACTGATTTTTTAGCAATATCTTCCCAATCCTAACTGCCCAGCAGATTTGGGAAGACGAACTAGCACTAACGTATTACGGCAAGCATTCTTCAGACGTTTCTGCGATGACCGCAAGGGAGCGCAGATTCAAACTCAAACGCTTGATGCAAATCAAGCAACAAGAAAAGCCCAAGAGGACAAAGTAGGGTAAAAATATGGCGTTTGAGAGAGTTGGTCTAGGCGGCCTATTAACATTCAATAGCAAGCAAGCTGAAGGCTCGATGAAGAGGCTTTCGAAGAACTTTAAAAGTCTTCGAGCTTCTACATTCAGTACAACCGCTGCATTCGATGGTTTTGCTCGACGCGCCACGCTCGCGACGGCTGCTGTAGGCGCGCTCGCTATTGGCTTAGGCGCACGCCAATTCATCAAATTCGAACAGCAGATGAGCGCTGTAAGCGCTGTCACGCAGGCCACAAAGCCTGATTTCGAAGCTCTGCAAGCTGAGGCGAAGAGGCTCGGCGCTACAACAGCCTTCAGCGCCACCCAGGCCGCTCAGGGCATGGAGAACCTTGGGCGGGCAGGGTTTACCACAGAACAGATTATCGAGGCTACAGGGAGCTCTCTCGCGCTTGCTGCTGCTGATGGTATTGACCTAGCTACAGCCGCTGATATTAGCGCTGTCGCCCTGAAATCCATGGGCCTTCAGGCTAGTCAAGCTGGGAGAGTTGCTGACGTTCTTGCAGCGACCTCAGCAAAGGCGAACACGAACGTTACCCTCTTGGGCGAGTCGTTCAAGATTGGCGCGCCAGCTGCTACGCTATTAGGTCTTGAGCTAGAAGAAACAGCCGCCATCTTCGGTAAGCTTTCTGATGCTGGCCTGAAGGGCACGCTAGCTGGTACTGCGTTCTCTAACTTTGTCACGAAAATCGCTAAACCAACGTCCAAGGGGCGGAAGTTCATTGACAAGTTTGGCTTGTCTTTGACTGAGGTTGGCGAAGACGGCACGAAGCAGATCAAAAAAATCTCTACGATCGTCGAAGAGTTCGGCAGCGTTCTTAATCGAATAGAGGACCCTGCAGAGCGAACGGCGATTTCTATGGAGCTGTTTGGGATTCGTGGCGTTCGAGCCTTCTCAGCTCTACAGAAGCAAGGCAAGCCAGCGCTTGATGCTCTAGAACAATCTCTACAGAACGCTCAAGGCACAGCGCAACGTATGGCCGAAACGCGCTTGGACAACGTCGCCGGACAGCTAACCTTGCTGAAATCTGCGGCTGAAGGTTTAGCTATCGAGTTCTTTGGCGCGTTCGCTGGAGACACTAGCGCCGGGATCAAGTCCTTTACAACGCTGATTCAAAATACAGTTGCTGCCATGCAAGCCTTAAGCAGCGAGACAGGCGTCACCACGGCGAATTTAAAGCTCCGCTTTGGTGAGTCCGCTGCCTCTGTTGCTATGAGCTTGATGACAACGATCGATGCTGTGAAGGGATTTTTCAAGGGCATCAAGCAAGGCATCTCTACGGTTACGCCCGCGATGCTCCCCCTTATCGCTGTCTGGAACTCTCTGAAGCAAGCTGTTGGATTGGCAAACACAGAGGCAGGCGGAGCAGTTGGCCTAGCTACAGAGTTTGGCCGCATACTTCCCAGCCTCGTTGCTGCTCTTGTTGCATATAGAGTCGCTATCGTTGCTGCTCGAACAGCTACAGTAGCTTGGAAAGTTATCCAAATCGCGTTTAACGCTGTGATGTTTTTGACCAGCGTCCGCTTGAATGCAGGGGGCGCAAGCGCAGCTTTCTTTGCCGTCAAGTCGCGCATCGCCTCCATTGCAACGCTTGGGTTCACAGGTGCCCTTAAGAAGGGCGTTTTTATGGCTGGGCGAATGCTCGCGATTATTGCAGGCCCGGTCGGACTCATTGCGGCAGCGGCCGCGTTTGGTTTTGGCCTTGGCAAGCTAATTGACAAAGTATTTGGTTTGTCAGATAGGCTTGCTGATTTGCTTGAAAAGATGGTCGATACAACGACTGTCGCAAAGGCGTTTGGTTTCATTTCGCAAGATGCGGTTATACCTAACGTAAAAGAGCAAAGTACTCGACGTGGCGCCCCAGCTATTAGGCAACCAACTAAGCCTGTGGTTAACGCTGAATTTTCCACAGACGACCCTACATTACTTTCATCCCAAGAGCCGCTCAAGCAGTTTATGTCAGTACAAAGCGAAATCGATTCCACAGGCATGGTAGCAAACGAATCTCAAAAAGAGATGAGTGAAACGCTCAAGGAAGTCGCTAAGAATACGGCTGATCCATGTCAGATGGTCGCGGACTTGAAAGTAAATCTTGACGGAAAGCAAGTAGCAAAAAGCTTGTCTCGCCATAAAGCGGATACAGCCGACAGGCTAGGGTTTCAGAATGCACCATTTGCCCGACGTGTAGCTGCAGAGCAAGGAGCAGAGGTATTCAATGGCTAACTTCGCACCACCCGCATCAGCTGCTATAAGTCTTGCCGGTTTAGCAACCGGCATCGGCATTGAGTTATTCAAACGATTCGGCCCTAACTATCGTGGTTGGAAAATTACTAACCTTGAGAACCCGCGTGGTGAGATTATCGATAGTCAGTTTGAAGCCGAAAACCTAACAGAGAACGTCGGTTCTGTATGGGGTGAAAGTTGGGCGATCAATCGCGACAAGTCCATTCAGATGTTTCTTCGCGGAACGTCGGATACGATCACGTTTAGCGCGCGATTCTTTGCGCGGGACATCACAGAGGTTCGCGGCGTAAAAACGGTTCGAGATAAGCTCAGGCAATGGGCTAAGAAGGACGAAAAGTTAGGACGACCACCTTTGCTTGCGTTTCAGTCTGGCGATGCCCACGTGCAGATGAAAACGTGCATCATCACAGGCGTTAGTCTAGTGTACGATGCTCCAGCATTTAAAGGAGCGTTTCGTGGCGCTACGCTCAGTATCAGCTTGCGAGAATTCGAACCTTTCGAGCTTTCAGCGCAAGGGCTATTCGATACGCGATATCACCGCTCAAAGCGTGGTGATTATTACGAACTGTTAGCGCAGAGAGAGTACGGAAATCCTTTGCTTGGCGTCGTTATCCGCCAGCGGAACCCAAAGCTCATTGGTTTAGATACTGGAGACGTCGTTCCGCTTCCTAGCCGTAACGGCTCTATCCAACGAGAGCGCATTCAAACAAGCTCCGTTGCCCTTGAAGGCATCAACGATCGCAGCGATAACCCAACGAAGACACGTTTTGAAGAGCTCCTAGCAAAACGCTCTGGTAGCTCTTTGAGCTTCTCAGCATAAATCTATGACGACCGACACGCCAAATTTTGCGATAACCGTCAACAACAGCGATGTTAGCGACGGCGTTATGCGTGCGATCAAGAAGGTCGAATATGAGTCTGTAGATGGATACGCGGATACGCTGAAGATGAGCTTGGCGAACCCGGACTTTCAGCTAACAAACAAAAAGATTTTCAAGACAGGCAACGAAATTAGTCTTTGGATGGGCTATGGCGCTGACTTAAGTTACATCGGACGCACAATTATTGAGAAAGCTAGGCCTACGTTCCCTAAAGCTGGGGCAATACCGACTATCGATCTTGTTGCGTACACGAAGGATCGCAAGATGATGCTTAACGCTCCGTTGCAGAACAAGAAAGCTCGGGGCAAGAGCGAAAGGTTCTGGCCGGCAGACACGCCGTTTAGTGAAGTTATCTCAGCACGCGGCAGAGACTACGGGTTCAATTTAGACATCGATCGAACACCAACTGCCCCAGACATGATCATTCAGCGTGTTGGCATGACCGATTACGATTTCGTTCGTGGCTTGTCTAACGAGACAGGCTTCCTATTTTGGGTCGATGGCGATGAGAATGGGCAATGGACGCTGCACTTCAAAGACCCTAATACAGTCGGCAGGCAGATTCAGCAACAGAAGTTCAACCTGATCTACAACCAGGACAACGATTCCCAAATCTATAGCTTCTCTGGCGAAGAGGTATTGTCCGATACACAGACAACGCTAGAGGTTCAGGTCAAGCGGCCAAACGGAAAGTTTCAGGCTGTTACGGTTGAGCCGAATCGCGTCAAAACAAGCACAGAATTTTTCAACGACATTGAAGAAGAAGCTCCCCCGCTTGGTGACCCTACAGAGGTCACGATTGCTTTTGGCGACACAGCGGTCAAGGTTGTTACGTCCAGGAATTTTAAGACTGAAGCGCAGATGAAGCTTTGGGCCGAAAGTTGGTTTCAGCGAAACAACGAACGTTTTATTACTGGTGACGCTGAAGTCGTTGGTATCGAAAAGATTTTCGCCAGACAGATTCACGGCATGACAGGAATGGGCGACCCTTACGATGGGGACTATTACTTCTATACGGTGACTCATCGCATGAACCCTGGAATTGGCTATGAGATGAATACTAGTGGCCGCAAAATTCCACCACAGAAAGTTTTTAGAGATGTCTAGCCAAAAGGAAACCCATGTAGCTACGGTCTCTAAGAACGCTGACCCTGATAAGGCTGGGCGAATCCAAGTCATTTGCGCAGGAATCACAGGCAGCGACGAGGCAGCCATGCCTTCTTGGATTGAACCCGCCCTAGATTGGGGATGGTTCTACGTTCCTGATGTTGGCCAGACAGTTGAGATTGAGATGGTCACGGGCACATCTGAGGATGAACAGCCCGGCCAATCTAGCATCGCGACTCATGCGCTTCGATGGCGTGGCGCACGGTTCGCTACAGACGAAGATCCTATTGGCTCAGAATTCACCAGCAAGAATTATGGCAAGCGTAGAGGCTTCAAGACGCCCCGTGGTCACTTCTTGATGTTCGATGATACTCAGGGCGACGAAGCTCTTACGCTGGCCTTCACGGGCGGCTTAGGAGCTGTCACACAGCAAGCAACTCTGAGCATGACAAACTCAGGCATCGAGATCAAGGATCAAGCTGGCAACGTTGTTTTACTTGATAGCTCGACGGGATCTTTCAAAATCCAGATCAAAGACGCGTCACAGAACGAAGTCACTCTTGATGCAACCGGAGCAACTGTCAAGAGCCCCATTGGAGTCACTCTAGATGCACCCAAGCTGAAATACAAAACGCCTAATCCACTAGCCGCGACTCCGCTCTTGAACCTTGGGCTTTTGCTTGAGGCTCTCTCGGCGCCTCCGGTATTTGGGATTGTCCCAGTTCCGACTGATGGGGGCACCGCTTTGCTTGCAGGGATGACTACGAAAGTGATTGCTCCATAATGCCTACGCTAAAAGAAGCTTACGAAGATAGTTTTGAGCCCGCTCCCGAAGACAATGACGAAGCAGCACAGAAGCTAGCAGATGCTATCGAAGCCGGCGCCGATATCAACATGCAGGGAAACCTTGAAGTTGAAGAGCTGAAGGTGCGTGGAGAATCAGACCTTGGGGGAGACCTCAAGCATACTGGCTCTAAGATGGGTTTTGCAGGGGCGACTCCAATAGTTCCGCCCGTTGTTGTTGTCAATCCAGATCCAGCCGTAACGGTAGCTAACCTGATCGTTGCTCTACAAACCCTAGGGTTGATCGCATAGCGTTTTGATTCATGCCGTAGACTCTGAAACTAAACAGCATGCCAACGTTAAAGCCAGAAATTGCACAGGCTGGGACGAATCGCCCAGCACAGACGATCCGCAAGGGCCTGGCTTTGCCTTTTCGTGCAAATGAATCAGGCGGCGTGGCGCTTGTATCAGGCCAAGATAACGACAACAAGATCATTACCATCGCGCTTCTTGATGGAGAGAACGACAACGCTTTTCAACAGGACCTAGCAGGCTCGCAAAACATCTTCGATATCGGAGACACGGTCACACGAGAGTTGATCATTGAGCGTGTTTCAAGAGTCTTCGCAAGTCTGGAGCGCCAGAATCGTTACAAGCTTGTTGAGGAATCTATCGTATTCACACAAGAGGGCGGCGACGCAATCATGTTCTTGAATTACATCAACCTTGAAGCTCAAGAGCAAAGAGAATACGGAGCTAAGCTTTAATCATGGCCTCTAATACAGTTACCGTCCCTGACTTTCAGTTTGCTTTTTTCTATCCTCAGATTCTGGAAAGCCTTCTGACGTTCAAGCGTATTAATGCGCCAGAGCTGACAGACGAAAGTGAGTTTGAGCCTTCGATCCAACTTTTACGCAGCTTCGCTGTTGTCGGGCATTATACCAATGCGGTTATTGACATGGCGGCAAACGAGGCTCTTCTGCGAACATCAGCTCTACAACAGAGCGTGCGTGATCATTTGCGGTTGATTGACTATGAAATGTCTCCTGCTCGGCCATCGCAGACTGAGCTGCTTTATGAGCTGAGTCGCGTATTTACTACAACAGCAACAATCGTTCCCGATGGAGCACAAGCGTCAACCGAAGAGGATCCAGACACAGGGATCAAAATCTTCGTTGAAGCGAACGAGGCTCTTTCGATCACAGACGCTGACGGGACATCTAAATTTTCTAGCGTTCTAGCTGAAGAAAATGGAGTCTTTACAGACTTCACCACAGAAGCCAACGACCCAACAACACCAGCAACAGACTGGACACCTTGGGCTTCCCCAGCGAACAACGACGCTGTTTATTTTGGTCATGTGGACGCGATGCACAATCGCATCGATCTGTTCTTCACGACAGAGAATCCAGACAACGTAGGCATTTGGGAGTTCTACAATGGCGACTTCCAGAAAGCTAAGCCTGATTCAGTTGCTGTTCTAGGCAACAAACTACAGGTCTTCGTGAACGGCTACCTTGGCGACGAAAATAGAGCTGGGACGTTAGTTCGCATAACTTTAGTTGAGACCGGCGCATCTGAAGATGCTGAGGTTGTTTGGACAGGTTCGCAGAACATCGTAGAGACGACCACATTGCTAGGCCAATCCGCTGTGTCTACGGATTCTGACGATTACATCGTTGGTTCTGATTGGGATCAGATTACGCTCGACGATGAAACAACAGGCGTTTTCGGAACGACGGGGGCTATTTCGTTCACAGTTCCACAAAGCGACACGCAGAATTGGAAGAAGACAACGATCGAAGGCGTGGAAGCTTTCTGGATTCGATTCCGCATCATCGATCCTGACGCATCTTCCCCAGTCGTCCAATACGGCCTGATGACTCAGGGTGCTCAGTACATGATTGGTGATGTTACTCAGGGGCAGACTCAGATCGATTCGCCCCTTGGTTCAAGCGATGGATCAGCTAACCAAACGTTCCTAACCAGTCGCGAGAACTTCATCGACGACTCGACAGCTGTTCTGACTGTTAATGCTACAGCATGGACGCGGGTCCGCGACTTCATCAACAGCACCCCGCTCGACGAGCACTATGTTGTTCAACTTACGGGCACCGACCAAGCACAGATCATTTTCGGCAACGGAGATCAAGGGCGCATCCCGCCCGTAGGCGCCAGTAATATTGCATACACGTTCCGCTTTGGAGCAGAAAATGACGGCAACGTTGGGGCGAACCGCATCACGCTTGATAACGCCGGGTTGTCATTTGTCAACAGCATCACGAACCCTAGGCAAGCCGCGGGTTGGAGCGCTTCAGAAGGTGCAGACGCATGCAGCCTTGAGATAACTAAGCAAACCGGGCCTGCGACTTTGCGATCTAAGGACGTCGCTATCTCAGCTGATGACTTGCCGAATCTTACAACTCGCTTCGTTGATGACAATGGCGCGCAACCCTACTCCCGAGCCTTTGCAATTGAGGAAGCTTTCGGGCCTAAGACGGTTGAGCTTGTTGTGGTCGCTAAGGGCGGAGGCGCTGCGACGACAACTCAGCTAGAAGAACTTGAACTCTTTTTCAATGGCGATAAATTTGCTAGACCGCAAGTCGTCGCGCACTTCGTGAGCAACCAGAAGGTCACGGCAAAGAACTACATTCAGAAACCAATCGATATTCGCGTTGAAATCCAAGCAACGGGTGTGATTCGTTTGCAAATTGAGAATCAGCTGCGTCGAGTTTTCCAACCTGAAGCAAGGACAAATGATGGCCTTAGCTTTGAGTGGGACTTTGGCGAGACAGTTGCGTTGTCACGCATCGACCACGAGATTCACAAAGTTTCGACTAGCATTCAGAACGTGAACATCATTGAGCCCGCCACAGACGTGGGGCTTTCGGGCCGACAACTTCCTATCGCCGGGAACATTCAGATCGAGTTCGTGTAAGCTATGAGTGCTCCGCAGTTACTTTCGGCCGTTCAGGTTTCTCCTACTGAGATCGAACTGACATTCGACCAAGTGATGGATCGTACTGGCCTGTTCGTTAATACATCTAGCTATTCCATCAGCCCAACAATCACCCTAACTGGCGTAACTCTTCCAGCAAACCCAGCACGCGTACGTCTAACGCTCCAGAACGATCCGCTTGATAACCAACTTCATACGGTTACGGCCAGCACGTTTCTTCAGAACGTCAGTGCGGAGCCGATGGACCCATCATTTCGGACCGCTTCGTTTACGGCAGTCGGCGATGGACCTGTTCCTATCTTAGCAACGGCAATAAGTTTTACTGAAATTGATGTTCAATTCGATGAAGATGTTGATGCAAATACAGTCGAAGATCGAGATCAATACATTCTAACTTCTGAGCTGACTGGCAAAAGGCTCGAACTTATTTCTGTAGCTTTACAAGCCTCGGATACAATTCGCTTCACCATCGTTCCTAAGATGAGCGACGGTCAGCCACACACGGCTCGCTTTCTGAGCGGTGTGGCTGACGTCTCAGGAAACACTATCGTTCCAGACACAGAGATTGAGTTTACGGGTTTAGCAGAGCTTCCAAAGGCAGACAGTTTCGTTCTTTCTGGCGACGGCAATGAGTTGATCATCACGTTTAGCGAACCAATGGACGAATTGAATCTTCAGTCTCTGAACGCTTATACGTTCATTGAACCAGCTGATGGCTTCCCAGTTTATTATACCGGCGTTGATGTCTCAAACGACAGAACACAGGCTCGAATTCAAGTTACAGAGCAAACAATTGGCAAAGTTTTTACTGCTAAAGTTGAGCCGCTCGTTACAGACGATTTTGGCAACTCTGTCGATCTAGCATTCAATTCAGGAACATTCACCGGAATAGGTATAGTTCCCACAATTCAATCCGTCATTGCTACGTCAAAAAACAGAGTCGATGTTCTTTTTGACGATGTGATGGCGAACACAACTGAGATTCGAGATCCATCGCGATACACATGGAACGGGGGGCTGAAAACTCTTTCCGTGATCGATATCGTTGGGCCGATCGCTATGCTTGCTACAACCGACCAAACTCCTGGTTTTCTTTATACCCTAACGATCGAGTAATTTTAATATGTCTTGGGGTTCAACTTGGGGTTCTTTTTGGGGAGGCAGTGCACCGCTCACGGGCGGGATTGTGGACAAAGCTGGGAACGCATTAGCTCTTCCAGCAACCTCGCAAATGATCGGGTTCGATCCAACGGATCAATCTGAGGGGTTTCCACTTGAAATTTATCGCTTCTTGCTGAAAGGCATCCGCGATGCTGATCGAATTCAAGGCAACCTTCTTCTTAAGCGTTGGCTAGACGGACCGCAAAAGGAGTGGGAAAAGTGGATCGAGAAGGCTGAAGATATCAAGAAGATTTGGCGTATTTCTGAGACGCCTGATGAGCTACTATGCCATCTGCTTCTAACAGTTGGCTGGACTGATGATTTGAAGGTCATTACAGACCAACTAGATTTCGTTCAGAAGCGTAGACTTATCGATTCTTCTATTCGTTTGTGGAAACGACGCGGCTCAGCAGGTAGTTACCTGGAGATCCTGAACGTGCTGGTTGGGATTGATGGATGGATCTGGGATTGGTTTGATACACGCTGGATTCTTGACGAAGGCTATATCTCTGAACAGCGCGACGGAACAGACATTTTTCTAACCGATGACGCTGGGGCAAGGACTGTCAACCTTCGCCTTGTGGATCCTGACCAAGAGCTAGAGCGTTCTTTAGTGGAAGAGGCAGTAAAGCTTTGGAGGCCAAGTGGCGAAAGAGTCCTGATCTCATTTGTTGACGTGCTAGACCGCTTTGATGTTGACGAAGATATCATAGGTTGGGACATCACGACCGGCCTTCCGAATCCAGAAGATGCCGTCTCCGGAGGAACACTAAATCTAACTGATACCGCTGTAGTTGAAAGCGCTACAGTAAACATTGATGCGGCTTCGCTATGGAGCAACATTTTGTTCTACACGAAGCTCACAGGAGCCGCAGTAGGCGTTGATTGGTTTGGCGTTGACTTCCATGGCGGCGACTACAGCGTTCGTCTCAGGACCGACACACAGACGTTAGAGCTGCACGATACAGGCGGCCTGCTTGCGACCGTTGCTTTGTTCGCTGACCACGGCATCCCCGTTGTCAACGGCCAGGACTTAGGCTTACGCGTTCATGTTGAGTACGACGAAAGCGCAACATCGACCAGAATTCGTCTTTACGTGGACAACGTTGAGGTTCTTGATCTGACCAACGTTTTGGCAGGCGGCGTAGGAACCATCACACTTTCACACACGACAGGCTCAGAGATGACGGTCGACTGGTTCGAAGTCGTCAAGCTCCCAGCCGAAAACATATTTGTCGATATCAATTCGTAAGAGGACCAGCGATGCCCACTACAGATAAATTTATCAACATCAACCCTAATAGGCTTGTCTCTACACGTGATCTGAAAGATCACATGCTAGAATATTTGCAAGCAACGGACGTTGCGAACTTCTCAGCTATCTACGATGAGCCAGGGGTTTTTGATGGTCCTTTGACTTTGGATATTACAACGATTGATGAGTTCGATATTGTTGGTACGCAAAAAGCGACGGATGGCATTGGGCATGTATTGCAATGCTCCGCGATTACTTATTGCACAGATGTTGCGTTTGAAAATACACTTGGTGTAGTTTACGAAATTGGACTTGAATATGTCGAAACGCCAATTTTTGGTGAATCTTTTGACGGTATACAACTAAACTCGCGCTCCAGTGAGCCTGAATATGTGGGCTTTCAGGAACTCATTGGGGTTGCGGGTGCTCCAAACTCGGTCACGCTTTTGGGCAGCGATCTTGAGTTTCGCGTAGATAGCGTTTGTGAAGCTGGCGTTTCCCATGCTGGACGGACATGCCTTGTTTACAAAAACGTTCCAGAGGGAACTAGTGAAGCTGTTGCTATCAAGCTTGAAACCGTTGCATTCACAGCTGGGGAAAACAAAGTTACGGTTTTGGCTGATAAGCTTGGACAACCTACGGCATCCACAACTCCTAGCGATTACACCGTCGTTTTACTTGGCCCTACAGTACGCAGAAACTCTTCTCTTCAAGGCGCCTCAGGCGTTGTATTTATTGGAACCGTCACAGGCGGAGGCGCTGGTAGCGTGCCAACGTCATCAGATATCTCTGGACAGAACTCGACTTCATCTGTTGCTGACCTAATTAAATTCGAGGATTTCGCATCTGAAGAAACAAGAGTAAACGGTGAAATTGTTGATGTTGGCGGGGGTAACTTAGATCTTGTCTCTTATGTTGGGACTCGTGAGGAACATCCGAACTCTGCAGCTGGAATATTTGGGTCGGCAAGTGCTGTTCGTGCTAGCAAAATTTATGCATTTGGAGGAACCGATTCCGTATTCTCGAACTCTTCAGATACACACGTTTATGATCCTTCAACTGACCAAAGTGCGCTTTCTAGTGTAGTTTCTTGGTCTGCTCTCGCAAACATACCTGATACGGATACCTATGGGATGCGAGCCGCAACAATTGGGGATATTATATACGTTGTCGGGGGGGCGACTGGAGCTAGCCTCGCTGCAATGACTCCAGTGGCTTTGACTCGTCGTTATAATGCAGAAACAAATACATGGCTGAGCTCTGGAGCACCTTTGCCGTCGGCGCGCTTTGGCGGCGCTATGGTTGCAATTGATGGGAAGCTTTACTACGCAGCGGGGCATGATGGAGCAGCACAGAAAGGTGAAGCTTGGGTTTACGACCCAACTCTTGATAGCTGGTCATCTATCACAAGCTTACCTGCAATCAAAAACTTCCCAGGCTTTACTAGCTTGAATAATTTGCTGTATCTTTACGGCGGAGCCAATCAACCAGACGCAGTATCAAACAAAACATTTCACTCTTATGACCCAACACAGGATGCATGGACGGTACTAGCTACTCCTGCAGCCGGGACAGCAACAGGAACGGAGCCCCCTGAGAGATACGATCCATTGCTAATTTCTGATAATGGTTTGATCCACGTTCTGTTTGGCAATAATGTTGGAGGAACTGGCAGTGCCGGCCGTGGCTATCACCGAATCTATGATCCTATTACTGATTCTTGGATTGATGTAACTAACGATGGACACGCTTCTACAAGACATAGCGGGATCTATGGAGCAGTTTCTGGAATTCACTATTACTTTGCAGGCAAAAATTTTGACGATAATGGAGGTTCATCTAATGATGAATTTACAGACGAAGCGTTTGCGTTCAGAGTTAACGGGTTAAAGAAATCAACTACACCAGGAATAGCGAAAACAACAGGCGAAAAATTTAGCGTCCTCGTTGCAAGCCCGGCTATTGCGACGCCATTCCCTTTTGCAAATCCAACGCAAAGTGGCATTCCTCCATTGACAACTGCACGCTCTAGGCATGCGTGCGCTACGCTTGGTGACAGAATTTTCGTCACGGGAGGGGCTAATGGCGGAGGCGATCTAGATAGCGTTGAAGTCTTTTATCCGGAAACAGGGACATACATGCAAGCGGCTGATATGCCAGGCACGCTAAAAGACCACGTTTCTGCGAGTGATCCAGAGAATAATCGCGTCTTTGTGATTGGCGGGTTGGCCACAGGTCCCAGCAACAATCAGGATGTTTGGTACCTTGACGCAAATACGAATACGTGGACGGACCTAGGGGCTATCGGTTTCAGACGCCGACAATGCGGGCAAGGGATGTTAATCGGCGACAAAATTTGGGCGGTTGCTGGTTCAGATGATGGAAACGTTTATACGAACACGCTTGATTACTTTGATATCAAAACGTTTGAATCGCAAGAAAGCGCACTTGCCATTACTAGCATGACAGGTCGCCGCTTCTCAGCAACAGCTGCAATTGGATCGACTATCTATGTTATTGGCGGACAAGACGTTGGTCTTGCTTCGTTGGATGAAATCTGGGCAATTAATGTTGACGGAACGCCCGATGGCGGTGCTGTTGATGGTGCTCAAATTACTGTGACTGGATCAGCAGTTGATTTTATCGCTGGTGCAGCAGCTGAATTCGGAGGAAATATTTACTTTCTTGGCGATGACGGCACAGGAACCACAACGACAAATGGATATCTAGTTTTTGACCCTGTGCTTCGAACGGTGACAGATTTTGGCTTCTCAGCAACTCAAGCATTCCCGTTTGCTGGATGTTTAGTTCCATATAAAGGCAGGCTCTATTATATAGGGGGTTCTGGAGAGTTAGCTTTGACCACGTTTACGGACAGTGTCACCTCAGCATGGACGCTCCCAGACGAGTTAGAAATTGAACTTTCTAATGTGTCAACGGAGAAAACAAAGGTTCAAGATATCGCATTCAAATCCGCTCAAATCTATGGAACTGAGGATTGGAACTTGGATATCAACGGCGACTTCATTCTGATGACGCAGGAAAGCTAAGGCAATGAGTAAAATTGAACCTAAACAGATTGCTGAAGCTTTTGAGCTTGATGCTGACCAAGTTTCCGAAGCTCTACCTAGCATCGATCACGAACGCATTATGCAAGTGCAATCCGAACGATTTTCTCACGGTGTATGGGACAAGACGACTCCAATCAATGGAGCAACTCCCCAGCAAATTATGGATTCAAAAATTCCTTATCCAGAAGGAACACAGCCTTTTTGGGTTCGCGATCATCATGCAGGGCGCGTTGTCTACTTTCAGACAGTTAAGCCAGGACGGCCCGGACACCAGCCAATGACAAACGAAGAAGCTAACGAATTCGGGGCCAAAAAAGCTGGTGAGCTTGCCGAGCGTTGTGCGTTACAGCTTATTGCTGACGAAATCAAGAAAGCTTCAAGTGAAGGGTAGGAGTAAAAGTGGCAAACGCAAGTAACATTTTCGATCTTGAGCAGACACTAGCGGCCTTTCTAGCTACTGCTGTCCCGGGCGGAGGAGGGCCTACTTGGGAAGACGTATTTAATGCACTTAAGGCAGATCAAGACGGAGCGGTCCCAGGGGATGAGATCGACGAAAAAGTTGGTGCGCTTTGGGGCAACGGATTTGATGACTTTCTACAAATCATCTATCCGTTCTTCTATAAAGCCACAAAGCTTTGGCGCAGAGCTAATCTGGCAGCACTACAAGCAATAGGCTCTAACGACTCTCTCTCAGTCAGCGACCTTGCTTGGTCAGAAGGAGACTCGACCATCTACAAAGTCGATAGCGTCGATGGAGCTTCGTCCAGTACTTGGTCTCAAGTTGTCGTAGCTGGAGCTTCAAGTAGCTCTTCTTGGGGACAAGCTATTTATGATGTGGATTATACCACGCTGTCAAATCTTACGTTGACTGACGGCACAGGTGTTGACATTGGAGACGGGTCAGGGACTGTTTGGAACATTCAAAATCAATCAACCGCGACGACCAGGTTTGAAGTACTAAACGGAACTGGCATCGAAATAGACTCTGATACATCAAACAAAATCTTTACTCTAAGCAGCAGAACTTCTGGTTTTCTTAGCGCATTAATTAGCGATTTAGTCGCAGATCATAGTGATGCAGATGATCTTAGACTATGGTTTTACTTTGACGAAGATGCAGTTTCGAACGGCGATGGCGTTGCCATGGGCATTGGTTACCCGTTGTCAGACTCCTTAGGCAGAGACCATGTATCTTTTAGAGGCTTCAGCATCGGCGGAACTGCAACTTCAGATTGGTTTTACAGGGCTGGAAATACAACATTTTCAGATCAAAGCGTAACGAACACTCCAGCTACAGACGACGTTGTGGTTGTTCAATATAATCGCGGAGGAAGTTGTGCAATTTATACAGGAAAATGGGTTGGTCCAGATTGGCCAGATATTGAAGATTTAAAGATGCGATACGATTCTCCATCTGGAAACACCAGGCCGTTTAACAACTTGTATTATCAAGATGATCTGACTGCCGTTTTTATGGGCTTAACGTCCACCAGTTCTGCTTCATTTACTGGCACGTTTAAACGAATGAGAATCGACAGAAGGCGCTAATATGTTATTTAGCATAAGAGCATATACTTTTGATCACGATCGCGGCGGGCCGCTTTTGCCAAATCCCCCAGGCAATGACATTGTTGCACAAATTAGATTAATCTCATTCGACTCGCAAACAAGCGCGTGTGCATATGAAGTTCCAGATGCTCGCGCATCTGGATTTGATGAAATGATGGGTGCTTTCTATTGGGTTTTAGGGCCAGTAGTTCCGAGGGAATAGGACATATGGTAAAGAGAACCAAAAGGCACAGAGAAGAGAGCAATACATGGCGACTATCCAACGGTCGTTGGAGCATTCCAATTCAAGGCTCTACGCTAGCCGCCATTCTTTTTGTTGGATTTCAAACAAGCTCAGGATACGAAAGTCAATCCAACGCTTTTACAGAGTTGAAATCTGAAGTTCAAGAAATCGCAGAGTCAGTTAGCGAAAATGACTCTGAGCTTGCAGACTTTGCAGAGTTCAAGAAAACCACCAACAGAAAGCTCAAGAAACTGGAAAAGTGCCTGAAGCGTGGAAAGCGTGTTTGCGACTTAAGCGAAGACGATAAGGAATAGTCGCAATGAGTCAAGCAATTGTTTTGACGAAAACAGCTAGAGTCATTTTGATAGGAGCAACAGCGATGTCTGATATTAGAATCAAAAAAGATGCAGTTTTGCCTAAGACACGTGTACGTCTGGTTCGCGGTTTGCGTGAACTTGACCCTATCGATCTAACTGGAGCCACCAGCGTTCTTTTGAAGTTGACAGACTCCTTAGGAGCTCCGTTCTCAGACGTCACGTGCAATGTTCTCAACGCAATTGATGGGCTGGTTGAGATTGACTGGCAAGCAAGTCACACCGCGACCGTTGCGACCTATACAGGTTCGTTCGTAATTACTCGTGCGGCCGGGGAAGAAGTTGTTCCGGACGAAGGCTGCCAGACTGTGCGCGTAGAAGCTAGATGCTAATCGCACAACAAAGAAAATAATTCCCATGGCACTCGCTGATCTATTTCCTCTAAAGCCCGACTATTTCCAGGGCGGTTCGCTTGTAACCGATCAGGACATGGAGGGCCTGCGCGCTCTATTGAATGAGCTTGCTGCGGCAATTCCAAGCGGAGGAGGCGGCGGAACAGTCGAAGTTCAGGAAGATGGCGTAACGATTGTCGCGGCCGCGGACACGATCGATTTCGTTGGCCATGAACTTTCCGTTGCTGACATTGGCGGAGGCGTTGCGCGCATTACAGCTAACGCAATCGCACAAGGGCGTACCGCCTTTGTTGCAAAGACAGGCAATGATTCCCTCGATGGGCGCGATGATGACAAGCCATTCTTGACGATCGCCGCAGCGGTTACATTCGTGAATACACAATCGCCAACTGCGACAACGCCATGGCTCATCAAAATCATTGACGCCGAGACATACACAGAAGACTTTACTCTCCCAGCAAACACAGCTTTCCTAGCAGAAAGCGCCCGAATTGTTGGGCAAGTTACTGCTGGGACAAATTCAATCGCTAAGATTTCCCAGCACGAAACGCAAAATAACGCAATTGCCTTTGCAAATACATCTTCGGGCAAGGCCGTTTACATCGTTGACAAGCTCGTGACAAACGGCAGCAGCTCGGCAGGCGTTATCAACGAATCAGGCCCCACAACAGTCGTCGTTCAAGGTGCTTCAGGAGCTGGGAGTTTCCTCACAGTTTCTAACGCCGCAGCATTGACGCAAGCCCAATTTGGACACATTTCAATTGAGGGTAGCACGCCTGCTATCGACGTGTCAGCAGGACAAGCCGTTGTGATCGCCCAGAGCCTCGCTGAGTCCGGCGCAGGCATTGGTGTAGGGGTAGCCCTGCAAATCAGCGGAGGGGCCTTACAAGCGAACCTCGGCAGCCTCACGGCAAGTACAGCTTTCAACGTCTCTGGCGGCTCTGCTGAAGTCTATGCCGGGCGCGTTTCCGCAACTTCGCTTTATAGCGTAACAGCAGGTTCGCTTTCGCTCTTTGGGTACAGCCTCTCAGGCACCGAATCAAGCACAGGCACCGGCATCGCGACAGTTTACCGGAATACAGACATCGGAGAGCGCCTGCTAAGCGGGCAATACACGTTCGAAAGCTCAATAGCCGGACCACCTCCAAGCGGGCAAATTCTTTTTGATAACGCCGTTCAAGAGAATGCAACACAAATTAGCGTTCATGAAACAGGCTCACACGGCAAAGACGTCTCTGGCTTTCTCAGCTTGCTTAGCGTTGGCGATCGAGTCTATATCCAAGGAACAGACTCCCCAGCGAAACAATACCTTTTCGAGGTCACTGGCGCTCCAGTTGATCAAGGAAGTTACTGGGACATTCCGGTCACGAACCTAAGCTTTCAAGGCGCAGGGTTTATAAACGATCGAGCTATTCGAGCTTCATTCTTGCTAACTCCTGATGCTGGACAGACTGGATACGTTCCGACAACGCCAGCGCATTGGTCAACCGTTCCGGACACAGTTGAAGGCGCGCTAGATTATCTTGTCGATCGCGGGTCAAACTACACGTTCGGAGCACTAAGGCTGACTAGCACAACAACTCGACGTTGGTTGGTCCCCGGAGCTCAAAACATAGTTGCGCCAACAGGCGTTTTCGTTTTGCCCGTGACAAAATCTGGGTTGCTTCGAAGGCTCGTCGTCATTCAAAATTCTCCAGTCGCTGCCGGCCAGTCGATCACATACGTTGCTCAGCATGGCGCGACTATAGCGGGCATTGCAGACACGCCGATCACTTTGGTTCGCACGTCAGATTCTAACGTTGCTGGTATTGCGGCAGGCTCTATTGCCGTGTCTGTAGGCGATGTAGTAGCTATCGCAGTGGACAAAAGTGCAGCAACGACTAGTCAAATTAGAGACGTTTATGCGTTTTTGGAGATTATTTAATGGCCGTAATTACTCGTAGGTTTGTGTTCATTCCGGAGGAAGGTTCTGCAGCCTTCCCTAACGTCATATCTGGCGGCGTGTCGCTCACGATCTTGGACAGCATCGCTGTAGGGCAATACATCGACGTTCAATTTGATGACGCCATCGACAATTCAAGCACAGACGTTAACGAGCACATGGAAGGCAAAGGGTTTCGGTTCGTTGAAGACTCCCCAGCTACAACAATCCAGGAAGCTTCAGATGCTGCAATTTCTGCAGCGGCAGGCTCGGGAAGCCTTCCTGCAGCAACTTTGCGGGGACAAATTTTATTTTCAATTGATGGCTCTACCTTCACGGTCCAAAGCCCAACGGTAGACGCAACAGGATGGCTAGCAGACGCGCAAGGCGAGTTGTTAGTAGATGGGCATTAAAATATGGGATTTCACGCAAACACAACGCCAGAACGCGGCATCCATGGAATCGTGCGATGGACTTTTGCTGACGCTAGCGCTCGGGCTGCGGGCACACAGACAATAGGCGAACCAGCTGTAACATTGACCGTGCTAGGAGAAACTTTAGTTGCTCCCATTGCATTACAGATCGATACTAACGAACTATATTGGCTTTTGTCAGAAGGTCCGCTGGTGTGGCAGCCGGTAGGCAATGCCGCTCTGGCCATCAACAAAGACAAAGTTGAAATTGACGCGATCAAAGATACTGCCGGAACGCTTGCGGTTGGTTCGCTTGTTTATGTTGCCGATCATGACGATGTAACACCAATCGTTCAAGTTGAAGCCGCAAGATCAAATTCAACTTCTACGATGCCTGCGCTTGGTATGGTTTCCGAGGAAGTCACAAATCTTGTAGCGGGCAAGATTATGATTGTTGGCAAAGTATTCGGCCTTAATACAAGCAGCATAGCAAAACGCGCAGCTTTGTTTGTGAGTTCGTCTGCCGCAGGAAGCTTTACCAGCATTGCGCCGATAGGCCCAAATATTCGCCAACAAATTGGGATCGTAATTGATGACGACGCATCAAATGGCGTCGTTTGGGTCGGCATTGATTCTGTCGTTCCGTTGAGTGACTCTGGGCCCAGCAACGTTTCAAGAACTGCTGCGGGTTCCGGAACTAGCGCAGATGTATCGCGAGCGGATCACAAGCACGACATCGCTACCGCGGCTGCAATTAACGTAGGCGCAGCAAACCAGGAAGGCTCAAGTTCTTCGCTGGCACGCGCTGACCATACTCACGCCGTTACAAACTTAAGCATCGCCAGCGAAGCGCAAGGGGACATTCTCTATCGCAACGCATCAAGTTGGGTACGCTTGCCAGCTGGCACATCTGGTCAGGTATTGCAGACCAACGGCGCTGCAGCAAATCCGTCATGGGAAACTGCAGCCTCAGGTGCTAACAATATTGTCTTGGATGAGCATTGGCTAACTGGAGCCGATGACACGGACGAAGTTGGGCAAATCTCTTGGACTTTGCTCGCTGGCGGGACAGGCGCGGATGTGTTGTTCACTGGCGAAGCTGGCCATCCAGGAATTGTAGATATGGGCGGAGGCAAAGCTGCTGGTTCGAGGTCGGCTTTATATGCAGTTGCCCCAGCTTTCGATTTTAGCGCAACCCAAAATACAATTGTTTGGAAGCATATTGTCAAATTTGATGCGAATGGGCTGGATAGCACACATACAGAACGAGTGACTTGGGGTTGGGGCGATGAATATGGTGCCGTTGGAGGGGTCCAGCACGCTAACGGCATTTACATAGATTTTGATCCTGCAGTATCCGGAAATTTGCGACTCTCGTGCGCGAACGGCGGCACTAGAACGACAGTCACGGGGACAACAGTAATGGTTGCTGACACCTGGTACCGCGTTGAGATGACCGTGACGTTTGGGCCTGCAGCTTCGGTACAAATGTCTGTTAATGGAGGCAACGAAGGTGCCGCTGTATCTACTAATATTCCTGCAGGGCCAGTCGCTTTCGGCCAGCGAATCGATGGCGTCGGTTCTGGCACTGAGGGTCGTTTCAAAAACGACCGAATTTTAATAACACAAATTTCAGCAGAAGAAGACTAAATATCATGGCAAATCCAACCGTTTATTCCTACCCCGTCCCACGACCAGACTTTGCAATCTCAGCCACATGGAGCGGCGGGGATGAGGATCTATCGTTAGACATCGGATACAAGGACGTGAATGGAATTACCCGTTCGCATTCTTTTACCACAAACGGCGAAGAAAAGGGAACCATTTGTTTGCCGACCAGCACTGACGTTGCGGATCTTGGCCCAGACGGCACAGACGCTCAGGGACCCGTTCGTGACATTTTGGCGGGACACTTGCGCATGTGTTGCTTTCTCGGCGGGACGGCCGTGCCAGGCTCACAGGAGTTTTCTAGCGCATGGACAACTGGGCAAGAGACAAATCACTTGCAAACAGCTATCGGAACTGTGAAAATTTCAGCAGACCCGATTGTTGTGTCTGATGTATGTATTCACATTGAATTTCGCAAAGGCACGGGTACCAAACGCATTTATGAGTTTAGCCACATCGAGCTAAACACGTACACCTTTGAGCCCGAAACTCAAGTGCAATGCTTGGCGGGGTACATCGAAAAACAATTTCCCAGCTACGTGCACGATTACGATCCTGACACCCAAACTGGTACCACGCTCAGTCAAGCAGAAAAAGACGACATCAAGCATTCAATTATGCGTACTGGCGATTATGCATCTGGCGGCTCAAAGGAAGGCCAAGGCTGGGTTCCTTGGGTGTAACAAACGCCATTAACACTTTAGATAAAGAGAGACAAAAATGACTATCGAAAAACTCGACCTAAAAAAGCATCAAGGCCTTGACTATGGTGAAGGACATCATGATGGCGAAATGCTCAAGAAATCTAACGAGCTTGTGGACTCAGCTGGCCTGCACGGTCTTGCCCGAGGGCACGCCGTAGCTGATTCTGCCGCTGCAGACACAGCCGAATACCTGCTGTTTCGTGCCGATCGTGCATGTACGCTTGTTGCTGCCCGTGTGACTCCCAGCGCTGACGTAACAGCTGACGGAGCAAATTATGCCACATTTACCGTGAATCATTATGTGCCAGATGCCGCTAGCGCTACAGCTACGCTGACAAAAGACACAAGCGCTGATGACATGGACAAATGGACGGCAACAGATCTTGACGGAGGCACAACAATGACCCTTGCAGCTGGGGACGTTCTTACACTTGATGTTGCCAAGACAGGAACTGGTGTTCAGCTACCAACTCTGCTTCTTGAAATCGAAGTTGATCCTCTCGTCTAATAGACACACAGTGGGTTGTGCAGGACCGACTGTAACAGCGGAAGCCTAGAGCTTTCGCGACCCGCCAACAAAGGCGATGCCGAACTGATAGGGCCCCATTGCGGGGCCCTTTCTTTATGCTTTCGCTGCTCTAAAGCTCCTGATATTCCTTGCTGAAAATCATTTCTCGAAATATCTGCGTGACTTGTTCCTTCACAATTTGTTTGTTGAGTCGGTTCAGGCGATAGATCTTAGACTCGACAGCTTGCTCAACCCAATCTCGTGCATGTTCGCAAATATCAACGCGAGTCATGCCCATGTGCTTCATAGCTAGACAAACCTCTAGCTCTGCGCTGCATTCGATGGCGAAGCGCCAACGCTCAGAGCCAAAGTAGCGGCGAACGAACTTAGGAAAGCCCATGCGCTTCTGTTGCATGATGTGAGCAGATTCGTGGCGAAGGATTCGGATTTTTTCGTGTGTTGGCATTTTCCCAAACCCTTTGCCTAGAAAGATCATCCATCGAAGAGCCGCTGACGGACCTACGTTCCCAAGCTGTTCGATCGAGTCGGCGTAGACCAAAGGCAATCCGGACGTTTTCAGATGAGCAAACATACTTTCGAATTCGCGGTCTTGCGTCGGTCCGTCTTCAACTGATTTGCCGATCTTGCCCACGCGGCTCTTGATGTAACGCAGATGTCGACGCTTGAGTTTTTGGCTCCATAGCTTCTTCAGAAGGTTCTTGAAAAATTTCATGTTTAGTTTCCTTCAATGACAATATCGATGTTTTCGCTTGCCATTGCAAGTTTTTTGTTCAGATTCCGTTCGAACTCGTTATCAGACCTCATGCGGTAGATGTTGACAGTCTCTTCTTGCCCGATGCGGTGCAAGCGATCTTCCGCTTGATTGTTGTCGTTCACGTTCCACGCAAGATCCACAAAAAGTTGATGGCTAAATCCTGTCAACGTCAAGCCTGTTGAGCCTGCGCTGATAGTAATCGCAATACCTTTGTATTTGTGCTGATTCCGCACAATTTCTTGGCGCGCTTCTGATGAGACGTCGCCTGTAATGATCGCCCAGCCTTGACGCTTACCTAGCTCATCAACAGGTGCGCGATGAGCTGACCACACAACCAGCTTAGTGCCGGTCTCTTCAAAGCTTTCAACGAATTCAAGCATAGGAGGGATGCGGCTCTTAGCAATCGCTGCGCGAACTTTTGCCATCTTTGTAAATTCAACTTTCCTGCCTTCAAACTGAACTGCATTAAGAGCTTGTGAGTCTGTTTTGCTCAGAGGAACAGTGATCCAAGAATGGATCTTATCTGGCAGATCAGGCTTGACATCTTTCTTTAGCCTTCGTAGCATGTGCGGCTTAACACACTGATGCGCTTCAGAGCTAGGAAGGCCAAACGACCATCCTCCAAAGAGAGTTTTTTTGCCGTTCATGACCTTCAAGAAATTGGGCCAACTTTCGAATACTTCCTTTTCCATGTGTGCTGCGCGAAGAATTCCCCATAAATCAAGAGCAAAACCTCTCTCCATAGGTGTAGCCGAAAGCATCCATGTTCGAGCACACATCTTCGAAAGCCATGCAAATTTACGAGCTCGAATGCTCTTGACGTTCTTAGCTTTTTGTGCTTCGTCGCAAACAAGCGTAACGCGCATATAACCTTCAGCCTCAGCAGCGATGCGGGATTTATATGCCTTGCGCTCAGCTGCTAGCTTCTTGCGTGCTAGTTTTGCCTTCTGAGACTTGTCTGACGCTGAGAAACCAGAGCGAGTGGGCGGAGGTTCTAGCCAGTCTGGGAGAATTTCAAGGTTCGTGATCACAAGCTCGCCTGCTTGTGGATACTTCAAGCCAGCCGCTCGCGTCGAAAGAATGATGGGCTTAAGATCGGGACGGAACTTTTTGCATTCGTCAGCCCACGTGTTCTTAAGCCCCTTCGGACAAACAATCAAGCCTCGGTCCGACAACGCCCAAAGAACCTGAGCGGTCTTTCCCAGCCCCTGTTCGTCAGCAAGCAAGCAACGCTTACGAGAACGTAAGAAATTGATCCCTTCTTGTTGATATGGAAAAGGTTTAATAGTCATCTGGATTAGATTCCGTCAAGCTATCTAGAAAACAAGACATATGTCCGTAAGCATCGTGGGCCGCATCTAGTGCGGTTAGAGGATCACTAGCATGAACCGCACCTTCGTACTGAGAAAATGCCAGCATGGCTTTTTGCATAGCTTTTTGCATAGCTTCGAAATCTGGTTTCAGAGCATCCAAAGAATCTACTTCTTTTGAGTAAACTCGCGCGTACAGCATCAACTGGACGCTGTTGAAAGCGCTAATCGCAGATGCAAATATTTGGAGCGCAGCTTCGTAACAATCTTTTTCGTCTTCTTTAGAGAACGTCATCTAGCATTTCTTCCATAATGTCAAAGACTTTATTTAGCGACACATGCTCACTTGCATTAACCTTCTTAGCGCGCCAGAGCTTGCGAGCTAGAGAAGTTGGGACAAGCTCATCAAGCTCTTCCTCATCCACAAAAACGTCTTGCGTATCTCCGAACTCATGCCCTTTGAGTGCCGCTGCGAAAGCCTCTGGCGATATTTCAAAGCCAACTTCAGCATGGCCGCTGAATTCGATCGTGGCTTCTAAGCTTCTAAGCTCTGTTAGAGTAATCGAGCGCCACAGTTCTTTGCGTTCGAAATCAACTGCGTCTAGAGTAAAGTAAAATTCGTAGTCTTCGATGATCATTTTGCTTAGGGCTCCCAACGTAATAGAAGATTCAAATCGCCTGCGCTAACTGGCAGAAAGTTAGATTGAATAAAAAGCCGCATCGCAGGAATGTTGTCGTGCGCGACGCGCGCCTCTACAGGGATCATAGGAAGGTCCTTTTCCATAGACACAAAGATCGTCTTTAGCAAATTTGACGCGATACCATAACCGCGTGAGCCAGGCGAGACTCCGATCCGATGGATGAAAATTCCGTCAGGCTCAAAAGCTCGTGTAAATGCGATGTAGCTATCGCTCCCACAATAGACCACACAGCGCTCGCGCAAGTAGTCCGGAAGCGGCTCAGCGGGAAAGCACAAACTCTCAAGGTCATCCGGGTAGCTTTGTAACTCTAGTGACATGCGCCAAGAAAAAGTACACCTTCCACGAAGCATTGTCAAGCCCTGGCGCTTTCTACTACGACCTTCATTAAAACACAACAGCATACCAGCTACACAGCTCTACCTAGTCATATTGTCGCATCAGCATGACCACGGGGCCTACAGGAAAAATTTCGATTGCGCCTTTTGCGCGATCCCATTCTTCGAAGGCTAGATCCGGAGCTCGGGGCACATCGCTCAGCGCCGAGATTCCCAACCATTTAGACTCTGCCACGCAAGAACGCACGACACGCTCAAGGTTTAGGCGCAGACCTAAGATGTCCTGATGCGTTGCGCAGATGCGGTGCTCAAGGCCTAGCGCTACAAACCGATCGTGCTCAACGCTGATCAGCACACGAAGCGGAAATCGCGGGGCGCGCATGGCCTGAGAAGTTCCCATGGATAGACGCCAAGCGTGCAAGCAATGCGCACGATCGTATCAAGCCTTGGAATTTTCTTGCCATCGAGCAGCGAGTACAAGTGCGACCGACTGATTTCAGTTTCAGACGCAACAGCTGACAAGCTCATGCGCTGTTCGCTAGCAAAGCTGCGAACGTTTGCTTTGAAGGCTAGTCTGGCTGATTCGAGCTCTTGCCGAACACGGGGTTGCATGGGGGAACATGTACCAGCTGCAGCGTTCTAAGCCATTCGATTTTGCTCAAGCTTCTTAGACGCGTTGAATTTCAACTTCTGAGCATGGATGCCATTCTCTGACCAACGCTTCGGTGTTCTCCAAGCACATTTCGCGTTGTGGGCAAAACAGCTTCTTTGCTGCTTCCGAACACGATGTTTGTGGCTTCGTAGCTTTGGTTTTGTCGTGCTCGATGCAAGCATCGACCCAAACCCGATGATCGGGCGTAAGCCGGCGACTGCAATGCGGCATGATCTTGCGATGGAACTTAGACTTGCATCCAAGCATCGGAGCTAAAAACGTTGCGAACAGCGCCAACAGCTTAATTTTGCCCCCCAAGCCGTTTTGTTCTGGGCCATTGGTTGATCGGCCAGGGAGTTTTAGGAGCGTCATCGCACCCTTATTAGGTCCGATATACCGGAGTTAATCAAGAGGAGCGTTACTTACCCTCGCCCCTTACATGTCGCCGGAGCAGTGCAGGGCAGCTGTCGCTTGTTCGATTCGATTGCAAGCGAGACGCAAAGGAATTGCGCTAGGAATGTTGGCGGATTTTGCGCAGGTCAGTCGCAGCCACATGTACGACGTTGTCGCGTGCAGGCACACGCCCACGACCGACTGGCTTACGAAAGTTGCAAACGCTTTAGGTTGCAGGCCGGGAGAACTGGTACCTTAGGGCGCTGGCCAGCGAATAAGCTTGTTGTGCTGTACGGAAGTAGTACATAGTGCGCTTCGTGACCAAGATGGAACAGCAGCAAGCTCATTTTCGCTCTAAAATTTTCTCGCTCGAAGCAGCGTTCATGGCTGCCTTGCTGCTCGTAACGGGAACATTTGCGTTCTACCAGGTCAAAAATCGAACGTTTGTAGGTGCAAGCCACGGCTTTATCCCGCGGGACAGCGTTTCTCAAATTCGCAGATGCCAGGTTCATTGCGAGCTAGGCGCCGAAGTAGTTCCGCTGAGGGTCAGAGAAATGGGCCTGAGCAAAGAATTTTGGAGCTCGATAGAAGACCAGACGTGCTCACAACGGTGCGTTACGTTTGAGCATTTATTGGTGCGGCGCTGTCATGGGCCAGGCCCAACCCAAGAGACGAAGCGTAACGCTTGCGCTAACCTGTAGTACAAAAACAGCGGAATTTTCTCGCGACCGATCGCCTTTGCATAACGTGCGATGCGTTCGCCGTGTCCGTCGAGATGAAGCAAGCATAGATACGCATACGCAAGCATGACCAGCAAAGACATGCGTCGCAGTCCACGCCATGACAGCACGCGTACGTCTTCCATGCGAAAACCAAAGTCGCCGGACTTCAAAAACCGAAACGTTTCCTCGATCGCCCAGCGGTCGAAGTAATGGTTCATGACCTTCCGAGCATCGTTGATGTTCTTGATGTGAATGTTCGTGAGCACAGCCATCGGAGGCTGTTGGTTTCGGTAGATGAAAACGATGGAGTACTTGCGTTCGCCTTTGCCCAGAACTTTCCCGCTCTTGCTGCGGCCGAGCAGATACACGTCGTTTGACCACGAGACACCGAACGTCCAGCGTTTTTTGCGCCTTTCGCCTTTGTCTAGCTCAGTCAACCGCGTGACAGTCATATTCCCTTTGCTGGGACGTTTCGCAGCTGCGTCACCGATGTGGAGGCGCTCTCCGTCGATGTAAAGCTTGCGGTGATTGGGCTTAGCGTTGACTTCGTAGATGTCTCCGTAGACTGAAACGCCAGGCACATCCATTCGCACAACGAAGTTCAGATCGTGCTTGTGGAACACGTCTAGCGCTAAGCGGCCCTCGAAGCCAGAATCGAAAGCCCAAACGCATTTGTCAGGCACGCCAGGGCGAACAGCGCCGATCGCTCTGTCGAGCTCGTCGTTTGCTGAGATGTAGCTAGGGTGCTGGTGAGAATAGAGCTGGTGACGCAAGGGCATTCGCTTGCCCTTTGAGCCGACCGCTTCGATCGCAAGGACTTCCCAGCCATTGGCCGTTACCTTCTTTGAACCGTCTCGAATTCGAGCCAAAAAAGGCATCTTTTGTGCCCGAGGCTTGACAATATCTGTTGTATCGACTGAGACGGTCCAGGAGCCTCGCTCAAGGCGTTTCGTTGCTAGGCTCTGGTAGGCCTCAACGATCGAACTCTCGTCCATACGAGGGCTTGCTAGCTGCCTAGAGAGCCTATTTTCTGTGACGTCTAGCTCGCATGGTTCTAGCAGCTCTTGGCCAATTTTTGTCAAGTGCGTAGAACGCGCTCGAATCAGCCCATAGATAGACTCGTTCAGGAACCTTCGTCCGGGCTTTGTTAGCCCATGCCCCAGCTCATCCGCAAAGCTGCGCATACGTTTTGAAAGGTCAAGCACCTGATGCGGCCCAATATAAACCGGGCCCGTTTTATTGCAACGCTGAACAGATGTGGTAAAGAGAATCTCATGGGTCGAAGAATGATGCAGCCGCACGAGCGCCGAGCGCCCAAGCTGAAAGTTTGGTTGACAGACGCTCAGTACGAACAAATAAAAGCAGCAGCTGAGCGCGACAACATGTCCGTGAGCTCATGGGTCCTTGCGGTTGCGAAATGGGCGATCGCTCTTGAAGATGAAGGCAAGCGGCTTAGCGAGCTCAACAGCTAAGAAAATTGGTGAAAGTCGTGGTAGATTGCCCGAGAAGGTGCCACATGCTAAGGTCACGCTATGAAAGTAGGAAAATGGAGGCGCGTGGATCTGAAGCAAGCCTTGCGTGAACTTGATGACCAAGAGCTTAGAGTTTGGTTGAGTTTGCACACATTAGACGCGTTACAACTACATGAAGGGAAAAAGATCACAGCGAAAAGGCTGGGAAGGGTTTCACTTCGAAGTGAGCTGAATCGTCTAGAGTTAAAAGGATACATTGAGATTATGGCTGGGGAAAACAGAACCCAGTGTATATCCTTAGCGCTAAGACTAGATGTTTCAGAGGGTATGTTTGTCCGCAGCCCTAACTTTCGTTGAGCTTTCTCACATGAGAAATATGATCTTTTCTTCGTTTAGGGGGTCATTTTTAAGTGCGACCGGTGTTTATATAAGTATACGAACAAAAAACTAAGGGCGCAGCCCTCCAGCCTTTGGCTGGTTAAGCTTTAAAAGCATTCCAAATTTGACTAGCTAATGAAATTTCCTGAACCTGAAGACTGGCAGACGATCGTTAAGGGAAATGAGAACTTTCCCCAGCTGATCGATCTAGAAGCGCTCGTTGCTGATCAAGCAAAGTTGAACAAAACGCTTGAGGTTATCAGTCGTCCTAAGGCTGACGCAAAAAGATCTCTATTCGTTGCAAATCTTCTCAAAGAGACAGAGCGCGTTTTTGCTAACTGGCAAAGTCAGATCTTTGTTGGCTTAGGTAGACCTAAGGCCTTTCGTAAAGTCGCTAAGAGCCAATATGCACACCTTTTCAAAATTTCTGTGCGAGCTCTAGAGGGCGGCTTTACCCCCGCGGATCACTTCAAGCATTGGACCAACATCGCGCGAGCTGGGAAAGCTAACCCAACAGGCGTTGTGACGCTTCCGTACCTTGCAAGCGAACAAGTCCTTAGCGAAACAGCGGCTAAGGTTGCGTTCTATGGGCGCGAGAAACTGTGGGTCAACCAACTTCAGGATTCTTTTAAAGCTAAGAAGGGTCCTCCCGCTAAGGATCCAAATTCGTTTGCTAACGCTAACGATCTAGATGGACGTGTTCGCCCAGCTCTTGAGGGTGCTGGCTTTGATACGTCACGCTTTGATGATCGTGGACTTATCACGGTTCAAAAAACAGCGAAAGCCCTTGCTAAGGGCCGTCGTGTTCGATGCAGCGAAGAGATTTCAAAGCTAGCTAATTGGTTGGCTGAGAATGTTTTTGGAGGAAGCTCCGTATGAAAAGAACTAAGGCAACGTTGGCAATTAGGACGTTGGTGAAGATCGCGTGTTATGGCCACGACGCGACGCCAGGGCTGCGCATTGCATCTACGCATGCAGATTTTTTGCAAGAGCGTGGATACATCAAAGTCATCCGTCGCAACGGCAACGGTCGTGATTTTACGTACAAGATTACGCCTGAAGGTCAAGAACTCGTAGAAGAAATGACTTACATTTTGACACATGGGCTAGAGGACTGATGCAGAGCCTAGAAGGAATTCGATCGTTTAATTCTTCGCTCGCTAAATTGCTTGAGCAAACCTGCGAACACGATCCATCCCTAAATCCCGCATCGGTCGTTGGTATTGATGGGTGCGGATGCCCATGTCGCCGTAGGTTCCTGCTTGAAACGCGCGCGTATGAGGCCTGCATTCCTCGGGACATGTGGAACAAAACGAAAGCTGACATTTACGCAAACCTTGAGAACTTTGAGGCGGTTGTAGAGGTTCATTCCAACAACCTAAACAAGGCGCTGCGAAACGGCTACGGCTATGCTCTATGTGGGGATAATGGCTCAGGCAAGACAATGTTTTTGAGCTGGGAGCTGATCGAAATTCTTCTGAAAACGCCCTATACCGTCTACTACACCACAGCTCCCCAGCTCGCCCACGATCACAAGATGGGCTTCGATGACAAGGAGCGCCGTAAGCGGCTTGAAGAGTATCTCTCTCGCGACTTTGTTGTATTCGATGAGCTGGGAAAAGAAAAGTACAAGAACGGCGATGACTATATGCGCACCGTGCTTGAACTCTGGTTGCGCAAGAGAAACGACAACAGCATGCCGATCCTGATCGGATCAAACATGGATGCTGAAACGCTGCGAGCGTCACCAGGCGAAGGCGGCTACGGCGAGACGTTCGGTTCTCTGCTAGATGGCAAGTTCGAAGTTGTGAACATGGATCCGGGCGATTACCGGGTCAAACTTGGGGACAAGGTGCGTAAAGAGATGGGGTACAAGTGAGCTTTGATATTAACTTCGAAAAGGAGCTCCTTTCCGTCGCGCTCAAAAACGAGATCGAATTTCAATCCCTATCCCGCACGCTAAAGGCCGGGCACTTCACGACGCCTGAAATGAAGTGGCTTTGGTCGCTTGCCGAACAGACAGTAAATGAAAACCGTGAGGTTCCGAGCCGCGGCATCGTCACGCACGAAGCCCGCCAAGCATTCAGCGATGAAGAGTTTGCTAGCGTCCTGAAAACTTACGATCAACTGATCGAGTCTCAGCCTTCAAGCCCTGAAACGTTGAAAGCAAGTGCCATCGAATTCGCAAAGCAACTGCACTTCAAGGAAGCGCACGACCGCGCAGATATGCTTTACGAGCAGGGCAAGCCAGAGGAAGCGATGCGGATCATTCAGAGTGCATACGACTCTGCGCCAAAAGAATCCAAACTTGGGTACGAACATGCTTGGTGGTTTGAGGAGTTCGATCAGCGCCAGCTAGAACGCAAAGACGCTGCTGAAAATCCTGACACAAGGATTCATCTATCTACGGGGTTCCCAGGTTTGGATAAGCTTATAGGCGGCGGCTACAAGCCAGGCGACATGTTCCAGATCATGGGCGCCACGAACCGGGGCAAGTCAATTATGGGCGTTCATTTCGCCTACACGAACGTGCAAAACAATTTTGGCGGCATCTACTTTTCAACAGAGATGCACCATAGTCGGATCAGCGCGCGACTTGACTCACGCTATACAGGCCTGTTGCATGAAAAATTTCACCTTTATGATTTTTCCGAGCGAGAGAAGAAGGCGATCCTTTCGAAGCTTGAGAAGGACAAGGAGCGGCTGAAAGGGTTGCTGAAAATTGTCAGCATGCCCAACCAAACGACGACGCGAGGCAAGATCTTAGAGTGTCTCGCCCGCTTCGGGCCTGAGATCAAAAACTTCTCTTACTTCGTGTTTGACTGCATGGATCACTTGCAGGCACAGAAGCACATCAGGGACCATCGGCTTGGCCAAGCTGATAATGCTTGGTGGCTAGACACACTTTTGGAAGAAGAGAAGCTTGCGGGAGTCCTGACGACGCAATCAAACCGTGAGGGCGCTCAATGGACAAACAATGAGACAGCTAGCGAAACTTATGTTCGGTCTCAATGTGCTGACTTCATTGTGGCTCTAAATCAGCGTGACCAAAAACGAGTTGCCACACCCAAGCACATGATTCCCGAAGGCGAAAAGTATTCGGGTGGCATTGAAACTGGGGAAGTTGGCGCCGGGCGCAGTGAAATGGTCTTGTCTTTGACAAAAGCTCGCGACGGAGCACGAGGCGAAATCACAGTCGAAACTGATCTTGCTCGAATGCTTTTTATGGAAAAGGCTGGTGAGCAAGAAGACTCTGAAGCTCGACGACCGATCGTCAGAAAAGGCATGCAAAATGCTCACGCTTAAGGACTGCGAGCGTTGCGGAAACACAGGAAAGGTTGCGATTTTCCCTACCGCCGCCGCCATCGGGTTGCCTGCATTTGGCGAAGGCCCAACTACAATTCCGTTCGTTTATGTCGTGGATACTATTTTTTACCACGCCAAAAAGATGCGCTCAATTGAAGATAAACGCAGGGCTGTTCTCTTGCTAAGATCGGCTGTACCTGTTCCTTGCCCTGATTGCCAAAACGACGAAGAAAAGGAAGAAGATGTACGACAAGACGATTTACCTTGACATGGATGGCGTGCTTGTGGACTTGTATAGCTCAACTATGGAGCTGTTTGGGCACCCTCGCGAATCTGTTTCTCAGATCACAGAGTGGAATGGGATGCACAAGCTTGTAGGCAAGCCAGAGCGGCAGTTTTGGACAGAGGTCGACGCAAGCGGCGTTGAGTTCTGGGCTAACCTTGAACCCTATCCTTGGTGTTTTGACCTTCTTAAAGAGTGCCAAGAGATTGCGTCCACGATCATCATGACGAGCACAACGCGGTCGCCTAACTGCGCAGCAGGTAAGATGATGTGGATGCAAAAACACTTTGGAGTGGGCTTCCGAGATTACGCTTTGACGCCAAAGAAAGTTGAATGCGCTGCGCCTGGCAAGATTCTGATCGACGATCGCGAAGATACAATCGAACGGTTTCAGGATGCTGGGGGTAACGGTATCTTGTTTCCCCAGCATTGGAATAGTCGACGCATTTTTGCAGATGACCCTTACGGCTTCATTTCCGAAATTCTAGATGAGCTGTGAAGTTGAATCATTCAGAGCGTGGCTTCCTGCTCCACATGATGGCAAGCACAACGTTGCTTTCACCGTACTTCGTGCCTGTTCTGTTTGATTATCCTGACGCTCTTGGTTTAACTGCCGCTATTTTTGGTGTCGCTGTCCTTATCGACAACAGAAATAACTTGACAAAGCAAGAAAAATAAACTATAGTCTTCGAACCTAATGACGCTTGACCTAAACGAATGGTGCTTTACGCACCTAAACTCTGCTCGAAATGCTTCGAGAAATGAGGTCAAAGCAGAATGTCCTTTTTGCAACGTTGATCAAGACAAGTTCTCGATCAGCATTTCAAAGAAGGTATTCAATTGTTTTCGTGCAAGGTGCGGAGCTAAGGGTCGAGCTGACAAACTAATCGCTCACGTGCAAGATATCAGTCGTGCCGAAGCGCGATCGATGCTGGGCCAGTTCGAAGCTGTTAAACTTACGCCGCTTGCCACGATGCGAAGCGCCTACGCTAAGAGCAAAGCTGCTGAAAAGACTGAGATTGAGCTCCCGCCTGAGTTCATCCCTTGTTTCGCGGAAAACCGCGATCCGCAATGGCGCGTGGTCAAATACTTGCGAGAACGCAACATCTCCCAAGACGTCTTGTTAGCGTATGGCGTCGGGTTCTGTGTGACTGGTAAATTCAAGAACAGAATCTTGGTGCCAATCAAGTGGCCTTCCGGATACGCATTTACCGGTCGAGATGCAACAATAGAATTCAAGTCCAATCGGTTCCGACCCAAATACAGGAACCCGCCCGGCTCTTGGGCCTCGGAGGCCCTAGGTGGTTGGGATTTTTACATTCAAAGCCCTGGGCAAGATTTGGTTCTAGTAGAGGGACCTTTTGACATGTTAAATCTTGCGAACCACGGCATAGCGGCCATGTGCCTTCTAGGCAAAGTTGTTTCCGATTCCCAAAGACGTTTGCTGTACAAACTTCCCAGCGATACAAACATTTTCTTGATGATTGACCCTGGCGAGAAACGCAGAGAGTTCGATAGAGCAGCTGCACAATTAGTCGGAAAATTTGAGAACTTGTACGTTGCTAAAGTTCCTGAAGGAAAGGATCCAGGCGACTGCACAGAAGATGAAGCGTTTGACGCTATGGACGAAGCCAAGAAGTGGACGGGAGCACTAACATGATTGATCTAGCATTTATTAGCGATGATGGGAGCCGCGTTTATGCGGAATTTTTTGGGAACCTTCCTAGTAAAGGAGAACACGTGGTTTTTTCGACTCCTGACGATGACGACGCAGTCTCGTACGAGGTTGTAGACATTATCCATTATTATTACCCCAATCATAGCAACGAACGATTTCATCTAGCGGAAGTGTATGTAAAGTGAACAAGCAAACCTATAATACACTTCAAAAAATCTGTCGCCCTATTGCATTAGCTGCTGCTAAGCGCTTCCAATTTTCTCATTTGTCTGCCGATGATTGGATGCAAGAGGCTTGGATAGCTTTAATCAAAGCTATGAAAATGTACAAACAAGACAACAAAGGTGATAAAATCGATCGGTATTGCCGCACCGCCATCAAACATCGACTGCAAAATATCGCTCGGGACGAAATCCGTGATTTGAAGCGCCGCAGTATCTATGAAGATGAGCAAATGAATCGCTCGATCGAAATTCAATTCGAGAAGTTTTTGCATGTTCAGCATATGATCGCTAACGAATTAACTGATGAAGAATTTGAGCTTTTAGAAAGTGCAATTGATTCGAGGCCTTTGGCTGCCCCGACACCAAAGGCGCTTCGCAAAGCCAAGCAGCGCCGTAAGCAAGCAACTAATTTTCTGCTTCATAAGCTAGTCAATGCATGAGCGTACTTGCAAAAGAACGAAAAGAGGCATGCTCCGAAGTAATTCAGCATTTCAAATGGAGCTTAGAGAAGCAATTCGAAACGCAGAAATTTCCTCCGGGCCGATCCGCTCCTATACCTGGAGAATGGCGTTGGTTGCATGAAGCCAAAACAGGTAAGTGCTATCTTTGTTTGCGAACTTTGAAGCCGCCTAATCCTCGATTTCTAGTCGCGGTTCCTAGACTAAGGAATAAAACTATTGATATTTCTTTGATGCCTTCGCTTAGAGACTTTGAGGCGAAGTGCACAGTAGCGATAAAGAGATTACTCAAACCTCAGCACTTTCTGGATAGCAACGTTCAGAACTACAAAACTACAGTTCGCGACTGCGACAAATTAAAAGCCGTTTTGGTCGCTAGTATTGCAGTCAGCTTTATTGAGGCTGGGGAA